ACCGTAATCGTCTACTCCGTCAAAAACGAGTGCATCTGGATAAAGGGGTAGTTGTTCAATGGTAATGTCGCAATCTATAGGATAGGTTTGGGATATCACTTTCCACTTCATATTATATCTACTATCGTAATCATACGACGGAAGAGTATATATACCATCGTTCTTTATTTCTGTCCATAATTCTTGCCCATTATTAAATACACCATATCTCAAATTTATATCATCTGTTAATCCTTTTATCAATACTTTGTACTCAACAGATTTAAGACTTGTCTTTGTTTCAAATAGCGCATTATGGCTTTTAGCACTTGTAATATGAATTGTATTATTAGTAATTTCACCTGTACCATACGTCCCATGAACAATATAATTTGCCCAAGTGTTAGAATTACTCCAGTTTAATTTATATCCACCTACTCCAGACATACCACCCCAGGCAAAGTTTTTCAACTGTAAATCTCGTCCATTTCCCGTCTTATCAACCCATACGGGATTGGTAGCCATCTGCTCATTGGTAAGACCGGAAGCGGAATATCTTGCAATCATACCTGTAATAGATGGAAAAGGAGCTACTCCACCCCCTCCCCTAAATCTCCTAAAAGGAATTGCATTAATATTTCCTATTAAATTCATTGTCAATTCCTTTCCTTAAAAACCTATACTAAGATTGGTTGCCGTTGTCCCTTCTTTCAAAATCTTCTGAACCATGTACATGAGTGGCATTCCTATATTTGCACTCACTTCCGCTTCCGAAATGGTATATTCCATTCCACCTGTCAAGATTACTTTAATTGTTCCTTCTGAAAGAGGAATAACTACAAATGGAACTTCTTGTTCGTTTTGGTCAATCAGCACAATATCTTTTTCAATAGCAGTAAAGTTCCATGCACTGCTAATTAAAGAAGGTGCGGCTTCACCATTAGTAGTTATCAGCTTATTGGAATTAGCTGTTACTGATCTTTTAATTATATCCATGATTATGAAAATTTTAAACGTTTAAAACAAAGTATATACCTACCCACAAAGATAATCTTTTCTCAACAAACACGGTAAGTTTGTACCTCTTTTATAATCAAAGCTAAAAGGAGAGTAATTAAACTCTCCCTTTAGTTTATTAAATAGGTTCATTGTGGTAGTATATGCAGAAAATACCTTCTCCTGGTTTCGTAATATTTCCCGCATCATCATCTGCCGGAGAAGATTCTTGTCCAGAACCATACCCAGCAATTCTTGTTGTTCCTCCGTCTGGAGAAGTAAAAGTAGAGCCACCATAGCCCGCACCTCCCCATGCAGATGCACCGGTTCTTTTCCCAGAATTGGTGTTCAAATACCCAGCTTCACCTTTACTTGTGCCTCCAAAAATAGATTGGATAGGGATAACAACTGAAGATTGAATAGGATCAGTTACGTCTCCAAAAACAGTATTTTCATAAGAACTTTTATATCCATATCTGCCGTCTCCACCTGGCGCACCGTTTGGTTGCATTCTTGGTCCTAAGTTAGAAGCACTTTCTTCTTTTGCGGACTGACTTCCCGGACTTCCACTACAATAGAACGTACCCCTCATGTGGGCAGCAAAACCACCAGAACTTTTTGCATTATATACAGGATAATTATTCAGTCTGGATCCTTGCGGCATAGGATAATCGGCATCATTGTAAGCACTACCGTTCCCATTATAGGCTTTATATTCATAAGTTGTTATTCCTAATCTTATGGAATATTCCGTCCCATACGTCCAAGCTCCTACGTTTGGAACACCACTAAATGTAATTTTATTTATTTGGCCATTTGAAATATCCGACATCAATATATTAGGAATATACACAATTTGTCCAGTTGTTCCACCCATCAATGCAAATTCATCCCAAGATTGCCAATACGTAAAGCATTCGCCTCCCCTTCCAACTATCAAAAGGGAAACGTATTTGTATGATGTATCTAATTGGTAATTGGATTGGTCACTTGTTATCTGCACCAACTTGTTCGATTTAGTTAGGGTGTATTCCAAATTCACACTTGTTTGATAAACTCCACTTATACTTCCTGTCGTTGAAAAATCACTGAAACCGGAAGATGTAATCTTAATCTGATAATTTCCCGCAGGAATTTTGTCAAACCGTGCCGTGTATGTTGCTGGCCCTGCCGAACCTGTATGCTTCTGCCCTTCTGAATCTGTAAATTCCACATTACCACCAGTAGGGTTTACTTTTACTTGTACCATATACAGCGGAGTAAGGTTTACTTGCACCTGCATTCCTTCACTATTCACAGTAATGCTTTGGGATGTTTCTTTGGAAAAATCCCCTTCCGGTACATACAAGATATACTGTCCGTATGCGACATTGGCGAACGTTACGGTAGTGGTTATATTTTTAGTCTGAATCACCTCCAGCCCCGTACTGTCCTTTAGTTGGATTTGGCTTGGCATACCTTGCATTTGTCCAACTCTTCTTACCTGAACATTAATAGTATTGTATATCTGCAAAAGGAAGGTGTTAAGCGCAGTTTTCCCGTTTACTTCAACCGTTTCCTCTTTGCTTTCAAATCCATCTTTAGAAAAAGCTACTTTATAGCTTCCGTCTGGTACAAATAAAACGACTGTCCCGTTTTGTGAAGTTGTACCGGAAGCCATCTGCACCCCTCCTTCCTTATTTTCAGTCACAACAACCTGTACGCCGGAAATGTCAGTTGCCCCGTCTAATGTGTTCCTATGGACAACTACTGTAAGCTCACTTGCAGGTTGCAAAGTAACCTCAATTGTTTTCGCTTCATTTAATACACCGACTTTCCCGTTCTGCGTTGCATAACCATCAGCACTGACCTCATAATCATAATCAACGCCTAATGCAGCAGAAATAACAGCTTCTCCATTGTTATTTGTATTCTGCTGATAATTGTTTGATGCAGATGTCATTTTTACAAGAGCGTTCTCGATAGGAATTGCTGGATTAGGCAAAGGAAGAAGAGTAAAAGGTAAAACTATAAAACTGCTATTTTTAACTAGTTGAAGAGATTTTCCATCTTGCCAATAAAGAGCCGCGTTATTAGTAGGTCCAAACTGGGTACATGTTTGAATATATTGGCTCCCCCATAAAGAAAGACCCAATGTACGCAAAATCTCTTCCACCTGTGTTCTGTAAGAATACAAAATATTTACCTCACCAAATGAAGGTAAATAACCACTTTGTCCATTCCCAAACGCATATGTCTTAGCATATTTTGCCGCAAGTGCGTTGTCAATTCCTAAAGCAGATATTATCACATCAGTGTAAATAAACCCATGTGTTGCTTTACTTAAGTTTGAGATTGGTATATCAGACCTTAACAACGGTACATTGGGAATCAAAGTGTCTCGCCCACCAAAAGGATAGCTTTGGGCACTTATGGCTGTCGATACCATAAACGAATCAGTATCGGTTGAAATTCCTATACCACATACAGCAGACACTCCTTTACCAGATGATACCCATTCTTCTTTTGTGTAACGATTATTATCTTTATCGTAAATATATACACCGTTTGGAACAGGATTGTATTCATAGGTACAGAAAGGACGAACTGTATATGAATTATTTTTGGTCGTTCCCCTTTTTGTGCCATTAACCCAACCAAAAATCCAAGCATCATTTGAATTGTATTGCGTTGAAGTCCAATATGAAACACTACCCACTGGATCTGAACCGATTGTCGTATTTATTGAAGCTTCGATCTTAACTCCGTTTAATTGAGCTACACCCCACTGCCCACAAGAAGGCAAAAACCAAGAACCCGCACCAAATCCTTCTGTAGAATAAGCTGCGCACTTATGTGCCGCCGTGCTTTCCGTTGGTTTCGCAAGTATGATGTTTTGAGAATTTGTCTTACCTGCAAAATCACAAAGAGCTAAAGATTTATTTGTTTCGGTGACTACATTAGGAATAATGTCTAATGAATTTGTCCAAAAACTGCCAGTCAGATTTTCCAAACCTATGAAGTCAAAATCCTTGCTTCTTACATCAGTAATGACACCGACACAAGTTTTAGTACCGTCCAATTCAGTTGACCATGTTTTGTCACCATACACAAAATCACCAACTTTGGGACGGGAAATAAGTGATGAATCTTGTTTTGAAGTTACCTTAAATGTTACATCTACATTATTTGCAATCAAAATTTCTTTGTTGATGGCAGGCGCATTTACATTCAACGTGCCTGATTGTGCTTCCAAAGGAGAAGGTGGGGTAACGGTATAATCATAGCTTCCGTACAAAACTTTATTTGCCGGAATATCCGAACTTATTGCCTTTTTGCCATAGAAAGAGAATGTGATATTCAAATCTTTCAAATCATCTGCGGATAATGTACCTCCGTCAAAAGATTGCACATGCACTGACCAAATGGTAGAATTACCTATTGTTTCTGTATCCAACAAAAGATCAGAAAGCTGGAATCTTTGAATTACATTATTTTCCATCTCCACCGTTAAGGGAGCGTTTTGCGAGCCATAAGTTATAACTATCTTCAGATTGGACGGAACACCACTTACCTTAAAACCAAAATCCAAAGCCTTGTGATAATCCACTGTCTTTTCTGTGCCAATTTGGAAAAGACCATTCGAAAACCCTATAAGTCCGGCATCCACATTAAACAAAACATAAGTCTCTGTAGAAGCTGTCGATGTCTTGATCACGCTCGTTAAAGTAAGGTTCTTTTTCGTTTTATCCCAGCTTCCCTCCCAGCCATCTATTTTATTTGAATTGTAAATTCTGGTAAGACTTTCCGTAATACCACTATTATCCTTATCCTGAACAATTGTCAATGGAGAGACAATCACGCCATTGGGGAAATAGGTTTTTAATTGATCTGTTGTTACGCCGTCCGCTAGAACAAGATATTTTTCATCTTCTTGAAAAACAGGACAACCGGAAAAATCCGCATCGCTATCTTGTGACCACTCAAACTCTCCACCATCAAACGTCATAGTAGCTACACCAGACGAGTTAGTCGTCCCTTTGTATTTGTTAGATGAATCGCTTCGATCTGCCATTTCGATAATGGCATTCTCAATAGGAGAACTATCATTTTGACTTTTTACAGTAAATGTAACCGTTGAAATTTGAAGCATCTCAACCGTTATGTTCTGGTTTCCGTCTGCAATTGTAAATTCACCTGTTACATCTTTATAACTGGATTTCTTTGCTGTATAGATATACTGTCCGTTCTTGTAAGTCAAAGTAAGAATGCCGTTAGAAGCAGTAGCTCCACTTGCAACAGGTGTGTCTGGAGATTCTGCCTTAGCAAAACTTATAGCTACATCTTGTGTAGATGGAACAGTCTGGAAAGTAACATTGTATTTTACATAATCAGCCAAATCCAATTCAATGGTGCTTGCGGCGGTTGTCACACTAAATATTCCGCTTGGCACTTCCACCAGATTAGGATTATCCGTACTTGTAGTAGGAATCTGATATTGATAATCCCCTGTAGGAAGATCAATTGCCGCGATACCCTGACTGTTTGTTATAATGGTTTCAGGAAGTGCCCTTGCGCTACTTTGTCCTACAATTATCTTTACATCCGCCAAAGCAGAATTTCCTACCTTTGTATGGAATGTAACTGTCGCTCCAGGAACAAGTGTTATCTGTACACTTTTTTCAGCTTCTTCGATTTGCACATTTCCTGTCCCGTTTAAAAAACCTGTTTTTGAATAAGCGTAAGTATGCATTCCTGTGGAAAGATTTATTGTTGCTATACCGTCTTGCCCCGTTGTGATTGTATCATTACCATCAATAGTAATTTCAACGCCTTGTGTGGCTGGTGAAGTTGTAAATGTAGTTTCAAATCCATAAGTCAATTCTATCACTTTCTCCTGATCGGCATCCTGAACACTTCCCACTCCTTCTTCCGGCGAATATCCTGTGAGTGACGCATTCCAATCATAAGCACCGTTTATTACCTGCACAGGATCAGTTGTTCCATCATCTTTTGTTTTAAGACTTACAGTATTTCCACTTAATATGGCCGGTCCACTTACACTGACAGTCACATCTTTTAAGCCTGATTTTCCTGCGGCGGTCACTTTAAAGGTAAGATTCCATATCTTCTTCAATATCTGCGTAAACGTAGCCTCTCCAGTTACTTCAAATGAAAGAGTTTCAGTCTTATAGCTGTTCTTCATGAATGAAGCGGTATATTTACCAGCTTTTAGGCTGATTATCGCTTCTCCTGACGCATTTGTGGTAACTGTCTTGTCCTCATTTTCTATATCAATAGACACTCCTTGCAAAAGATTGGGCGAAGCCATGTTATCTTTTACTACAAACGTAATATTATATGATATAGGGGTAAGTTGAGCTAATACGTTCTTGTTGCTACCGGAAACTTCCACATTACCTTGTGTCTGAACATAACCTTCCTTCGTTACCGTATAAGGATACTGCCCGTCAGAAAGACGAACCGTTACCAAACCACCCTGCGAAGTCTGATAGTCCTTTTCGTTGATATGAATATTAGCGTTTTCAATTGCAACACCTTCATCTGTCTGTACAGTAAATACAATATCGTATTTCTTGTACTCCATATTTACAGGAAAAGACGGAATATCTGCACTTACAACTTCCAGCTCGCCTAAATAATCGTCCATACCATTGGCAACCACCGTAAACGGATATGTACCATTTTTTAACTGCAAGGACACCTCACCATTATCCTGTGTCTGATAAGACGTTGCATTTATCTCCACTGTAGCCCCCTTAATAGGTTCTTTCAATGGATTTTTTACCGTCATTATGACATTGTAAAGTCTTGCCTTTAAACTTATTACACTACTGTTATCACTGTCAAGAACAGTAACCGAAGAACTGCCGTCATAATATCCCGACTTTGTTACGGTATAAGGATATGTCCCGTTTTGAAGGCTTACATTGACTTGCCCTCTATCATTTGTAGGGTAAGAAGAGCCATTGATATTTACTGCTGCTCCTTGTGCCGGACTACTGTTATCACTGTCAAGAACAGTGATAACCACATTATAATGTTTCAATACAAGGGTTCTTTGAATAAATGTATCCTGTCCTTCTACGTTGAACGATCCGGTCAAATCATCATATCCCTTTTTCTGCACGGTGTAGCTGTAATTTCCACTCTTTAATTTTATAGTAGCTTGTCCAGAACCGTTTACATTCAATACTCCCGGCTGTCCTTCTATTTTGATTGTAGCTCCTTCTGCCGGATTCCCCTGATTTACCTGCGAAATATTAAATTCCACATTGTATAAAAAGAAATCCATCTCAAAGGTAACGTCCGCATTCTGGTTGTTGACCTTAATTTCCCCCTGTAAAGTACCATACCCTGTCTTTTCGATTGTTACAGGATATTCACCATTTACAAGTGGTATTTCCGCCTCTCCATGCTGGTTCGTAAGATATTCTCCATTGTTCACCTTTACAATGACATTCGGTATAAGCTGATTTTCCTTATCCTTTACAATGACAGTAATCGTCCATACCTTAAATTCCAATTCAGGATATACTTCTTTATCTCTACCATCCACAACTACACTGCCGGAATACTCATCATATCCCAACTTTTCAATAGTGTAGGGATAGTTCCCGTTCCTTGCGGACAAAGAAGCCACACCTTGCAAATTGGTAGTGGTTGTTCTGTTATCCATCATTACATTTGCATAAGGAACAACCCCTCCCTTTTCGTCCGTCACATGGAAAGTGACCGTATAAGGAGCTAAAACCATTTGTACATCAATGGAAACACTACCGTTCAACACTACAAACATTCCTTCTACGGGGATATATCCCGAAGCGGAAACAATATATTCATACTGTCCGTTTGCAAGTTGGATAATAGCTTGTCCGTTATCATTGGTCACGACCGCATTGTTTCCTATAGAAATGTTTGCACCCTCAACAGTGCCACCTTCCGAATCTGTCACATTGAAATAAACCTCTTGATAAAGGTTGAGTGAGCTGTCGTTGATGCCTACAAACAAATCCTCCGGTTCAGACGGGTAAAACAACGGAGAGAGGTTGCTATCAGAATCATACAAGATATTACCATCCTGGTCACGCATCACAAACCCCCTGACACGCGGAAGCTGATTTGCTGGAACTTGCTGATCGTAATATGGAAAGAAATACTCATCTGGCACGTATTTCACACCATCGGTCTTTTTTACAATATCCAGCAAATCGTCCCATTCTACGATTTTTCCAGGTGTCCAAAAACGAAAATCAAGATATTTAGTAAGGTTCACTTGTATGTTCTGACGAACAGTGGCAACATCATAATCTGGTTGAAGCTGTACACGGAAATCCAATCCTCTTTCTGAACCTACATAGAACCAATCAATATTCTTAATACCAATACCAACTACTTTCCCTTCAATATTCAGTTCTGAAATACCAAAATATCCTTGTGCGCTTTCAAGAAGTGTATCAAGTTCTTCTTCGGTAAAGAAAATGCCGTTCTGCGAAACAACATAGAGATTATATATGCCCTTTTCGTCCAAACCGGCACTCATTACTTTTAAGACACGATCGTCTATGTTGCTAAGTGTCTGTGTCCAGTATTCTATTGTATTCTTGCTAAGGATATTCAGATTGTTCTTAATACGGATTCTAAACGTTTCATCATCCTCACTATCACGTCCTCCAATAGCATAATATTCATTCGTACATTCGATATGACCTTGTGGCTGCGGAGAAACATTAGTAATGCTATTAGGCGGTACGTTTGTGGAATACCCTGCGTTGATACTTCTTACCTTTACATATCCGTAACCACTTTCCCCTACAGTCAATGCTTCGTCAACTTGGAAACGAATACCATTTTTATTTACAAAAGTAACAGACGTATCATATACTGTACCTGGATTAGCAGATACCCTTATATATGTCGAAGAACCCAAAGCACCTTTACGCGGGCTGACACCATACAAAGCAGCAGCCTTATCCAAATAAACGCCTGTAGCTGTATCTGGAAATATCTGCGCTTCCTTTATGGCAATATCCTTCATTGCCTTTTGAGCAACTTTCGCTACACCGAATGCCGTAGCATTCACAACCGAACCGTCAGCTACATTACTTACCTTAGCTGTCTTATCTAAAAACATCTCTATAAAAAGATTCTTTAGATTGGTTATTGTTGCACTTGTTTTTGTAATCATCTTAATATCAATTATATAGGAACATTTACTAAAGGTATTTATATACTATTTTACTTTAGCGTATATTTGTTAATAAATTTCTTAACTGGATTATACCCAAACCCTGTATAGGGTGGCATTACTGCATCCCCTTTTACTTTTCTCATGATGTTATAACTTCCGTTGACATCTGCATTAAGTAAGATTCCATCTTTGGTTCTGAAAAGTCCTCTCTTAATTCTTTTGCCAACGTAAGTATCATGGTGTTCCACAGATTCTAAATCAAAAGAACTGCATTTTGACGTGTGAGATTCGTTTACTTCAACAAATCTTAGTCCTTGTCTTTCTGATTTATATCTTAGCATTGATACGAACATATCGAAAGGAATTGAAATAAAATTCTGATTGTTTCTTTTCCCAAGATTGGATTCTTGTTTCCATCCATCATTATGTCCGACTATCAATGTTGTTATATTATCTTCCAAACAAGTATTGATTATTTCTTTGCTTGCCTTATGAAGATAATCCTTCACTTTATTGTTTCTCTTTCTTGTAAGAGACATTAACCGTCTTGAATTTTCTTTTCCATTTACTTTTTTTAATTGTTGTTGAATTTTCGATCTTTTCTTGTTGTAATACTGATTGATGGATTTTAATTTCCTTCCATCAATCAAAACAGGTTTACTGTTTGTGTTAGTTACAATAGAAGCTAAATTGTTTACACCCAAATCAATAGACATGATTCTATTATTGTCAGGAAGTTGCTCTTTCACGGAAGATTCATAAACAACTTCTATAACATAACAATCTGATTTAGGAACAAATCGAACTTGTTTTACAGAACCTTCTTTACAGTTTGTCCTTAAAGGTTTCAGCCCTTCTTTCTTTGGGAAATAAATAACTTCACCTCTATGTTTAAACTGTCCGCAAGTATATAAAAATATATTCCTACCATTTCCTTTATTTTTATATTTAGGAAACTTAGGGCAACCGGTAAATTTATTATTATCCCGTTCCCAGCATTTAATGGCAGAGAAATATGATTTTAAATTTTTATCTAAAAGCATAAGAATTTGTTGAGATGACGCTGCACTTATAGCTCTATAATCCATATTATCATCACTCTTTAATTTTCGATCAAGAGTGGAATATCTCATCCATTTACCTGTATTAAGAAACTCTTGCTTTATTGTATATAAAGCAGCGTTATACAAGTTCTTAGACAAGAAACAAATTCGATCTAAATCTTTGTATCTCTTATCATTTACAGAAATAATATGTTGTTCTACCAAATACATAATGTAAATATAAACAAATTATTTGATTAGTCCAACTACCTATACCTAAATAGGCACATTAACCAAATAATCTTTCTTTGTTACGGTTTTACATTGCAAAGAAAGGAATACTACATCATCCTCTCTTTTTACGTCCATAAGTTCCACAGAATCCCATCTCGAATCTCTTTGGAACATATTCATAACGTTCTTAAAAATAGACGGATATTGAATGGCGTTTACTGTCGTACCAATAAACTCATTCGCAATACCATAATCCTTAAATTCAGGTATTGCACCCTTTTGTGCAGACAAGATGGCATCAAGAGCTTGCCGTATAGCATCATCTCCTACCACTATCTTCAAATCGTCATTTTCAAACACAAAATTAAGGTCAATATCCCGTCCCAATATATTGTCGCCTACCAATACGTCTACTACCGTGTCAAGATAATTGTTGCCGATATTTTTAAGGTTGACATAAAAAATACCTCCGCCATCGGTAAATGAATAATCAGTTTCCTCTATATATTGAGGAATTGTAATATTCATCCAATCATCTTCCGGGTTTTCACTATTAAGTTGTCTTGCCACATCTTCAAACCGCTCTCCCGTTCTCAAATGTTTTTCAAGCTGCAAAGTATTGTTTCTCTCCAAAGAAGAACTACGGAGCCACCTTGCAGAACTTTTTATAGTAGAAAGTTTGGTTTGCGTTTCTGTAAAATTATCCAATATCTCCCACATGGAAATATCATCCAAAGTATTCTCATGTAAGATAAATAGAGGTTCAATCGTTTCGGATTCTCTTACCAACTCAACCAAACGCAAAAAAGAATCCTTATCAAGCTCACCACCATTACTATAATAGTCAGCAATCAAAGGATAATCGTTGGTACAAAAATCCACAAACTTCTGAAAGTAGGACTTTATATCGTACCCGGTTATTCTGAAAAATTTATCGAACATATCTTCAACCATTGCCCAATAATCCTTTTGAAAGTGAACTTGCAAACTCATTTATCCCCTTTTGTATGACATTAGAGGAACACATTGATACAAGGGAACTCTTAGCTCCTTTCGTTGCGGAAACAGCCTCCAAAGGAGCTATAACCGTCATTTCAAGATTATATTCCCATATCATATTTTTAGAAATATTCTGACTGAACGTTACCCCTCTTGGCGGGATAGTAACCAAATAGCTTTCTCCTAATGCCATATTATAAAAATACAACTTCATAGGAAAGCCCAATTCATCCACCCCGTTACTTTTGTCTATAATAGACTGTAATATCTTAATACAACCATATCCGGTTTTTATGCCAGCATTAAAAGAAGGCATTGTAAGTGAACTTGTACTTTTCCCTTGCAATTGGTAAAGATAACGTTTTCCTGCTGCTATACTGAAAGCCGCACCGGTTAAAGAAACGCTATCTGAACCGGATAAAAGAATCTTGAATGTCCGTCCAAAATTCCCTTTTATGGATATGGATTGCGGCATAAATACCGAAGAAGTCAAGACAGTAACGCCACCTGCCGTATTAACCACAGTCGTTCTTTTCGGTTCGCTCTTGTCAATACTTTCCGGGCTAATAGGAAAAGTGAAGACATCAATCGTATTATCCTTAGAATCTGCCAATTCCAAAGAGCACATATACACCTCAAAATCATTCGGGAATTGCGTTGCCATCATGGAACGTCCCAAATTTTTAAGCGTTGATTTTGCTGTCTTAACTACTGAATCCAAAACTGCCACGGCTATAAGTGTTTAAATTGTTTCTCAAAAGTACAAACTTTTTCTTGTAACACACTATCCCTGTGTTATTTTTTCATTCTCATAATCAGAAGCGTTAAAAGATTGTGCCGATTGAGCCGTACCGATTATCCCAGTAGTTGATCCTGTTTGCGCTGTAGCTGAACCGGCTGTAGACACAGGATGAGAATGACTATTGTATATACTTACAAAAGAATTGAAAGACTGTACAAACGCATTCAATTTACTTGTAAGATTATCCAATTCCACCAATCCTTTCAGTCCTCCACCATTGAACTCAATTACATCATTATTCATTTTGAGTGTAGAGGCTCCTGTTTTCAAATCCAACTGTTCTTTGGTTATTGTACTTTGTACATTATCCCCAATTTTAACCAACACACCTGTATCGTCTACCTGCAAAGATTGTTCAAGTTCTTCTGTTTTCCAATGAAAAGAAACCTTTTCCAAATCCATAGAAACACGTCTTTCTTCTTCCTCCGGTTTTTCAGGATTGACAATCTTAGCTTCCATTTGGGTATAGCTCTTTACAGAAATCATTTCACCGCCCGTCACATTCACTTTACCGGTAGATTCAATATTCACCTCCGATTCAGAGGAACCGGTTGCTTTCAAATTTACAGAAGCCTTTTCGGGAGAATTGATAGAAACAGAAATTGTATTATCAGTAGGATCAACCATCAAAGAGGCTGTCACATTTCCTATTGTTTTTCTGAACCGGAAGGTATTCTCTTTCCACATAGGAGATTGATCGTTTCTACAATAGCTTCCTACTACAATAGGAACACCGTCATACGGATTAGTGGCTATTACCACCGCCGATCCTTGTTCGTTTTCTTTTGAAGGAAACTCTATATTCGCCAGCACTTCGTTTGTGATATATATATCCCTAAAGAAAACACCGCCATTTCCCATAACAGAAACACGCCCGGTACGAAAGCAAGTCTCTACATACAAATCCCTGTCCACTCCGTTAGGAATGACTATAAACCCGAATGAAATAGGTTCAGAAGAACCGTTTAATTTTCTTACCTTTCCCCCTGCCATAATTAACTAAACATCTTACGATTCAAAAAATAATCAAACTGATCTTTATCCACTTTAGGCATGACAAGCGTTGTTATTTTATCCGCTTCTGCTTGCTTTGCTGCATTTCTTATTTCTGTCAAATCAATCAATTTGAAATAATCCGGTTTGACATCTTTACTTTCTTCTCCGGCATTATCCTGCCGGTTCTTTACATTCGAGAAAGAGTTAGAAAGAATCGGCATATACATACCTCTTTCTACTTGTAAAATCGTTTGTCTTTGCAAATTACCGTCCAAAAACGAAACATTATTTACAACCGAAGAAACATAGAAGAACTCATTTGTCGGCTCAAAATAAATAAACGTCCCAACCTTTATTCTTCTATCCCCATTGATCGTAATAGTTCCTGTCCTTGTAAACGGCAAATAAGCTGTTGATTCCATAATGTAAATCAAATCGTTTGTTGCGGCTGCCTGAAAATTTGCAAGAGATCGAGTTGCTTCCGTACCCTCCAAATCCTTGTAATTCAAATATTGATCCGTAAAGGACATTTTCTTATTACCAAAAACCTCTGCATACTCATTCAAATATACAATAGGAACAAAAGCAAGACTTGTTGTATTTGTTTGCCCAGCATGATTGCTCATAACTTTTAGCTGATACCATGAATAACTTCTTGTATCATAAGAAAGATCGTACCCTTGCAAATTATCAGAAGAAATTGTCACATACTGCCCGTTCTTATATGCACCCAAAATAGCATCCTTGTTGAACGGTGGTTGTCTTACCACAAGGTCTATAGTATTGACGTAAGTATCAAAATAAAACTCAACCAAAGGGAATTGACAAATCCTATTCATATACTCCAAAAGTGTACCGTTTGGATTGGCAATAGAAGAATCTATGAGTACCCTTTTTTCAAGCACATCTTCCACAAATACTTTGAATATTTGCCAAATTCCATTTACAGATTGTTTTTCGTCTACACCTATATCGTAACTTTCCGTTCTTTTATCTTGCCATGAATCAAACACACTATTCTTTGTTATACCTATGTTTGACATCACATTCACAATAAACCAAATACATTCCCGGATAGGCTTCATTTGATACGACCACAAAAGATTGGAGAATGCACCTGTAAGGACGTTTCTTTTAAACCAAATACTATCTTCGCTCATTTCATACCAATGAGAAAATGTATCGGTTGCATTAAGCAAAGGGATAAAATAGCAACCATCATCTGAAAACAGTTTGTTTATATCCCGTCCTTCTATTGTAATGGATTTTATGTTTCCTTGTGCTTCATAAGATGTGGTACAAGTATCTACAAACCCTATCATATCCCAAATATTGTCCTTTGCTACTTTAGAAACAGGAATTTCCAAATCGACACGTTTGCCAAAATCCACATCTCCTTTATTGTTTTCTTTTTGCAAACGTTCAAACCGTATAAAGACAATATCGTTGTTTTGTATAAATTTCTCTTGGAAGGACTTGACTTGCGCACCGGTATTAGAAACTGTATTAAATTGTTCCAAAACAGAATCCCCAAACTTAAATGAGCTTCCATTAAAATAAAAAGGTGCTAACAAAATGCTAAACTCTCCTGTTTGTTTAGATTTAGTTGTAACCGTCTGCAACACATAAGGAGATAGATCAATCACTTTGCCAATTGATTTTATGTACATCCATACCCGAATGTTCATAGATATTATTTTGGCGTTTATCCCGGTTCCTTCCAATGCAGAAGTTACATTTGTATCAGGCAAATATTCAGGATCACTTATCAGTTCTTCATAGTTATCTCCCCAATATGCTTTAAAACTTCCTTGTGAAACAAACTGCCCTTCTTTTGCGGCTTTCACAAGAGAAATAGGTGTATCTCCTTTAGGACACCACAAAACCGTCCCCTGCTTTATATAAGGCAACGTGCCGGAATCATAGTCACTTTTGTATTTGACTTGTTCTTCTTTATCATACGTTCCCCAAATGATATCCAGATTTGTGATACCCTTACCATTTTCAACCTTCATCAATTCAGAGGGTGTAAATTTCTTTTTCCCAGACGGAAGAATTTTTTGCCAATAATTTATAAAGTCCTCCGGTTTTGCTTGTTGATAGCTTTCCAGAGGATAAATAGGTGGATTTTTTAATTCTTTATTTTTTTCTTCTGCCATAGATTACTCCTCCTCTTTTTTTGAGCCTTTAAGAAAACCATACATCAAAAGAGATGGAAAATTATGAAATGCAGTAGATAGCTGCTGCATAGTTGATCCATCATTCTTTTTGTACGCTTCCATAAAACGTGTATAATAACTTTCCACCAAAGACGATGTATCTGAAATGGACGTATAAATACCATTTATAGCATTCAATATCTTACCCAATCTATCTATATTCGTTTCCCCAATACCAATCATCCTATTTTCATAAGCCGACATCATCTTTTCTCCTGTCGTAACAGTTCTTTCGGCAGCAGTAGGTTCATATCTATTTGTCGGATCGTTACGTTGCTGTAAGGCTTGTTCCGCTTGACGAACCGTTTCAAATATCTTCTCGTAATCAAAATTACCACCTGCCGTAAGTTCATTAACATCTGTCCATGTAAGGTTTGTGAAAGCTCCCTTCATAAGATTACGCATCATTTCAAGGCTTCCGCCTGAATATTGCTGTAAAATCTGCAAAAATTCTCTCATAATATCAGGGTCTTTCGTCAAATCGTCCATTTTTGCAAACGCTTCCGAAGGTGTGCTGGCTCCTGTTGCCTGTTGTACCGCTCTAAGAAGTAGGGTTTGTGTTACTTCATCCTGTGAAATTCCTTTGCCCATAAAAGCCTCTTGAACCCGTTCAAGCTGTCTACCTTCCATTCCTGTTTGCAGACGAACGGCACGCATAATAGCAGCTATGTTTGCCGCATCTATCTCACCTGTTCGAGAAAGGATATCATCAACAGACCGAACAAAAGTAGTCATACTTTCATCCATAGTAGAAGCAATTTCACTAAGCGGAATTTGAAGTTGCTTCATGGTTTGTTCAAAAGACCGGATAATAGCAGATGAAGAAGCTGTTTGTCCTTCTTCTGTACGAGCGAAACGCATTGCTCCTTGCATTCCCATTACCGACTGATCGCTAAGCCCGTATAAACGCTGTACAGCCATCAAACTTTGTGTTTCCGGTACAGGTGCTACAGTTACTTCTTTTCCGCCGGCGGCACGAATAAGTTCAGCACGTCTTTGAATGTATTCACCTACATTCATTCCCAAAGCAGAAGAAGCGTAGCTACCCTCTCTGAAAGCCGTAGCCATAGATTGTCCGGCAGTTGTTCCCATTGTTTGAGAATAGGCTATAGTTCTTTTTTGAGCTTCCATAGCTTTTTCTACAGAAGTCGTAAAAATACCAGCAACCACATTTGCAATAGCCGTTGTAACTCCGCCTAAAAATCCTCCTACACCGGGGATCAAAGAAAGTCCTTCCCCTAAAATTCCGCCTAAAGAAGAAATAATCCCGCCACCCATAGCAGCCGGACTTTGGAAAGTGGCTCCTACGCCGGAAATAACCCTTGTTGCGATATTGGTAGCAGTGCTTCTATCGCTGCCTCTTTCCACGTTTTCTTGTCTTTCCTTTGTAATAGCAGTTGGTTCTCTGTCTACCGGTGTCGGAGTGGGGATCGGAATAGGTTGTATTCCTGAACCTCCGCCAGATGTACCCCTTCCGTTATACAAAGATTCATCTATAGAAAAAATACCTTCCTGTATAGCTTCTAAAGCTCTTGTCCCGGCTTGTACCTGTTGAAGTATTTGTCCGGCTATACCGGAAATATCGCCATTCCCAGAAGCAATCACCTCCACCACAGAAGCAAAACCTTCTTTATTGATACCCAAAAGTGCATTCAAATCTATAGCCCTTGCACCACCGGTTTGATAAACGTCAAGTTGTCCTCTAAGACTATCTATTTCGTCTTGCTTCGTTCTTCTCTTTCTTCGAGTAGGAGTTGGTTGTTCTGTTTCTCCTTCTTCCGGTTGTGGGGTTGGTTGAGTGGGACGAACAGGAGAAACAGGTTGCCTTCCTCTTTCGGAATTTTGTCGTCCCAAAAGATTCAATTGTTCCCTAAGCTGATTGATAGCATCATTTTGCTGACGAAGAATATTGTCGTTGTTTTCAACGATCCTTCGCTGAATACTTTCCATTTCCCCACCTATAGCCCTAAGTTGAGAAGTGTCTACCGAAACTCTAAGCCTTTTCTCCGCGTTCGCCATTTTCCTTTATCTCTTTTGCTTTCTGTTCAAACTCGATCATCTTAAACATCTGATCTTCATAGAAAGCAGTATCTTGTTCCGAAATTCCACCTTCCGGTGCTTTTAGCCAATCTCCAATATTAGGAATATATTCTTGTTTTTCTTTTTCTTCTTTTTCCTGTTGCAGTTCATAAAAAACTTTGTCTTCTTCAAATTCCATAAGTTCTGCAAAAAAATCACATTTCTTATGTTCTTCTGAAAGAAACGGGATTTTATGTTTATTCCTATACCATCTATCAATAGGAAACATATTGTCCCATCTTATGACAAAATTTTTATATTCTTCCCGATTCATCAGTCTACAGATGAAAGAATTTTTTCAGCCTCCTTCAAGAACGGGAAAATATCGTGCATATAAATATCACAAATTTCTTTGTAATCTTTCAGTCCCAATTCAGAGAAACTTTTCACTTTCAAATCGGACATCAATTGTGGGCACAAAACAGAAAGTGCAGCTTCCACATCTATCATATCCAAAGCACGCTGCGCAGAAATGGTAGGGTTGCCAATCATAGAGTTGTAACTCCCTTTACCCAATCTCTGTTTATTTACCTCAATTTGGTAATACTGTCCAACATTCGGGAAACTGATCTCGTACTTTCTTCCTTTCACTGTAATCTCTTTCGATTCCATACTATATGAGGTGCTTATATACTCCTTTACACCAAAAGTATATTTTCACGCTTCATAGGGACATTGTTGAAAGCATTAACACGTAATAATTTCTAAAGAGGTCTCTCCACGTGCTTAAATTCCCGGTGCACCACCGGTATCGTTAGTAAAATTGATGATTAACACAAACTGGTGTAAAGTTGTGTTTAATCACCTATTTTTAATTGATTGATATACGCAAAGATATATATAAAACAGAGAAAAGCGGAATTTTCATCCCGCTTTCTGAAAAGATTATTCACCAACAAATCACACACATTAAATTGTGCCGGGTTCAACGATATGATTATCAACAAATTATCGTCAAATCAAAAGGTTAAAACGCCAATTTCAAAGCCGGAATTGTAAAAATACTGTTTCCAAAGTGACCCGGAGTTAAATAATTAATAACAAGGTACTTATGATAAAAATACCGCTTATAAGTAATAAAAAGTGTCCCGGCTTTTATTTACTCCTCCCTTGTCCTTAATTTCAATATTATTTTCTTCTTTATATTCAATTCTTGACAAATAAAATCCACAAGTTCCTGCGATCCTTCCAATACATTATTTCCTTTACTAAAATTATCTTTAGAAAACAAAGGTTGCGTATTTCTCCAGTTAAAACAAACCCTTTGTTCTTCATCGTCCGTCAAATCAAAATAGGAGCATGGAACGATATGATCAATGTGCCATATTTTACCATAATTATCCCATGACATACCTTCTTTAAATTGAGATTCAATAAAATCAATAAAATCTTTTCTTGAACAACCAACCAATCTAAGCATATTCCCACTATAAGTGGGACGATGGATCATTTTTCTAAGTAAATTATGTAACCTAAGGTTCATTCTCGCCTGCTCATTTTCATTCAATCTTTTTAAATTGTATTCACTCATATATTTTCTGTCAAATTCAGTCGATCGAAATTTGGCAGATTTTATCCTATTCTTCTCCCTATATTCTTCTGTATGAGACAGCTCTCTTTTCCTCTTGTTCACACAATCTTTACAAGAAAAATTTATCCCCAATCTTGTAGAATTATCCAAATGAAAACAATCTATCGGAAGTCTCTTCCCACATGTAGAACATACAAAAAATTCATTTCCGTTTTCGTCTATCTCTATTTCTTTTGTCTTTTTTGGATTTGCCAAATACTTATGATAATACTCATAACGTTTTTGTCTTGCTCTTTCTTTATATTCTGTATCATTTCTCCTTCGCTCATTTTGTCTTTCCCTGTTTGCTTGTCCTTTAAGCGTTTGTTGATACTTTCTTACAGATTCCACCCTTCTCTTTCTTTCTTCTTCTGTTAAATTTTTAGCAGACAAACATTCTTTACATCTACAAGTAAGTCCATCAGTAGCAGCACAATTCTTTTGAAAGTTCTCAATAGGAAGTTCTCTCTTACATTTAGAACAAATTTTTGTACCTTTGTCAAAATTAGCTTTCATAACCAAAACCAATTTAAGTTCAATTTATCGAAATCTGCCCATACATTGACTGCAATCTTTGTATGGGCATTTATTGTTATACACAACAAGGTAAGAACTTTAGATATAGCATCCTCAATTCTTACCTTTAAAATTAGTTAAAATATACTATAAAAATAGTAACTATCTTATTTTCAACACTTAATATTCGGCAGTTACCACGGGGTGGAGATACCTAATATTAACATTATAGGAAGCAACGCTTTGCTCTTGTAACTGCCAATTCTGATTCTCAATGAAACAAGGTGTCAAAAGAGCAACTGTCTGTCCTGTCGGATCAACGCTTGTTACCATCTTACGAGAGTCGTCAAAATTCTGTACCAATTTCTTATAAATCATGATAGAGAATCCTTGCTCTGCAAATGTAAGGGTGTCCAAAACCTCCTGCAAAGTCCCCAGACGGTGAATCATCGCTTCCACTACCGGAGCCTTAAAAGACAAAAAGAACTGATCTACCGTTGCCGAACATCTGTAAGAAACCGGCGGGATTTCCTGAATAGGCAAACTACCCAATCCCTGTACATCCACACGGTTAATTTGTTCCTGTACAGTTATATTTCTAACAAAACCGGCTGTTTCGTTGCCGATCTTGATATATGCCATAGGTGCACTGAATGTCTGCATAATATCTATGTTTTAGAATTATTATCCACGAATTAAGAAGCCTGTGAAGAACAACTTGTTGATTTCATTGTTAACAACGATCTTGTAGGTTACAAACCAAGCATCTTCCTGTCTTGTAACAAGAACGTCTTTGAATGAAAGTAATAGGTTATCCTGTGCCTCATTTGCCACTCTCGATTGCAAATAAGCAACCGTCCAGTCTTTCACCGCACCGGCAGACAATGTATTGACGTTTACACCGTTTTCCTGTCCCAACAAGTCAATAGAAGCGTTTACAACCAATTCCTTGTTGATTTGAGCAACGATACGCATAAACTGAATGCTGTGGCTCTGTCCGTTTGAATTGAACAACACTTTGTTGTCCTGTAAAGTGTTTACACCTTGTAATACGACAAAGTTGTTCGTATAGTCATTGTAAACCGTCACAAGCATACCGGCATTCAAAGCCTTAGTTTTTTCCGTATCATTCAAAGTGTGCTTCAACTTGTCGATACCGATTGTCTTGTTTGTAACCGGGATATAAGGCGGTTTTCCTGCCGTTCTACCCAAAATACAACACAAGTTATACATTACTCCCCACCAGCGTGTTTTGATACCTGTAATACCGGAAGTCATACCTGCACCGCCATGTACCAACTGAACCAGCTCGCTGTTGAATCCTTTCGCCAAATCAAGTGATTTAGAGAAATTGGCGGCATCGTCATAACCTCCCACAAACAAGAAGTGGGTGTACTTAGCTTGACTATTCATATGAGCAATGTACTGTTTCTGCAATGCGGAATCAGCATTTGTACCGAACTGATCCATAAGAGCAAAGCTATAGTCCAAACCTGTAATTGCTTCCATAACTTTCGCCATGTTGCTAGTATTGTAAGTTTCAGTACCGCCCTTTGCCAAGAAATAGGATTTACCAGCCAGTGCAGTAGTAACGTCACTCGCAGATACCGTTCCTTCTCCTTGTACTTCCGCGTTTTCTGTCAATACAAACAGGTTAGCAAAATTAGAATCGGATTTAGCCCATTCAAGCAAAGTTCCAATATTGTCAAATTCCGGTGACTGCAATACCAATGTAGGTGCTGCTTGATCTTCCGGCGTTTCTCCAATAGGGTAACCATCTTCTGCATATCCTGTGAAAGAACCGACATAGAATTTCATGATCCATTTTGCCGGATCGTCTACGCCTTTCACAATGGATACACCATAACCGGTAATCAAATTACCAGCTTTGGAAAGTTTACCATTTGCCCCCAAACCTTCATCCAGTGTCTTTACTTCAAACGTGCCACCTGCTGTAGTAGCAAAAGTAATAGTTGCAGAAGTAGTCTTAGCTGCCCTTACATACAAAAGTTGAGAGATACCTGTAGAAGCCGGGTTTGTATAATCCGGTGTAAAAAGGCCTTCTGCAATCTTCCAGAACATGCCTCCCTTTACAAAAGAACGGAACTCTGCAAGGGTGTCAAACGTATAGACAGAATCCAATCCCTGAAAATTTTCTCCATCTATACCGGAGCCTCCACCCCAATTTGCACCATAAACACCAGTATCTATGATCAAAGCCTTCCCATAATCTAATGTTCTGGCTGGGCTTGTTTCCGAGGTCGTAATTCTTGAATAAACACCCGGCAACGTAATTTGCTTATTATTGAAAATAAAAGATGTGGCCATAATTTATTAATTATCAATTGTTTGTATCGAATTTATGTAACTTTATTTTATTTATCCTCTCCAAATAGTCGGAAGGTAATGTTGATCTCTTTTCCATATTTTCATACTCCCACAATGGTTGAAGATTCAAATAATGGTTAGCAATAGACATACCTTCTTCTATATTGTCTCTATATTCTTGACAAAAATAAGACAAAGGTATGATATGGTCAATATTCCACTTCCCCTTTCCATTGCCTCTATTCTCCCAAGTCATACCATCTTTAAATTGAAACTCAATATGAATAATTAAGTCGGGAATAGAGCAACCAAGAAAATCAAGATTTCTTTTCCATCCGTACAAGAAATATTCTCGAATAGAATCTCTTAATTTTTTCAAATATTTCTGCTTCGTTTTAAAAACAATATCTGTTTCTAATTTATTTTGTTTCCATTGTTTCAAACGCCCACTAAGCCTATATTCTATATGCTGCTGCTTATAATAATCCTTTTTGTCTTTATAAGTCTCTTTTGCTTGCTTTGAACAGCATTCCTTACAAATACAGTCAAATCCAGTACTCGACGTTCTATGGACATAAAACTTACTTCTTTCCTTTTCTTCCCCACAAACAGAGCATACTATCTTGCCTTCATAAGAAAGTTCTCTATTTCTTTCTCTATTTTTATCTCTATTTTCAGCAGCACTTTTGTTAGCGCACTCCTTACAATACCCAGATCGTCCGTCTACATGAGTTTTGCTTTTTCCAAAATTATCAATAGAAAGCTCTCTACCACAACAAGAACAAACTTTAAACTCTTTAATTATCCTTTCTTCTAAAGGAATATTTTTTATGGCAGACAATCTTTCACTTTTCTTCAAGTCAGCACATTTCTTACAATAGCAATTCAACCCATCCGGTTGGTTCTTTTTCTTATAGAACTCACTGATAGGCAATTCTTGTCGACAACAAGAACAAACTTTTGTCCCTTTTTGAAAGTCTGCTTTCATATTGTACCAAAATTACACCTTCAAAGGTAATCATTTTTCAATCAACGAACTATCTGAACCCCACAATTTCTGATTCTACACCTGGAAGTCCGTCAATAGAAGTCGGGTCACCAAGAGCAATGCTATCCACTTGATTCACTTTCCCAAAGATGATCTTTCCGAGTAAAGACGTATCCACCAATCCCGGTACTATTTCTTCTGACGATAAATCAAGTCCGATAGAACGAATGAAAATAGGTGTCGGCATCAGATTGTTTTGCATCATAAGCTCCTTCATGGTAAATTCTATTTTAAGGAACTGTGAAGCCAAAGTATCCCAAGAGCCAAGTAGTAATGCGTACAGAATCTCTGACATCAGGATTGATTCATTCATGTTTACAGAAAAGCACATGATTTCCAATCCGTACTGTCTTGTGTCCCTGTACATAGGAACGCCACCCATAAAAGATTCTATTTTACCTATGGAATTGGCAATGCCACCTGTTTTCCCGGGTTCACGAATAATGTATGCCGGCAGCCCTGTTTTATCTTTCGGATATTCCAAAGCTACCTTTATGTTGTTCGGATTTGTTTCCTTTCTTAGAAAGATATTTTTTGCCTGTTCATAGTAGTTGAAAGAGCCGTCCTGTGTATCTCCCAACACTTTGTACAAGAAAGAATCCTTTTCGTTTTCCTTGCTTTCAAAGTCCGTTTGTACGTATTCCAAACAGGCTTCCACTATCTTTTTTATTTTGACTATCTGTAGCATCGTTACATTGCGTTTAAAAATTCGTCAATCACCCTATCCGCAACAACATCTATCTTTGCTTGTTCAAGAGCTTTGTTCATAAGTTTATATGGAACAATACCGCCATTCCACCAACTATTAGGATCAGAGTTTTCGCTTACTCTTCTCCATGTAAAATAACCACTTCTCTTTTCTTTTTCAGTAGAAGCAATATTTACTTTAGTTAGACCCTGATAAATAGGAGCTTTGTGCATATAAGCCGGTTTGTTTACACCCAGCCTATTTATTGCTTGTCTCTGCCCTTTTTCAGAAAAACTTTCTGGTAAATTACCACTTCCTAATCTTCCTGTCTTCTGAACTGCGTTGTAAATTTGTTGCGGCATTATAGAAGCAAACAATCCCGAATCCGCTACAGCTTCCGGCGTTGCATATCTAAAGGGAATATCTATATACCAACCTCCATCCTGTGCAATCTTTCTTTTTGGGGAATTTCTAAAACCTTCCTTTTCGTCAAAAGGCGGTTGTCCTTCTTCTATCATCAAAGGAATAGAAGAAGATCTGTTTGTCAGCCCGAATGTAACGGACAAAGGGGATTCCCTTTCAATGAAAACTCCCCTTTTATATTCATTCCTTGTAGTACGAAGCTCCCTGTTTATCAGATTTTCCCACCTAAGCTGGTATTCAGTTATAACGGCATCTATAATAGAAGAACCTAAAAACGTAGATTGATCCTGTGAAAGATCAAATTCTTCCACCAGATCACTTAAATCTATGTTGATAGGTACTACCATTACTCACTAACTTTCATTTGAATATTATCATTCAAAATAACTCCCGATCCATCAAAATTAGGCTTTTCAGACACAATCAAATGTGTTCTCCTTGCCACTGCTTGAATAGGAAGCCTTGTTCTTTCCAATTGTCCCGTTTCCTTGTTTTTCTTCCAAGAAGCCCGGACTTCATGGGGAAAGTCCAATACATGAAATTCCAATTGATGTTGATAATAAATACTTACAACCGGATTTAAAGACATATTAGCCGTCAAAATTACGCAATAAGGGTTCGCATCACTTATCTTGTAATCTGTCGGAGAAAGTTGTCTCAAAGGCTCTGTAGACGATTCAAACACATGTATGCTATAAATGCTTAACGGTTTATAAGTCGTGAATACAAAAGAGTTCTCTCCGTCCGTCCTTACAGGCAAATTTTCGCTAAAGTAAGAGAACTCTTTTAAAATTGTGATCCGGTCAAAATATCCTAAATTGGGTTTATCAACGTCTGTTACCGTTACGTTAATTGTTCCTATCAGTTCTTCTGACCAACGTTTGTAACTATTATCCCCGTTTATGCCGGTTATAAGAGCATGAGTGTTTGTAGGATTGATATAAAAATAACCTGTACCAAAACAATTCTGGCAATCCACTAAAGGCGCATCCGGTGCATTACAAGGACATCTTAACGCCTTTTCCAATATCACCTCATACCCTTTCAAATAAACGGCAGAATCAAACTCTGAACGTATAAATTCAGGACTTGCATTACTCAAAGGCGGAACCGGTGTTTGTAAAATGCTCTTTGCCATGATTCACCTCCTTATAATACTAAAAACCTAAATTCATCGTACACGAGTTTTATCCGCCCTACAGTTTCCTCTATTTCTTTTTGATACTGTTTCAAGCGTGCCCCGTAACCTGCATTTTCAGCAGAAGCGGTAGAGTTGATAGATTGTCTTAATCCATCTATTTCCAAGTGCATAGAAGCTATACCGGGTAAACTGAATATCATATCTCCGGCAATATTAAGCGGGCCGAACGAAGCAAGTTTACCAACAAGATTAATCAAATCGGCAGGCATTTTATCCAAATCAAAACCGGTTATATATTGAATATCCCAATAATCTGGTATGTTTGTAAACCGCTGGAAGCCTATCTGAGTTGTCATTCCGGTAAGGATAACATCTGCGTTCGCATTGACCGAATTTGCACCGGTAGGAACAACACTCATTCTTCGTTTTCCTATCCCGTCCATATCTTTCTCACAACTAAGCCAACCTTGCGGGTAAATAATCTGCTCCATCTTATTAAGCATACCTGTAAGTGCAAGTGGAACTCTTACCGGGCAGTTAGTTTGAATGATAGGAAATTGTTGGAAATAATCTGTTCTGTAATAAGAATGTGTTTCCGATTCAACCAATTGTTTTACAAATTTAAGATTGAAATAATTCTCGATCTCTCTCTGAGCAGCACTCAAATAAGTTCTAAGCGATTCGTCAGAAAAAGAAGTCCCCGTACCGGCTTGTATAGTAATACCGTACAGGTAATTGTTCCACATCTCCGCAACGGAAATGACAGAACCCGTATTTTTCTTGTACTTTACTGTAAAAATCAGTTGTCCCGGCATAACTCAATGTCTTTTTTACTTTTTAGGTAACGCAATTATAGCATCAATCAGTTCGTCTTTCTGACTTTCTTCTTTGAATCTTCCGGCTTTCTGTTTGCTCATTCCGTTTTCAATAGCAAGTGCCTTCAAATCCTCAAAAGTCATTTTAGACATATCTTCCTTTAAAGAAGCAATTTCTTCTTCTGTTGCGCCGGCTTCTTCTTTAACCGGTTCTTCCACAGTTTCTTTCGGCTGACCACCGTTAGACAGTCTTTCAACCTCTTTTTTCCAAACGTCAATAGACTGCTCCAATTGTTCGATTTTCTTGTTCTTATCTTTGATAATACCGTTCAAACGAGCAATTTCAAACTCGTATTCTTCTTTCAGAACTTTCAGAGCTTCATCAGTATCTTTTTCAGATTCAGATTTTTCCTTTTCAAGCGTATTAGCTTCTTCTTCCAAAGCAATACCGGAGAAACCGCCATTTTTGATGTATTCCCAAGTTTCGTCCTTTACTTCGGCTTTCCCGTTTTCAAACTCCACAAGCTCATTCAAAAACTGAATGGTAGTGTTTTTATATACTGTTGATACAATCTTTTTCATACGAAATATGATTTATTGATAAATAAAAATAGGGAGGGAAGGCGTTATAAAACCTTTCCTCCCCCCTTATTAATTTGCCAAGACAACTGTCTTTTAAGCACCCAAACCTTCGTCACCGATATTGATAATACGGCAAATCTTAGCCGGCTGGTACAAACACGGCGTACCGTAATTCAAGATAGCGAATCTACGAGACGGTGCAGTGATAGCAAAGTCAAGTTTGCGAGTGTCACCGAACTGTAAGTATTCGTTGATCTGACTGTCGTTGTAATAAATCAAAGCAGACTTCGTACCTGCAATGATACGGTTACGGTCACGTACTTTTGTTGTAGCAGCACCATCATATTCAGCAGCCAGCATAGAAGCCGGGATAGTGAAGATAGGATAGTATTCTGTCGTGTCGGTCAAAGCAGTTACTTTCTTGGTACGATAGATAACGTAGCAAGTAGGAGCATAAGCACCACCAACCGGAGCGGTAAACTGCAAATCAACAGACTGATTAGCTGCAACTGCCAAAGCAGTATCCGTCAATTTCAAAGGAGCAGATTCACCATAACGGTTCTTAGCTGTTACCAAGTAGCCATAAGAGCCGGCATGTAATACGAAGTTGGTCTTTGTATCGTCAACAACAGCAGGCTTGGTTTTACCGGCAACAGGAACACCCGGAGCCTTCGGAGAAGAAGCTGTAGCAGAAGCCTTGATCGGACGACGAACATCAAAGAACTTGTCGCTCTTAACGGAAACCTTACCGAACTGCGTCATGATGTCGTTTACAGACTGTCCCATTGTTGCACCTACAACGCTGTTAGACATGCCAACAACAACGCGTTTTGATTCATGGAATTTCTTCACATAGTTGTTGAACACAACCGGTGCAGAAACGATACGGTCGATATAACCGTTGTAAACGTTTACAACGCGATCAGCAGCATCTTCAACCAAAGCATCAGTCAAGATACCATTCTGTGCATCAATCACAGCCTGTGAGCCATAGTAAGCATCCAAAATCTGTTCTGTGCTCATACCTTCCGTAGAACCACGGTCAGTAGCAGCTACACCCATCATATGCTGACGGAAGATGCCATCAAACTGTTCTGCAATACAAGTAGAATCAGCATCCGTCAAACGAGTGTCAATCAAAGTCAAAAGCAAAGTGGTCTTATTCTGTACCTCACGAGTGTACATGTTCATACCACCGGCAAGTTTAGCAAGCATAGCCGGATCAGTTACCTGTCCTGTAACGCCCATAAACTTAGAGATGATTGACTTACGGATGTATTGAGTATCTGTTTCTTCCGGTGTTTCACCTTCAAGATTGAAGATACCGATTTCTTCACCGTATTTGTACAACTGGTTGTACTGGTGAACCGTATTTTCGATTCTCTGTTTCGGCATTTCATTGTAAACAACCAACTGGTTCAAACGGTTAGCCAAAACCTTGATGTAAGCATCCAAAGATTCAACTTTCAGACCACCACCATTGTTAATCTGATCGTTATATTGCATACCGGTCTGTAAACCGGCTTCCATTGCTTTCAACACATCGGCAACATTGCCAGCACCGCCAAAAGCAGCTAAATCATTATAGTTATACAAGTCCATCTTTCTATAATCTTTATATTTATTCGATCGAATTACTTCTTACTTCTGGAACTTGATGTTGTACTTTTCGTACATGAATTTTGCCAAATCCTGTCCAATGGTTTCGGCCTGACTGTCTGCCAAGAAAATCAGAGCATCATCACCAATCGACTTTTCAAGTTCTTCACCGGCGTTTTCAACAGCCTTGTTGATAGCTGCCATCACCAAAGGACGTTGTTTTGTGACAGAAAGAAGTGTCTTACCATCTTCGTCCACTTCCGGCTTCATGGATTTTTCCAAAACAGCAGAAGTCTGCACTCCCTTAAAAGAAGGTGTCTGCGCACCGAAAGATTCCAAAGACTTTTCAATATTGCCAAAACGTTCGTTCATGACTTCTGTCATGCCCTTAACGATGTTAGCAGCCAAAGAAGCACCGAAAGCCTTCATATCATCCATAGAGAAAGATTTCTCAACTTTGTCTTCTTTCTCTTTGATGTCCTCTTTCAAGTCCTTCTTGTCTTTTTTATCCTCTTTTTCGTCCTTCTTCAAATCGTCAATGTGCTTTTTGTCATTGTCGATATTCTTGTCCTCCTTCTTTTCGGATTCTTTCATATCGGCGACACTTTTCGATTTTTCAAAAGTTACATCTCCGTTCTCCACCATAGTAGCGATATCTTCTGCACTGAAACCAGAATTTTCAAGTGCCTTGTATAACGGATCGTCTTTAAATTCTTTTACGTCTACCATAACATTATATATAAAAATTATTGTCGAACTTTTTCTACGAATGTATCTAAAACACTTTTTTCAACCCTACCTTCTTGAACTGCACGATAAATTTCCCAAAAAGCATCAACATCAAAAGAATGTGATTTTTGAAAATTCACCTTGAAATTATTGTCAATCTGGACAAGTCCGTTTTCTGTACAATATTCAAAAAGAATAGTTGATTTTTGTATTTCCAATAAATCATTCACACTACCACCCTTACTTTTTTCAATATCCAAATAGGTCTTAGTGTTGACCGGTGTCATTGTAAGAGCAATGTTTGTAATAAGAGCTTTTGTCACTCTTTTGGGATTTTTCTTATCCCGTTCCAACGCCTTACCTTCTACGCTCATACCCGGTTTTCTTGTCGAACCCGATTCTTGCATTTCAATTGCCTTATCCCAAAAAGCACGGGCTTCCGGCGACTTTTCCCACAATTTACCTTTTACAAAAAACTTATTGTCTTTCACATAGGCTTCAATAGGTTCACCAATCCAAAAACGACTTTTGTTAATAGGTGAACGTGTGGGCAAATGATCGAGGTTAAACAAACCGGATTTCAAAAATCTATCATATATAAACCCGGACGGCTCTAAGACTTCTTCTTCATCATCTTTTGAAGAATCGGAAGCGACACCGGAAAATACCATGTTTGCGTATGGAGATTGTTGCTCTGATACCGCGCTTTTGGCTTTCTCCAAATCCAAATCTACATATAATTTAAAACTATCAAACATTTTGATTGGTTGAAATTGAAATAAACGTATTTATAACACTCAAAAATACTGCAAAATTAGAATTAAATCACAATAACTCAATATTTTAACTTTTATTAATTATTATCGTAATTTATCTCCAAACTCCTTAATGCAATTGCAATCTATATTTAGACTGTTTGAGTGTTGCAAGAAAATCATCAATCCAGCTTACCTCGCCAATGTATTCATCCTTTTCAGCAAGTTCTTTTCTGAACTCAATCGTTTTGTCGAATATCATTTGGCAAATAGCAACCGGATCATCCTCTTTCACTTCATCCCCTTGGATTTCCCCGTCTTTGAATCGTCCGAATCCCGATTGCCCGGCTTCCGCAATCTTATCCTCAAATTCTGAAACTTCTTCTGAAAGTTCATCGAGATAGACATGCTTGGAATTATCTTCCTCACCCCAATGAATATTTTTAAGACGTGTTTTAGTTCCTTCCAGAAAATTGAGATAAGTGTTGAAAATACTCTTATCGGTCTTTTTGGACTTTTCGATTTCTTCGGTATTTCCATTTTCAACAGACAATTCATCTTCTGTCGATTTTCGGATGTTTTCTGTTTTGGTAGTGCCTTCAATGCGAAACTTACCATTCCATTTCCATTCTTGTTCCCCATTTTCTTCTGTCTTAATAACAATAGAAAAAGGTTTACCAAGACAAGTTACCTTTTGAAGTATGCCTAAAAAATCAGCAAACTTATCTCCTTTTCCACCATCATTATCAGAGAAATTCATATGAAACTCACCGTAAGTGTATTTGTTCGGCTCTTCTACCACTTCGACTTCTTTTTCTTCATAGATAGTTCTCTTGAAAGTAATAGCCTTTTCAATACCTTCGCCTACACCATCCTCTGTACGAACAATATTTTTGGTTTCACCATCCAAAGATTCACGCTGCAATACATGTGCGTCTACCGTATCCATAGTTTTTTCTACTTTCCAATCTTCCGGCAATTCATCTTCCAGATTAAGTTCCTTTGCCCGTTTCTTGATCCATTTCTTTACTTCTTCTTTTGGCATGGAAGAACTACCGGACAAACGAATGGCGTCTTTCAGATCCTGCCGGTTGCGAATAGGATATTTGCCATTAGGCATTGCTTCGCCTTTCTTTGCCAAATCCTTTCTTTCTTCATGTGTAAAAGAAGTTTTGTTCGCCGACTTTTCCAATTTTTCCAAATTCTTTTCACAATAGGAGGTGAATACGTCCTTTGAAATTCTACCCTCTTTGAAAGATTTCATCACCAATTGAAATTCATCCGGCACTTCGATACCAAGAATACGCTTGATATTATCTTTCATATCAAAAATGAAATTATATTGGTCAAGTTCAGTGTGAGGATTGATCCATTCACTACCTGTTTCTTCTTCTCCGTCCACAAGGATGTTTACAGGAGCATCCGGGTCAATGTAGCACGTGAAATAATGAATTTCAATGCCCTTTCTCTTTGGGATGTATTTGCCAACTGGCATCAAAAGTTCTTCCGACATGTCAATACCTGTTTCCTCAAACAGTTCTCTTTTGGCAGCTTGCAAGAAAGTTTCTCCCGGATCAACGTGTCCGCCCGGAATACACCAATCATTTGAGACTGCACCCTTTTCTCCCACACGATTCAAAATAAGAAGTTTATCACCTCTAAAAACAAGCACGTCCGCAAACTGAACTTTACCTTGTTTCGCCTTAAATAAATCGAAGTAAACAGATTTCTTGATCAAACCCTGTCTCCATAACTCACGACAGTTTTCAAGCTGGCGAATGTCTTTTGCCATTTCAGCAAATTCTTCGTCATTTTCCAACTTTGCAATGGATTTCTGGATAGAGCTTCTTCTTTTATATACGTCCATTAAATCCTTAGACTGTTGCTTCAAAAACTCATTAAAACAACTTTCTGCCTTTGCAACTGCATCAGCATCTTCACTCCCTTTCAGTTCATCATACTGCGACTTCTGAATAGAATAAATTTCACCAAGTGAACTTATCTCTTGGCTTATCTCTTTTCCTTTTTTAAGAAGTCTTTTATATTCAGCTATTTTTTCATTTTGCGTCTGCAATCCGAGCAACGCTTTCAAATTTAAACCCACGTCATTAAAATTTAAAATTTTATTTATCAAATTGTCGCATCCGGTACACAGACATTATCTGCAAAATAGAAGTCCGGCTTGTCAAGTTCAAAGGTATAGAAATATTGCGAAACATTTGCAATAGGTATCTGTATAATGTTGGTTACTTTGCCCTTACATCCATTTTTAAGCATAAGAACATCGCCCGGCTTTATCTTATCCACTCTTTTTGTTTTATTATGGCACAAAACGTAAGAGCCGTCTACCACTCTATGTAAAGCATCTTCACGGTATCCCTTTTCAAGAGTTTCATCTTCCGTAACGTAGCATATATCAAAAATACGAGGAACAGAAGACAGTTCAGACTGGATAACCTTTGTTACCCTTCTGTAGCCGGAAACGGTTTTTATCACATTTCCTACTTGGATGTCCTTTATCCATTTTGAACCATCTATAGTAAGAATACTGATAAAACCGGAATTAAAAATCGTTCTTTGTTTCATTACACTTCGAATGGTAATTATATATCAATTTATACCGATATAATTTGACGTTTCACCGTTCCGACAAATGTCGGCAACTCCGCGTCCCCTACCCGGTTTACCACCGGTGAAATATTCTCTTGGCTTAGAAGATTCTGTTTTTCTAAGCCAAATTTTTTAATGTTTTGTGCTGCAAGTAAATCTCTATCATTTTCAGAACCACAGCAAGGACATATCCACCTTCTATCTGAAAGTTTTAAATCTTTATTGATATGTCCACAAGAACACATTTTTGAAGAAGGTTCAAATCTTCCTATTCTAATAAGATTTACTCCGTTCCATTCTGCTTTATATTGTAGCATTCTAAAAAATTCATTCCAAGCAACAGAAGAAATACCTTTTGCAAGACAATGATTTTTCAACATTCCTTCTACATTCAAATCTTCAATAATAACAGTTTGGTTCTCACTTATTATTCTTTTAGAAACTTTATGCAGAAAATCTTGTCTACGGTTTTTTATTCTTTCATGACAGATAGCAACAGTCAATTTTGCCTTTTTGTATCTGTTACTCCCTTTCTTTTTTCTTAAAAGTCTTCTTTGCAAACAAGCTAATCTTTTAGAGGATTTTTCAAGATATTTTGGATTTTGAAAAACTTGTCCATTTGATAAAACAGCAAAATCTTTTAAACCAACATCTATTCCGACAGAAGTAGAAAACGTAATAAGATTCTTTTCAGGTAAAGAATTTCCATCTTCTACCAATACACTTACATAATATTTACCAGTAGAAGATTTTGAAACTGTTATTGTTCCTATTTTCCCTTCAAAAGAACGGTTTTTATAAAATTTTACCCAGCCTAAAATCGGAATTTTGATTTTACTGTTTTCAAAATCAATCTTGACAGAGTTGATATTTTTAAAAGTTGGATTGTCGCGATGTTTGGATTTGAACTTTGGAAAGCCAGTATGCTCTCTAAAAAATTTTGTAAAAGCAGAATCCAAACATCTTATAGATTGCTGTAAGGATTCGCTTGAAACTTCTTTAAGCCAAAGATGATCTTCTTTTTGCTTTAACAAAGTAAGCTCTTTACATAAATCAACAGCAGATAGAGACTTTTTACTTTCTTGGTATGCTTTTATTTTTAGATCAAGTGCCCAATTATAGATATAACGACAACAACCAAAAGTCTTTTTCATTTGAATTATTTGACCTTTGGTAGGATTCAATCTATATTTAAACGATTTAATCATAGTGCAAACATACAAAATTAAAATAAAATGGATTCTATTTACTTTATGTTTTTAAAGCATAATTACAAAAACTGACATATAGCTACACTTCGAAATATTTTGTACCTACAGTTATTTTTACCTTTGATTTTCTCTGAACCCGCTTACTTTCATCTACTTTTTTAGGTTCAAATGACTGCGTTTTGTCATCCCATTCATATCCATCTGGAACATGTCTTAACATACACCTGCAAAAAGGGTGAATATTTGTTAAAACAGGCTTCCAGTCTTTTGACTTTTTACCTATGTTAGTACCGTTGGCAATCAATTCGGACAAATCAAAAATAACGGGCTTAGAGCCTGCACCAGCCGTTGTGTAAGCATTAAGGCACATCCGGCAAGCACCGGGAAACACTTCCTTATATACTTTTGCATGGATACCGTGCTCTTTCATGATCGTCTGCGCTATCCCTATCTGAAAGATGTTCTCCATTTCAGTGGCAACAATACGCCCCCAATCCCTATTCCATTCGTCCAACCTATGTCCCAATGAGCTAACAATGGATTGTACGGATTTCCTTTTCAGAACACCTTCCGTCAATTCTTCCCTAATAGCTGTTTCGACTTCCCTCTCCCGTTCTGCCACTGCTATTTTCATTTCTTCTTCTGAAATGGTAGAAGAAAGAGAATCTTTTATACGTGTTCCCATTCCTTTTATATAAGAATAAGAACGCATAGCCGCAGCATTATATTCCGCTTTTTCTCTTGAAGTGAGTTCCGAGTATTGTTCTTTTTCAACATATTGTTGAAGATCGTTGAAGTTAAGAGAGGATAATTGCGCAGGAGTAAGAATTGCCGCCAAACGTCCAAATATGAATGCTTGCCAATAAGGTGGTATTTTTAAAACTTCTGTCTTTAAATCGAAGTCAAATCTTTTCAGCATATCTATATCTTCTTGGGAAAGATATTCCTTACCCAATACATCAGCAATTACACGAGCAATACGGTAATCGACAATGAAAAACAACTGCTGTATTTCTTCCGGTGTAAATAGCATCCTACTTCGATTTTTGTTCCACCATTTTCTTTGTCAAATCCATCAACATATTATTTATCTGTGTCGAAAAGATAACTTGTGCCATTCCTTCATATCCTTCCTGTACTTTTGGATAACGCATAGGATCAACATGATGGTGTATATTTGACACCAAAGGCATCTTTTCGACCTTGATATTTTTGACATATCTCACATTCATAAATTACTTCTCTCCCCAGTTCTTTTCAATGTAAGACATTGCAGCACTCATGATAGGGTTGGAATCGAACGATTTCTGTGTATCTTCTTTGTCTTCTGACGCAATTTGTCGATCCACTTCTTCGTTCATCGCATCACCTCCGTACATAGCTTGCTGCATCTGATATTGTTTTTGAAGCTGGTAGGATTGATTCAAGATGGTATCGGTTTCTGGATTGAATTTACGTCCAGAGTATTTTTCAAAAATATCTTCCAGACAAACCATACCGTTTTGAATTTTCTTAGCATCAATCTCAACCTGCCTTCCTTCATCTTCCGCATCCACACCCGTAAAGACAAATTCAAAATCTTCGTCCAGTTCTGATACAAGATAGTAATTAATTACTTCTTGTAAGAACACAAGAATAGGTTTCAAGCCTTTATCTTTTGAATGCTGCAAACGTTCCTTTTGTCCAGCTTGTCCAAAGATATTTGTTTGATCTTTGAATTGGAAGCCAAGCTCTGACGGATCAATACGATAAACCGCACAAGTCATAACAAGTAGGAATTTTACCCACTCGCTAAACTCCATATCCCGGTTGGTGTTTTTAGACAGATCAACCCATTGAAGGTCTAAACCGTTTATAATCGGCGTTCTATGTGAATTTTGAACCCCCACCATTGTCTGTTGCCATGCCTGCCTAAATTCGCTCAAAGAAGCCTGTGATATGTTTGGATTCTTAACATTGATAATTCCTTTAGGGTTAGACCCCTTAGAAAAATATGAACCATTATATTCAAATCCCCACAAAATCCATGTCATAACGCTGGACAATGTTTCCAGTTCAGATGTTCCATACCCGTTTTTATAGATGTTGGTCGATTTGTTTCGGATACCGATACCAAGCTCCCAAGGATAAAAAATAACGCTTTCATGCGTAACGGGATGCTGCATGATCTGACCTTGCCAGCACATACAATATTTCGGTAAGTATCCTTTGAATCGGTACTGTTCAAATTCTTCATGGAACTTCGGATCGATACTGTCAAGAAAACGTACCAAAGAAGCATCTACGGCACGATAACGTGCCAGATTCCATGATCTATCCCTTACTATTTCAAATGCAAGCTGATCAAGAGTAAGGCTATCAAACACAACTTTTCTCCCAAAATCTTGGAATGTATCAAACGATTCCCATTTGTCGTGAAAACCACCTTCTTCCAAAAACTTTCTGATATAGTTAATTTTAATCTGATCTTCTCTTGAACGTTCTGCGCTTACCTTTTCAAAAGGATTTCTTTTCCTTCTAATAGTGTACCCTTCTTTCTGTTCATCCGTACTAAAATGGAGAAAGTTCTGAACCTGCTCAACACGAGTATTGACAACGGCCCGAACGACAAAGATGTCTCCCATTCTCCGAAGCACCTCAAAGGGCATAGAACCGTAAAAGTTAGGGTCTTTATAACCCCTGCCCGTATCGCTCGCTTCGTCTGGGTTAAAAAATACAGCCTTTACATCATCCTGTCTTTGGTTGATGTTCCCCATATAAAGGTTGGCTTTCACCAAATCCCCCAAGTTGTCAGACCGGGACATCTGTTGTAATTTAGATTGAAGTACAGTAGGAAGAGTTTTTTGCAATCCTACAATATCTTCCAAAGAAAGGCTGGTCAGACCCTTTAACAGGTCTGACTTTCCTTGATTTTTATTTTTATCTCTTTTCCTACTCACGTCAATAAAAAATTAAGCGGAAGTGCCTGCTGCCTGTGATAGCGTAATTGTTATTTGCTTTGTTCCTTCCGATTGTTTTACAACTGCCGACCCTTCTCTCACTGCACCGGTATTGGCTGCCGCCACAACGGAATATTCCGTTGTCCCTTTCGAAAACCCTGTACCGGAAATTGTCGTAGTATAATTCACAGCCACAGGGCTACCACTATTCTTTCCATTTACTGTTTTTTGTTTTGTAGAAGAAATGGAAAGCGTTTTTGTTTCACCCGTAGCAGCAAATTCCACCCTTGAAGGATTAGAAGACAAATTATAAACATAAGCAACAGTTGCCTTTGACTGGCTTAAATTAATCGTAATTGATTTTGCTCCCGACCCTTCCTGTGTCACAACAAGAGTCCCTGTTCTTCCGGTAGTCTCATTTGTATTTTCAGTAACAGAAACGGTATAATTTGCTCCCGATTGAGTTTTCAAAGAGAAACCCGTACCGGTTACCTTTCCTGTAGTATTTACGGTAGTTGGAGAACCACTGTTCTTACCGTTCAGCTTCTTTTGTCTGGTAGAAGTGATTGTGACCACTTGATCACCTGCCGTTGCAGCAAAAGTAAGAGTTGTCTTATTGGCTGTGATCGTATTTTCATAAGTGATAACGGATGCAGCTTGACTTAAAGAAATGGTTGCTGTTTTTCCACTCTCATCCTGAATGATTGTAGCTGTACCAGTTCTTTGCTTGTCAGTAGGATTCTCTGTAGCAGAAATTTGACTTATCCCTGCGTTACCGGAAAACCCTGTACCGGAAACTTTAATCTGAATGGCAACGGCTATAGGTTTTCCATAAGGCGCACCCTCACGATATTCCTGTTTGCTGGAAGTAACGACAAAATTCTTGCTTTCTCCCGTATTGACAAAAGAAAGTGATTTTGTCTGCAATGCAAACGTGTATTCTGTCCTGTCGAGAACATTCACATAAACTATTTTTTCTTCTTCCAGTCCTTCGGGATAGCCAATAAGACCCAATCCATTAGCAAGACACCATTCTTTGAACTTACCAATATTATAGGTGACACCGGCATCAATTACAATACCAAGAGATTTATAATACTCGATATCACCTACCGTATTTTCAGTCACAAAGACATTCATCTGACTGTCAATACCATCAGTTATGACAGTCATTTGCTTGCTTAAATCCTTTGTTGTAAAAAGAAGTCTTAACATAGCTTCTAAAATTAATGAGCCACTACTTCGAACTTCTGAACGCCATCGTCAGACATAACAACAAGATTCAAATCTTCCTTTTTAGACAAACCAAGATCAGCCAAAGAAAATTCCATAGGTGTACGACCGTTTACTTTCGAAACAAGAGTTTTCTTGTCTCCCCGGATTGTTCCGTAACGTCCTACAGAATCCTTTAATGTTACTGTATTGGGAAAATAAATCTCCACTTCCTTTTCTGCCGGAACAGTCGTAGCAATTTCCAAGATACAAATATTGCTACTATTCCAAGAAGCCTTTACAGAAACAATTTCATTCAACCCCTGCGGTTCAATCATCAATGTAAGAGCATTATTTTCAGCAAATTCTACCAACTCTTCATGTTGTACGCTTTCACCGACTTTCCATTTCCAGCCCAAAGCAAGAAAAGCATCACTTCCCTTTTTTTCATCTTCTGTAGCATTAGTAGAACCCGGAGTTACAACGCCACGAGGTGATTCTGTGATAAATACTCTTTTTTGTTCACAAGAGTCATCCGTAACGACCACTACGTCAATCTTCTTATCTGTATTAGTAAATCTGTATAGTCTCATTTGTATAAAAATTTAGATTGTATCTTTTTCGGAATCACCCGTTTTTTCTCCGGGCTTTCTTAAAAATCCATTTTCGTCAAATTCCCTTAAATATTTTCTCACCCACACAGGAACAAGGTTAGGGTTTATCTTACCTGAATTTTCCACTATAGAGATAGATTCCCTTACTATTAATGCTGTGCTCATAAGAGATCGAAACCATGTAAAAGTAGTGGTTGTATGCCCATCTATAGTATATTCCCCCAAAACATGAGCTACAATAAGCAAACACCCATATACAAAAATTTTAGTCAGGATCATTCCAAAACCTTTCGATGAAAAGTCTTTTTGCTTCAAATGGAATACCCAACTAATAAGAGTGTCCACAATAATAAGGACAACAAGGAATTTCAAAAACTCCCAATCTTTGAATATGTATTTTTCTATCCAGTCCACAATAGGAGATAAAGGTAAAGCGATCAGTATAGGATAGCAGAAGCTACCTAAATAAGATTTGAAATGATATAATCTTCTGTTCTCCATCATCAATCCTCTAATCAGTCTTTTTTGTCGGATTCCGATTCCTCCTTCTTTTTCTTGTAGTCAGAATCTTTTTTGTAAGGCATACCCACAATTCCTTTTCTTCTGTTCTCAGGAGTATCTTTATAGAAACCTATTTTGTTTTTTACAGGAAGTCCGGTTGCTCCGGCTTTTTCAATTGTTTCTTGATCGGCATCTTTCCACTCAATCTGCGGCTCTCTATAATATACAACAGATTTGTTGAAGTTTTCGTCAACCACAACAACACGATTCAGGGACACAAAATCAATAGCCCCGTGTTCCCGTTCGGTAGGAACAATGCTTTTTACAACGTCAGAAGCAAAGTTTTTCACTTGTTCCAACGTATAAACCTCCCAGTTGTTCTTTTCTGCAAGGCTTAAAAATTCGTTTATAGGAAATTCTTGTACACTCATGGATGTAATTGTTTATAATTCAACACATACAAAAGTAAAACTTTTTTCCTATAAAAGAGTGTTTTATAAAGAAAAACTTGTAAGCAATACTTTCTATGTTGGTGCGGCAACCGTACTTGTATCGCTTACAAGTGCCGATCTCCCTCCGCACAGGGATCAAAGGTAACGGCAAAGCCTTTAAAGTAGGAAGTGAATTTGTCTCGCCACTCTGCCCGCAGGACAATGTTACTTCAAAAGAAGCCTTTCTCACGAGAAACCATTATCTCACGACATCCTACAAGCCGCCATTTGCCCTACTTCGGGACTTATTCGTTAGGAACGATTCTTATAGGGGAGCCGGCATTTCCTGACTCGGTTCGTTTATCATTAGAGACATTCGATCTAACACTTCCTTAATTTTGGGAAACACCCTAAAGTCATTTCCCATCAACCTCACATAGCCTTCAAAAAGAAGAAGGGAAGCTATCGCGAATCACTTCCCAAACTTCAACTTTTTAAGCTATCTCATCTCGACTGCAAACATACAACTTTTGTATTCAATAATTGCAATTTTTGATGTTAAATATTGTTACAAATTAATGTTTTTCAAATCAAAATAATCTATAAACTTGTCCCATAGCTCTTTATTCTCTTCATCTGGTTTAAAAGTTCCTTTCTGTATTCTTAAAATCAATCCTTTAAAATCTTCAACAGTTCTTTTGGATAAATACCAAGCCAATATCAATTTTGGCGTAAACTCCTTATACTTATTAAAGAACGACCCTTCTTTATATAATATCTCAATAACTTCAAGCAAACGCTTTGTTTGATGTGGATATTTAAATGGATAAGTAAGCATTTCTCTTACATTAGACATAGGGCATAGAATACAACCTATTCTTTTTTCTCCCTTATCATACAAATCACAATGTTTTATTCCCATTTTATTTAAGAACTCCCAAACATTGTCTTCCGTCCATGACAAAATAGGTGAAATAATGACTTTATCTTTTCCACCCACACAAGATACCATTTGCTCCTTATGCTCATCCCACTGATCGAAAGAAAGGTTGTATTTACGCTTACTTGTTCCTATTTCTTCTCTTTTTGCACGTCTAACAGATTCTTCTGCTCTTATACCAACTAAAGTAACTGTACCGCCACCTCCCCTTTCTTTTAAAACATCACAGCAAAATCTATACGTTCTTGAAGGTAATTTCTTTTTCTTAAGATAAGATCAAAGAAATTCATTTCCGGTACATGTCTTATAACATCCGGGTATTCTCTTTTTTACAAAAGAAACTACAGAAGCCGGATCAACGGTAGTCATATTCATGCGAGCTTCAAATTTTACCCCAGCCAACTTTGCTACATGATACAATGCTTGTGAATCTTTACCACCGCTAAAAGCAAGGTAAAAGCCTTTATCATAAAATCTCAAAGCAAATTCTTCACTCTTTCTTAATACAGAAACGGAATGTCTAACTTTATTAGACAAATCTTCCGAAAAGCCATATTGTTTTATCTTTTCTTCTATACCATACATATCAAATATCCTTAATATCTATCCCACATGCAGAAGCTATCAGTAGGGATACCTCACGTTCCTTTTTCGACATCTTCTCAATAGAAGCCTTGTATCCTTCTGGATTGCCGTTATAACTCTCTATAATCGCTTTCTTTTCTTCTTCTGAAACGTTATAGAAAGCCAATACTGCTTTCTTTTCTTCTTCCGATAGATTGTTTCTATCTTTGATAGATAATGCTTTCTTTTCCATGCTATCTATGGGTTTTCTTGTTCTTATTTTTCTTTCTCCGCTTAGCGACATCCTTTTTATTACATCCCTTCTTAATGGAAGAACAAGGTTCAACCATTCTATTCAATTCATCGTCATCTTCCCCGATAAATATTTTTACACCATCCGCATCATAAACCATCATAATTTACGCAGCTTTATATAGTTTTCGATAATATTCCTTGACAATAGGTTGTGGTACACGCTTTCTGTAAGTAAGCGGACGTTTATCAAATATAAGAGATTTTAAAAAGTCGGCAGTAACTTCCTTCTTTTCCTGTAAATAAGACCTTATTGTACTCGCAAGACTACATAATCGCTCATATTCTTTATTGCTGTTATTCATAAAATTTTCTGCATAGCAATCATACCATTTTGTCCTACGTTGAGCATAAACAAGATAACGATAGGCTTCAAGAGGAAAACGCTTTTTTAGAGCAGAATCCCCTACGTTTTTTGTGTACATAACAATTTTCTTAGCAACAATAGCGTTCCATTTACGCATAGGAGGAAGGTTAATCTGAAAATTCCAACAACCTTTTATTTTACGGGAATCTAATTCTTTTTTTGTGGGCTCTCTAAAGAAATCCCTTCCAAAATAGGGTTTCAGTTTTTTCATACTATATCTGACTTGATCTATCGTCCAACCAAGTTCCCGTGCAATAGTCTTTTGACTAAAAAATAAAGAAGGTTCCCATTTGAGAGAAGGGTCGTTTTTCTTTTCGGACAGCCACACATGATAAATGGTTCTTCTTTTTAGTTCAAGATAGACCAAAAGAACACGTTCATTAAAACCAAGTCTTAATTCTCGATTATTAAATCTTTGAGTATCTTTAAATGCCTTAAAGGGACGTAAAAGACAAGCAGGGATCAAATTCATATCTTTAGAATAGAAGGATTTGTCTTTTATCACGAAACGATAAGTTGAAACGATTTTTGTTTTTCCGCAAGAAGGATCAAAAATTTTTTCCACCTTATGTTCAATCTTCATGCCACCAGCATACTTATTAAATATCGTCAATGCTTGATTTTCAGATTCACATCCTATTGCATCTTTTAGAAAAGACAAAAGAGATTTTTTTGAATAAAAAATCTTTGAAGTAATACCTTTGGTTTTTCTCTTAGGAGTGACCTCTTTTCCTTTTTTGGTAAACCTTCTTCTGCCCGAAAATTTACCTTCACTCTCATTTAGTAGTAACTGCCGTTCTAAATCAGAACGAATCAAAAAGGCTGCTATATTTTTATAGTCCATAAATGGAATTTTTAATGGTTGTTATCAAATCGTTTTAATTCTCACAGTACAAAGAAAGAAAAAAAAACAATAACAAGCAAACTAACATAAAAAAAACTACGTTTCGCAACGTAGTTTCCCGTTTCATTTATAGAGTATAAAAATATATCACTTTTGCCACAAAGGTACAACAAAAAACCGACAAAAACAAAGAACGGCGCGAAAAAGCACCACAGGGCGCATCGCCACAGCACCCGTCTCGCGCGCGCCCGTAGGGTTTCCTTCCCACCCTCCATCCCTAAGTCTTGTTTTCCGATTTTCCCATTCAAGCGCGTATGCGCGTGTTTTCCTTTCCCTTTTTTCTTTAATAGGAGTATCCCTACTAAAAGAGAGATTTGTCCAGTAAATCGGAAAATTCGAAATAATGAGGGAATACTCCTATTCCCGAATTTTCGATTTTCCAAGGATTATTATATACTACTTTTTTAAAAGTATGTATATATATAATCATGTTAATTATGTCGGGAAAATCCGGCATTGAACGTAGTGTAAACGAGTGAAAATGAAGAGATTTTCTAAATCGACAAAGAGCCCCCGTAGGGGGTGTGGGGTCTTGAAATGAGGTGTGGAGATTATTAGAAAAAGAGTAGTTGAGATAAAGAAAATGGGTAGCGAATCAAATGACTGCTACCCACCCATCGAATAGTAAAAATAAGAATTTGAAGAAACTGTTGAGGCTTTGGTGAAGATTATGATTTTAACACACTATGTCAGCTTTTGAAGATTTGGGTAGGAAGGTATTTCACAATAGTTCCTACCCGTCAGTTTGAAATCTTTTACTTGTTTTTGTCCTGAACATTTTCGTTTTCTACTCTTTTGTCCAAAGGTAGTAAAGATTTCACAAAAGATTCATCGAATTTTATAATTCCTTTTTCTTTTTGTTCTTCTATGTATCGTATCTTTTCTTCATCTGTTACTTCCACAAGACCGGGAAAAGGATTTTGATCCCTGCCATATTCTCTTCTCATTCGTCTGGCAGCACTCCAACTTGGGTTACGTAAAATGCCATCACCTATTCTTAATAGGAATCTCTTTCCTGGAGTGAACCCTACCATCAATAAATCTTCATTTGATCTGTTTTGCTCTTTGGGAATGACTTCTACATCCATACTTCGCAGAAAGAAGTTTGACAAGAACGCTTTCATTACATCTCCATCCCATTCGTAATATAAGTACAAAAGCCTTCTTCTTTTGCTTATAAAATATTTTACTGTCCTTTCCATATTCCTATTTCTTTTTCTGTTTGTTCATGTCGTAATAGTTGGTAAAAATGAGATCAAGCCCAATCGTTCCGTTTTGTTTCAATTCAACTACACTAAATCCACCGTCCCAAAAGAAAGCAACAGTCTTGTAATCTGGTTTGTCTATATCTTCGACCATCCCTTCTTTCTTTAATCCTTTCTTCTCTTTCAGATAATCCAGAATTCCGTCCATAAAGGTTTTCATATCTTTCATATCGTAAATATCGAACTTTGTTTTGAGGCTTATAGAAGGAACTACGCCTAATTTTTCGTCAAAAACCTCATTCACATTTATCTGACAACCGGTATTGAGTTTATATTCTACGGATTTTTCATCAGAATCCAAAGCAATTCTTTCGCCGTAACATTCTTTTGGAATGAGTTTATCGGCTTCTTCAACTAAAAAATCTTTAGAAGAAGCATCCAATATTTTAAATTGGATATCCATGAGTTGATAGGTGTTCAATTCTTTGGGAGTTTCTTGCTCTTTAGAAATTTCTGATTCTTTAGAGGCTTCCTGTTTGCATCCACACATCGAAATAAGTGCAAATAATACACTGATAAATATTACTCTTTTCATGTTATTTGTTGTTTTTAATGATTTCACGTTTGATGTTGTTGTTTGTATCCTCTGCCAAAGGAACCGCTATCAGGATTGAGAAAATCCAAAATCCGGTAAACCAAAGTAGGTGTTCGACACAGTTTACCAGATCGACCTTAAATAAGGTCACTACAGCCCCTAAAATATTGTACAGGGTACAGATGGTCAGGATGGATGCGATAATGGGTTTACCGGTATAATAAAGCCCAAATCCACCCCACATACAGGTCATGATAAAAGCTCGGAACGGCTTTTTCTTTCTTACCTCATAAAGCAATGCTTGTCTTTCCGTCATCTTTACTTCCATATCTTCTATTAGTTTTTGATTGTATAATTGATCTTTGTGTTTTCTTCTGTACAAGATTGTGTCCAGAGTGAAGGGATTTCTATTTCCGTTTCATCTTCTGTCATCATTAAATCTGCTTCAGATTCTTTACCAGCAGCGAAAAACGTTCCACTTTCTGTAAAGGTAAATTCTTCATAATCATCTTTACCGAAAAATACTTTTGCCAAAATAGGATAGTTGTTGTTGCTCGGATTTTCAAAAGAAATGATTTCCACTCTCCTACCATTTCTTGTGCAGACGGGTTTGCCTACTTTTGCTTCTTCTAAATTGAAAGGTTTCATGATTGTTATTTTTATTGTTGTTACTTGATTGTGCTGCAAAAGTAATATCGTTTTTGTACAAAATGCAGTCTATGGAGTTAAATTACTTTAAAATGTAACATTTTAGTGTTACACTCTCGTTAATGGAAACAAAAACTCCCGTCCCTCAATAAAGAAGAACGGGAGAAAACATGAAAGAATTGATTGTCTAAGCAAGCGATTGGATCAACTTCAAGTAACATGACAAAGTTAGGAATTTGACGGGTGATTCCAACGAATTTTCGTCAAATTCATAGTCATTCAGCCATTTTTCCAATGCTTTTATGTCAATATATTGCCATTTTTCCTGTTTTAGACACTCTGCAAGTGCAGGAAAAGCATATTCTTTATCCTCATTAAACTTTTTGCACACTCTTTTGAGATAATTTTTCCTACCGGCATACCAAACATCACCCGCAGATGACATATAGTAATAGGAATTGTCCTTTCTTTTCACCCCAAATCGTGTCATAATAGGGAAATATACCCTATCAGCAAGGAAAATGAAAGGAATGTACCAGACACCGTACAAAAAGGTCATAAATCCATTCAATTTCGCTTCCGGTATAAATTTTTTGAGGGTTTTTCTGAATCCGTAAGCAAAATACCAATTGTTCGCACCTCTTTTTACCTTTACAGTGTATTTCAAATGATTGTTCCTATCCTCTACTCTGTCCCAAGGTTTCAGCTTTTCTGTATTCATGGATGGAAGGTAAGTCCAAAAATGCTTTAGCGCACTGAAATAGGGATTGTAAATGGTGTGTCCATGATCGGAAACATAGGAAAGAATATCATGCAGTATTTCTTTTGCCAGATTTCCTATTTCTTGTCCTTTAAAAACGTCTATTAAAAGAGAAAGAGAGGGCAACAAGTTCCAAATCTGATCTTGTGATACGAAAGGGGAAAAGCATGGATCTTCGTTTTCAAGTTCAATCCCATTGGAATAACCGCTTTCTATTTTTATGGCATCAAAAAGACCACAGGAAGAGGATGAAATATCGTCTCGAAGGAAAAACCCTTTTTCGCGTACAAAATACACTTTTGGATTCTTCATCTTTTCATCCTCGTAGGCACTCGTTGACAACCTCTGGAGGGATTTCAAGCACCAGAGTATTTTGTTGTTGCAAGTCTTGTCTCCCAGTAACGATTCCATCAAAAGGTAGTGAAGGTATTCCGCCATGTTGATAGTTCCATCACCCCAATATAGGATTTTTAGTCCTGTGTTCGGACTTTTCACTCTTTTGCTGGCAGGGATATTCGTTCCTCTGCAAGTAGTTTCTTCTGTAGCGACAATAAAGTCTTTAAAGAAGATGTCTTTTAGCTTTGAATATTTTTCTTCGATTGTCATAAGCTGTATATATTCAATGTAGGTGATTTATAAAAATGGCGCGGAAGTTCTTGCCCACCGCGCCCAAAACACAAAGTATGAAGAAGATTATGCTGCTTTCTTTTTAGTGAATAATCCAAACAACCATTCAATAAGTCCAGTGTCCCAAAATCCGTTACTGGCTAATCCGGCTCCAAATCCCCATAATAATGCTTGCCACCAATCCAATCCTTCAAACATACCCAAATGGAAACCCCAAGCGAACATACCAAGTCCGATGCCGATTACCCAAGAGATAATTCTTTGAACCCATTCTGACGGTTCTGTTTTGAATAGTTTCTTGATGAACTCCGTTACAACTGTTGTAACACCTACCACACCTGCGAATGTTGCAAAATTAGCCGCATAGTCAACTGTTTCTTCCGGCAACTCTCCTTGTGCAAAAACGCAAGCAATGCAGGAGAACAAAAAAGTCAATGTCAATAAAATTCTGTTCATGATGATATTTATTTTGAGTTAATTAACCGTGTCAAAGATAGAAGAAAAGGTGCACTTTCACAAGCACACCTTTCAATCATTTACTGTTTATCGCCAATGATAAAGTATCAAATCATTCAATTGTTAATTTCTTTTCACTCCCAACTTAGCTCTATAAGCCTGTCGAAGATTTTCTACTACGATTTCCAAAGCATTTACATTCATGCTTTCGATGATTTTCACTCCCGGCACGTTTGTTCTCCAGATAGCGTTTCCGTTATCATCAATAGTCTGTTCTATTGTTGCGTCTGGGTAAATCTTTTGCAGTTTTGCTTTAGCTGCTTCCAGTCTTTCTTGATAAGTTGTCATACCTATATTCTTTTTGTTTTCAAAAGTAAGTCCTCTCTTATTTAAAAACAAATACTTTAACAAATGTTAATAGTGTTGTAACATTATACTGTTACATATATCTTTGCACCAACATGAGAAAAGATAGGCGAACAGAAAGCAGATTGATTAAGTCGGTAATGACGTATCTTGTAACAGATGGTTTAGCAAAGGTATGTGTACCCGACAATGAGATAATCATTGTTCCTATCGCAGTCATTCTTGTTAGTGTTATTTTGACACTAAAGGTTTTTGACTGAATTTCGACAAAAATGTAACATTATATTTTGTCATGTAACATTAAAGTGTTACATTCTGTGGCAGAATAAAGAAAAACGATTTTAAACTTAATGCAAAAAAATGGATTGAAAATCAAAGAGATCATGCAAGAAAAAGGTATTTCTGTGACCCAGATGTCAAAAAAATTGGGAGTAACAAGACAATCTCTTTATAGATGTCTGAATGGAAATCCTACCATGAATCGGTTAAAAGAAATAGCTGATATTCTTGATGTTTCTCCAAAAGACTTATTTGGCGACGAGAAGAAGGATTGATTTATTGATAGTAACAAACAATATTAAAAAGAAAAATATGGAAACAAAAGACAGAACAAAAACAGAAGACAGAACAAAAACAGAAGTCTCTATTGAGCTAATGGAAGTTCAAAGAGAAATCAGTAAAGCAAGAAGTACAAGGAATTGGGCAAAAATTTCTTTTCTGAATCAAAAAAGAATACGCCTGCAAGAAGAACTGGATTATCTGAAATCTAAAGACAAATTCTATTATCAAGAACAAAATTTAGAAAAATCACTTGTTTCTTGGGCAGCAAAGACACTCAATCTTTCTCTCAATATGGCTGATTTGTCTGTATATTATCTGGACTTGTATTTGCTTCATTTTAAAGAAAGAGGCTTTGTTCCTACCGATGAATGGAAAACTAAAGAAAAAGCATTTCATGAAGCTGCAAAAGAACTTGCAGAATATATGCGGTATTTCTTTAAAGGAAAATCCTCTGACGATAATTCAGAAAGCATGTCGGAACTTATAGATTTGATTGAAAGAGATTACTATACGGATAGAGAAAAAGTTCATCATAAACAGTACGAAGAAAAGCTATGAAAAACTGGGATAAACATTTAGGACGATGTGGGGTTGCATTGTTATTCATATCACTACCTGCAATTGGGATTAAACTTTATTTTTGGGTCGGTATGATCATTCTTGCTATTGAGATGATTGTTGTAGCAGCTATTGCAAACGAAAATAATTAATACCATGAAACATATAATGGTTAATGATAATGTTTACCTTGTTTCTGACAAGGTATATGGGGAAATAGTGGATGCTTTTACTTTGGCTAATGCTACTGATAGCGATATGTCCAGTATAATAGATACTGTAGAGAAATATGGTAAATTAGTTGGAACCGTGCACTTAGTAATAAGAGAATGATATGAACGATGCACTATTCAGGAAAATTAAAAAAGCAAACAGTAAATATGTTGAATACTTATCAGCTTGCGATAAAGTAGCTAAAGAAACCAAAAGCATATAAACTGGAATGATAATGTAGGTTGTGCCTATATGCCGGGTGACGGTATATGTATAGAGATTGAAACACATATTTGTCCGGCTACAAGATTTTACGGGGATAAGGTTTACTGCTTATGAAGTGGTTCCCACTTTCACTTTGCAAGATATTATAGACATTCTCCCTGGCTCTATAGACAATAATGTGCTGACTATTAGGAAACATGTCAATGGTGTAAGTATTTCTTATGAAGATACCTATACCCGGTCTATTCTTAGTATCTTCGAAAAAGAAGATATTATTGAGGCTGCCTATGAAATGTTGGTGTGGTGTGTTAAGAATGGATATGTAAAAAACAAATAATAAAAACAAGTCATGAAAAGAGGAATGCTGACAGCTATGTTAATGATGTCCACATTGGGTGTAAATGGAAGTACATATCCATTTAAAACGGGTAGCGGAATGAACCCCAATTACCGGAGGCCAGAGAAAAAGAAACAGGAAAAAGAGTTTTGTATAAAAGGAATAAAAGTAATGGCATATTCCAGAAAAGATGCCATTAAAAGATTAAAACATTTAAAATAAACAGAATCAAAATGGAAAAGAAAATTTTTGTATTCAAGTATGCTTTAACAAAAGGTATCATAGAGGTAGATACTGAAATAAAATAAAGTACTTATGGAGAGTATGCTAAGTCAAAAAATCAGATGAATATTATGTGGACAAACAGAGATTATGTTCACACAAAAGAAGAAGTCTTGAAAAAGGTGGAAGATATGAGACTTAGGAAAATCGAGTCTTTGAAAAAGCAGATTGTCAAACTCGAAAAAATGAAATTTTGAAATGAAGGAATTTGATTTAGAAAAAGCGAAAGTCGGACATCCGGTGTGCACAAGAGATGGTAAGGAAGCGAGAATCTTGTGTTTTGATAGAATAGGACATCATCCTATTGTGGCCTTAGTAAAAGAGGCTGGTGATGAAACTATCTTTTCTTATAACAAGAAAGGAAGATTCAGTAACGATGGAAGGGGATGTATGTGTGACCTTTTCATGAAAGCTGTAAAACGAGAAGCATGGATAAATTTGTACAAAGATAAAGATGAACGACTATTCCCAGGACTTAATCTTTTTGAATCTGAAAAAGAAGCAAAGGATAGAATGGAATCAGGTGAAAAGTCAAATCGTTTATATTACAAAACAGTAAAAATAGAATGGGAAGAATAAGGTAAAAACAAAAAAGAATGAATATGGAAACGAAGAAAAAGATATGCCCTAAGTGTGGACAAGAAGATGGGTCGGGACAAAATAAAATCCATGACATGAACCCAGAGCATTTTGTAAAATGTGATATCCGTACAATCATGGAAAGAGACGGTGTTTGCTACCATTGTGCATTTTGGATAAGAATGTATGAGCAACACAAAAACGATCCCAATTGGCTAATTATAGATGGAGTTTCATACATTGCCAACCCATTCGTTCCTAATACAAATAACATGACAAGACGATTCATGGGTTTTGACGGTAGGATGATGGAAGCCATTAAAAACTCTGGAGAAAAGGTGATATCTAACGATTGGTGGCATCAGGGTGATGTGCCAGAATGTTTTAGAGATATAATACCGGATAACGCGAAGTGGAACAACAGCAAACAATAAGAAATATGAATAAGAGAGAAGCAAAGATATTGGCGTTAGAAACCTTTGCCAATAATGTAGAAATACTTATTGAATCAGCCGGCGTATCAGACAAAATCCGAACATCTAAAGACTGTGATTTGATTAACATCGCCTTTGAGGAACTGGCTGATAGTTTGCAGAAAAGAGCGGATAAATTGAAGTCTAACAACAAACAATAAAAATCATAGAAAGACTTTTTACTATGAAATAGGGTATTTGTTCCAACAATCTTGCTATATCTGCAGCGCAAGCTACATTGATGCAGATATAACAGGTTTTCGGAAAACAAAAGAAACGAAACCAATAACCGTTCTATACATAATAAACGGCTTTCGCCTTCCCAACGTTAAGGAAACCTCTATACTTCCTAATGTGGCTTGCAACCGGGAAAGGCAAAGCCGTTTTCTTTTGCCTACGAACATAATTAAAATACAAAAGTTATGAACAAAGAAATTGAAATTTTAGTAGAAGATCAGTTGATTCCTATCAAGAATAATGATGGGAGAACAGTGGTAAACGCAAGAGACTTGCATGAGTTTCTTGAAAGTAGAAAGGATTTTTCAAGCTGGATAAAGGATCGAATTGAAAGATACGATTTGACTGAAAATGAAGATTATGTGGTTTTCACCGAATTTGGGGAAAACTCAAAAGGAGGTAGACCGAAGAAAGAATACGCTCTTACTTTGGATGCAGCAAAAGAATTGTCTATGGTAGAAGGAAATGAGAAAGGGAAACAAGCCCGGAAATATTTTATTGCTTGCGAAAAGAAATTGAAAGGGGAAAATCCGTCTTATCTGATTGTCGATCCAATCAAACGTGCAGAAAAATGGATTCAAGAAGAAAAAGAAAGGCAGTCTCTAAAAGAACAGACAAAACAGCTTGCAGAAGAAAACAAAAACTTGGAGAACCAAATAGAAGAAGACTTACCCAAAGTGATTTTTGCAATGGCTGTAACCGAATCCAAACGTTCCTGTCTTGTTGCCGAACTTGCAAAGATCATCTGTCAAAACGGAATGGAAGTAGGACAGAACCGGTTATTTAAGTGGCTTCGCAAAAGAGGGTATCTTGGAGTGAAAGGCGAATACTACAACCAACCAATGCAAAGATGGGTAGAAGCAGGAATGTTCGAGATTAAGAAAAGAACGATCATAAAACCGAACGGTGATCTGATTACGGTAAGCACACCTCTTGTAACCGGAAAAGGTCAAGTGTACCTCGTGAACAAGTTCTTGAAAGAATATATTTCAAAATGAAAATGAAAAATCACTCAATTTGTCACAATATAATGTTACATTTTAGTCTAAAAATACTGTTTGACATATTATATTGTGACAAATCCATAAAAAGTTTGTTACTTATAAATACTCTCTCCCTCTCTCCTACCCAAATGTTAAAATCAAAAATCCATATTTTAGACCTTAAAATCACTCTATTTTGAGTCAAAAATATACAATAAGTAAATTCATTTTCGCCTATAAGGGAAGTCGGATTTTCAAAATTAATAAATCATTGATATTTAATCATTTAACTCAAAAACTTACCAAAACGTCATTTTTACACCTTATTGTAAAAATATACAATAAGTCCAATCACCATTTTCTTGTCTCATTTTACCTCAATTGTTAAAACCAATCTGAAAAAGTAATAGTAAATAGTTACATTTTGGTAGGAAATTTGTTACAGAAGGTTAAATAGAAGAAATCACCTTTCCAGAAGGCAAAATTTCATTCATTTAGGTGTAATTTATAGCAATCCAGACGTATTTGTAGTAGGAGATTTACCCTATTTTGTAACAATAAACTATTACATTTTAGCCTGTTTTTGACTATTTCTTGGTATCATTTTAATAGGAACAGTCTTTATTTACTTTACAAATAGTCAAAATTCAAAAACAATCGAAAAATAGGGTATGTGAGACCCATCAAAAATCACATAAGTCTGAAAATCAAGAATTTAAATTTTTCAATTTTCGTCCACTCCCTTATAGCGAAAAAGTTTTGAAAACCCGATTTTCTTATTATCATTTTGATAGAGAAAATTATTATTTCTAAATCATTTTGTCAAAATAGGGAGATTTATGTATTGAGCGAAGCGATTGTCCCTCGGAAGGGAGAAAGAATCCGCAAGGATTCCCCTTCCGAAAGAAAATAGGATAGTCCAACCCACCAAAATCGCCAATAAGAACCCAAATCCATATTTCTACACATACCAGGAAAGAAAAACAGAAAGCCCAAATCTATAGGAAAGGAAATAAATACCCCCCTACCCATTCAAAAAAGAAGATAGTGTGGACAGAATAACATTCCTACTATAAAAGAAAAAGTAGGATGGCAAAATCGCCAATAGAAGTGTGTTTTTGAGATTTTATATACATAAGGTATTGAAAATAAAAGAGATAAAATAATGTTGATCTTATAAAAATCCCCACTATAGATTCTATTTGGAAGTTTTGTTAACCGGTGTAAGAAAGATAACAGGGATATCTGCAAAAATTTCCCAACAGGATGCTATTTTAGGATTTTGCCTTGTGACGTATTAGGCGCGCCACCTCAATACAAAGAAACTACATGAGAAAAGAAAAAGGAAGTGAGAAAAAGAGATAAACAAAATCATTAACAATAACAGTATATGTACCAAAAATCGCATACAGAACAAGAAAATAAAATTCCGTATAGTATAACTTATTGATTTTCAATTAAATAAAATATATCTGTTTACAAAAATCCCCACCAAGAGAACTATTTGGAAGTTTTGTCCACTGTCATGTTAGACACGCCACCTCAATATGGAGATTCCTTAAACAGTCCCTAAAGATACCCTACCAAAACAAAATACCCCGAATAACCTACTTTTCCATCCATTCCTGACACTTTCTTTGCAAAATGATATACCACTATCACCCAGATAAAAATAAAGCCTTAAAAACGATTATTTGAGGTCATAGGATTAGATCGTAGGAACAGAAAAGAAGATATAAAAAGGATATAGAGGAAGTACTCATTTACCTATACACTCCATGTACAAGGATAAAAGAAAGAGTATAGGAATATCTGTGTCAAAATTAAAGTTCTATGTATATAGATATATCTATATACATAGAAAAATGAAAATAACAGATAACAGAGAGAGAGGATAACATGAAGCTATGGCACATATAGAGATAAAGAAGTGACACAACGGTAATAGATCAGTAGCTAAGAAATACCAAAAACAAAAGTTCCTATATATATAATATATTATATATATAGGAAAAATCAAATATAAGGATATATCCAGAGCAAAAGAAGGTATAAATGTTACAAAGCTACATGCTATACTTGCATATACAGATAGCACCCTATTATGACAAAATAGGGTTATTTTGTGTCAAATTTGAAAGTTTTTAGACCTAATTTTGCCTATTTTCATTGTAAAAAGTACAATAAGTCAAACTATTTTCGCCTATAGTGCGTACTCGAAAATTTGATTCATTTAAAATATTGATTTTCAGTTAATTAGCTAAATTTGATTCGAAAACTCGATTTTTTAGAGTGATCAAAAAATTATACAATAAGTCATTTTGGTAATTTTAGTGTCAAAAATGAAAGATTTTGAGGTTTTGAGGATGAAAATAGGTGTATTTCGGTATTAGTATAGCTCTCAAAATTGGGTCGTATATGGTGCGTTGCAGCACCGTAGACCCAATTTTAAAAACAATAGGTATATAACTCCCGTAAAAAAGAAAGGCAATGTATAGAGTATAAAAATAGATATAGAAGGTGATCAACAACTATAGGAATAGAAGCGAAAAGTAGGAAGCAAACAAAATAGCAAACACTCCGAACACCGCTTGAATAGTGGAAGAGGTAGGATAATAGAGGGAATGAAGGGAAGGTGTTTTGTGTAGGGTGATGGCAGGTGAGGCGGACAAATACATACACAAACATCTCTAAAATTATAAATTCTAAGTTTCAAAGCTAAATTTTTAAATATGCACCTAATAGAGATATACCAAAGTTTACAAACCATACAAAAAGAAATATCTGTGTCTAATAAAAATCATATAATCTAAATTTTGAAGCATAATCTAAAAAGTCACAAATCACATTTTTACACCTGCCTACTTATCTAACATTTTCATATTTACATTCCTTTTGATTTCCTTCTTTTCTCTTTTTCCTATTCGTTATAACTTTTAGTTATAGGTTTTTCGACATGCTTTTTCTATTCTTTTTCTTTTATTTTGATAGGTATTTGTGTAATTTGTTGATATTCAAATAATTGTGTATCATGCTATTTAGATTCATTCTAAATAAGGTTTTCTTTATTGGTATTAAGTTATAACTATTTGTTTTAAAATTGAGGTTCCGCCCGCGCCGGCGCGCTTTCGCTTCGCCTCAATTTTGATATAAGTAACAAACAAAACAAAGAAAAATCATCAAATTAACCTTTCTTAACTATAAAACCTTTGGTATGTAACATTAAAGTGTTACATTTGTATCAAAGAAAAGAACTAATAATAACAACTAATTAAACAACAAAGTTATGAAAGCAACAAGAATTAATGCAAAGCAAGCACAAGGGTTAATTAACAACGAAGAGGAAAGATTTAACGATCAGCCGGCAATAATTAATAACGGTGATAGCAAAGAAACTTCTATTTCCTACGAAGGTAAAACAATCAAAATTAAATGTTTGCTTTCAAATACGAAGGCTTGCAAATGGGATAAAAAATACCCGGAAAATCATAATCACTACATTGTAACAGTGAGCTATGAGGGCAAAAGATTATCTTTTGATTGGTTTGATAGCTTTCAAAATTTCCGTTGCGGTGTCATTGATAAAGATAGAAATGAAATTATTGAAATGTTTTATTCTTACTTACAGGACATTCTTTATAAAAACGAATATTCAGACAAAAACGATTTTTGCAAAGGAGAAGGAAACACGCTTGCTTTGTGGAATGCGCTTTGTAAGCAAGAAAATAAATATAATAGAGTGTTTGAAGGTATTGATATTTACGAGCTTGCAAGCAATTTACAAGAAACATTTGAATTTTAACAACTTAAAAATAAATGATATGGAAACAAAGTATATTTATAAGGGTAAAGAGATTTTACAAAGTACGTTTATTTCTCTATGTCGGAGAATAGGCGTAAATGGTGGAAGAAAATTTACTACTTTGGAGAAATTGCAACAAGAAGCAAACAAAGGAAATAAAAGAGCAATAGAACTATTGTCAAATTTGCAAATACAATGAAACGCGTATATAAATGGGTAATTGATGGGCTGGAGTTCTCCAGCCTTCAAAAAGCAAAGCAATTTTGTAGGGAAAACAAAACAGGTGCAACGGGTATTTATGGAGCCGATAGGAACGGAAATAATGTAACTTTTACACCTATTGAAAATACAAAGCGCGGTGTCTCTTTTGGAAAGTCCTATAAAATAAATGTAAATAATACACTTTAATAAACAGTTAAACAATAAAGTTATGAAACTGAAAGCAATACAAATAATATTAGAAGGTTTGAAAGTAGTATTTATTTCTTTCGTTATCGCTCTTATTATTCTATTTGTCGACGAAAAGAATTTTTTGCATGTTATCTTATTAGTTCCTATTGTTTTAATTTTACTTTATATTTTGGTTGAAAAATCATTTATAAGTAACAAACAAAACAAAGAAAAATCATCAAATTAACCTTTCTTAACTATAAAACCTTTGGTATGTAACATTAAAGTGTTACATTTGTATCAAAGAAAAGAACTAATAATAACATAAACAAATAAAGATCATGAGAACAAAAGAACAAATTTTTGAATTTATTGCTACAGAACTGAAAAACAACAATACTATTGTTGTAGCAACTTTGGGAAATGGAGGTTGTGGTTTAACCCTATTACAGGGTGATTGTGTAGAATTTATTGAGGAGCTTAAGACCTATTCTTTTGACGGAAAAATGAAAGGCTGCTTGGATATAGTCGAAAGCGAATATGTAGAAGCAACAAGCGAAATATATCAGTTTTCCGGGAACGACGGGTACAAAGTACAAATTTTAACTTATTAATAAAGCAACTAACTAAACTAATTAAACAAGGTGCGCAAACCTTGACAAAACGCAATAAAGCTATGACAACTACAGTAAATAACAACGAAAACAAGGTAACTGTAAATCGTATTGGTTTCTCTGGATTATTTTCTAAGTTCTTTAAAGAGGACACACAAGTATATGATTATCTTTTTGAAGGCGGTAAATGTTATTCCTTTGACTACTATATTGGGTTAAATGATGATTGCAAAAACGGACATTTAACCTTTAGTTTTACCGGAGAAATTAAGGTTAAAAAGCGCAACGGAAGATTTTACACTTGTATAAGTGGCGCGATCGGCGATATAATTGTTTATTTTAAACCGGAATTTGAAAAGTTTAATCGGTTGCATCTGTGCAACCACTTGGGACAACCAACGTTTATAGATGATATTCGCTTTCATATCAATGAAGGCAAAACAAATGAACAAATAGCGGAAATGTATAATATTTCTAATTTGGAAGCTATCGAAATATTACGTAACGCTTCAGACAACAAAGATTTATTTCACTACCTTGTTTTTCACTTGGGCGTTGCTGATGCTTGGGAAAAGCAAGCAAAAGAAGCTATCCGGGAAATGGAAGCAAAAACGGGCTTAACTTTGAAAATTGAAAATAAGGATAAAGTTTACAAGCAATTTGACGCAGAAAAGTGTAACGACATGGCCTATTTGTTTAAACATAGTTACGCGACAAAAGAAATGAAACAAGTGCGTGAAGAAACTGCAAGATCAAAGAAACGGTTAGAAGAACTTGCAGAGATTGAAAAAGAGTTTGCCAAAAGTGTAGAAAAAGCAAAAAGAATTTACGAAGTAAAAAAGGCGGTTGTCTCTTTCGGCATAAGTTGGGATAACGTTACCCTTTACGATCATAGAAACGAGCTTTGTTTTAACTGGTTAGATTGCTGTGAAAAGGTTCCTTCTGATTTAATCAACGAACTTGTGTGCAGTAATACTTTACCGGAAGGAATAGAGGTAACGAACCTGGATAAAGGTAGGGAATAATAACCCTACCTATTTATTAATCAATTAAAAAGAATCAATATTTACAATAACATAAGTAATTAAACAATAGCAATTTAAACTAACAGGAGATAATAAAAATGAAAGCAACTAATAGTAGTACAAATACTTTATTCATGGAAATTTTTTTAGAATTGTTGGAAATCGCAAAAGCATACTTCCAGGAACTTTTTAAAAACGAAAAACCTGGTGTATATACATTGAAAGACATTTACACTTACATTGAAAGCTGTGAGAGCTTAGAAGCAAAGCAAGGGAAAGCGGAAAGACTGACAGACAAAGAAAGAGAGCAAGCGATAAAATACTACACAAAAAGCCCTTACTATTCAAATATTAATCCTACTTTAAAAAACAGTGTGCTATACTTGTGCAAAGTTTCAAATAATATTGTTTTTATTGAAAAAGACAATTTTAAATGTAGCTTTGACATAATTAAAGTATTTGAATATCTGGAAAGGTTTAAGCAATTGTCAGGTTCAAAAGAAAAATTAGAATTTGTCAAAGAAAGAAACCAGGCGCAAGAAAGCGAGGATAATTGTATTTGCTCTTTTGATATTGAATTTAACAAGAAAGACAAAACGTTTCTAACTGCAAAAACCAAAAGTTCAAATCACTATATTGATAACAATATTTTAATAGATATAAACTTAGGCAAAATATATGCTACTGATTCGTTTATTTGTAAAAGTAGAAATGTGAAAATATCTAATTTTTTTGGCAATTGGGATAAGCATATATGTATATCTTTTGACATCTTTAAAAAGGTAGTAGGAAAAGAATGTCATATTGTTGTTAACTGTGACGATAAAGAGGGACAAATAGTCGTAACGATCGTAACGGATAAAGGTGAAATATTTGAGTGTCGTTACAATGATTTCAATAAGAATGTAAATATAGAGGGCGTTTACCCTATTTTATACAAGGAATTAAAATTGACAGTTAAGGACAGCAAACAGTTTACAAAGGATTTAAAAACTATATCTAAAGTCTCCGAATTTGTTTCTTTCGAGATAGAAAAAGGGTCAGACCGATTAAGAGTAAATTATATTACAGAATTAGGAATAAGTGATACAGATAATAAATACGGAGAATTGTTTGTACAATTGTCTGAACCGTCTAATTTTACTTATAGATCAGATAACAGATTAATAAGGTACTTTCTTGTCTGGACGGTTGGAACGGCGAAATATATTTTACAAAAGAATATAGTTATTGTAAACTTTCTTTTGTCTCTGACAACTGTGACAACTGTTTTATGATTGATAACAAAATTAATTATTTTAATTCAATTAGAGATAAGAACGATTATTTCCCGGATAAGTTAACCCCTGTTTATTGTGGAAAAGAAACAAAAGAACCGGACACAGATACTAAGCCTGTAAGAACGCCGGAAATCAAAAATGATACAAACCTACAGGAGAGCAAAGAAAGTACTGCAAACGTAACAGAAATAAGCGGAAAAGAAAAGGCGTTTAAAAATGAATTTGAAGCATATAACTTTGTCCGAGACAAAGAGAATGAAAGTTACTTTGCTTTTAATGTCTCTGACTATACGGATGATATGATAGAAGTAACCGGACTCGACTTGGAAAGCATCTCATCTAAAGTAAAACAGGATAGCTCAAAAGAGTTAAAAGTTATACAGGATATAAAGCTATATGATAAAACCGGGAAAATAGTGTTTACTTATGGTGATGGAAATACAAATACTATAATAGAAACAACTTTCAACGGCGACAGTGTGTTGCAAAGTGTATTACAAAAGATAAACGAAAGCATGTAACGCTATGATCCGGTTAAACAAATTCCTTTCCTTGTTTGTCTCTAAAAGGCAGATAAGGAAAGAAAAAGGAAAGAATAGAATGAAGTATTACACAAAAGACAATGTTAAGTTTGTAACATGGAAATACAATGCCGGCGTGCCGTGCTTCTATTTGAACAAATCTGTAGATATTGTGAATGTACTTCTATTGAATGATTCAAAAAAGTTACAAGGTTTTTTCTGTAAAGGATATTTTGTAAAGAATATCCTAAAGAAAAACAAAAAGAAATTTTTGCCGGGCAACTTTTATCAGTTCCTTTATAAATTGGTATATGTCGGCTACAAAATAGAAAACGGAGAAAGACTGAAAATGTATCAGCTTAAAGAGGTTGCATATTTTGAAAGTGTTTAGCCTTTCCAAAGAAAAAGATTTGTATATCTTTGCTATGTGTAGAAAATTTTATGTTTGTTATATTATTAGTTTAGTTATTCAATTGGTATTTAGTAGTTTAATTAAGTTTATGTTATTATTTTGTCCTTACCGGTACGCGATGTATAGGTAAGGACTTTTGTTTTTGTCCTTTCTTTAGTGTAGTTTTGTCACATAATAAAAACAACCATTAAATTTTTGTCAAAATGAAGTTACAAAAGTCTGTAGACAAACCTTCTATAGTTTGCGATAACTGTAGATATAAAATTGAGTGTCCCTATGTGGACAAGTCAGAATGTTTCGAGTATAACAGTGTACAGCTTTCTAAATCTCAAATCGAAGAATTGAACAATGAAGAAGGAGAAACAGCTTACTAATAAAGATTTACCGGCTATTTCCCAAAAGGACTTTGTGGAAATAATAGAACAAGCTCCAGAAGTGATCCAGACCGCTTCCAGTGAGCTAAAAAACGCTTTTGTCGCTTTGGAAACGGCAGAAAGGGCACTTTCTGAATCGTCTTACCGTTTCTTTGTCTTTGAAGGTAAAGACGGGGAGGAGATTACAGCCGATTTGAAAAGTTATTCTGCGAAGGGTTTTATCCTTCGTCACGGTGGAAAAGAATCGGACGTAAAGAAAGCACAACGACATAAAGAAATGTATGTTATGCCTCTCATAGAAGAAATAAAGAGGTGCAAAGAGGTATTCAACGACATTTATCGAAAAGAAATGCTTTCTTCCGTCACGCCGGAGATCATGTCCTATATCGTGAAACTGTTTGGGGAGATGAACGGCGTTGATGATGTCCAGAAAATCCTAAAGGAAGAAAAGAAGATAAAACTTACCCAAAAGGAACTGCAAGCCATCTTCGCCAAAAAGAAAGCGGAAATCGAAAGCAAACGTGCCGTATTTCTTGCTTCATCCAATCAATATAAGGTGGCAACGGAAGCCGGTAGGCTACAGATCATAAACACTATCATAATAGACCTACAGCACCGGTATCAAAAATACCTTGCAGAAGAAAAGGAAGAAAAGGCATTGATATTCGAGCGGGAAATAAGAAACATGCTCGAACAAGCCCGGAAAGAAGTAAAAGGCAATGAACTAAAGCTGACTGTAGACGGGAAAATAGACATTGTCGCTACTTTGCACGGGCAGGAAAACGTTTCTCGTGTGTTCCGTACACTTCCCATCAATTCTATTATAATAGGTCTCGTCGCTGCAAAATCAGGTCTTGACCCTACTGTATTGGTACATCAGCTTGCAACAAGCTACTACAAGGACTTCAATGGTTTCAATAAAACTATTCTGGGTAGGGAAAAGATTATGCTTCCGGGCGATCTGATCCGTGCAGCCAATTGGGAAGAACTGGAAAAGCAAAATCAGAAGTTTTTGGACGAAATGACGCCTTATGAAGTGCAGGAGGCTACTTATATAGATGATGAAAGAAAAGCCTCTGTAAAGGACAGATTAAAGGCTTTACGGCTTAAATAGGGAAAGGGAGCTATGACGAACAAGGAAAGAAAGATAAACCTCTATATAAAAAGAGTGGAAAGGTTTAATGAGCTTTGTCCTTCCAACGGGTTCCTGTGGGGAAGTACGATCATTAAACCTATCACAAGGCGGAATTTGAAAATAGCCCTGTCGGGAGAAAAAGAAGAAAGTATAGACCGGAAGATAAAAGGAATAGAAAAGTTTATAAAGTATCTGGAAGGTGATGCGGGCAGTGACGGAAGGAAAAGAATGCTGCCGGAACTGAAAAAGTATCTGATAAACGTAAAGGACGCGAAAATAAAAATATCCCCATCTATAAAAGTATTTGTAAATGGGGATACAAGATCGCGTTTGTCTCTTTTGGAAAAGAAAGACGGGAAATGGACTGTATCGGACTACCGGGGAACGGTATTGAAACTGAAAAATCAAGAATCAGCCCTTCAAAGGGAAATCTTGTTCAGATTGAAAGCAAAATATGACCGGTCGATCATACCCAATACAAAAACCATTTTCCGTGCTTATTTTTAACCTAAATACATTTCCCCATGTAGTTCTGGATATTTGGAATCTCGCATAATGTTCCGTATCTTTGTCTCTGTCCAAACAGGAATGACATTCTTTACCGGGATGATTGCAGGTTTCTTTTTGGGAGTTTCAATATTCTTCTTTTCGTAAGGCATACTATTAGTTTTAAAAATGAAAGGGCTAAGAACCGATTTTTACAGATTGTGTTCAAAGCCCTTTCTTAATTAACGTAATTTACTAACAACGAGATTGTTAATGCGCCTACTCTGTTAAGGATTTTCGGCATCCTCCTTTATTAAAACTTAGATTTGTTCATAGAGGAATTTAGAATAGATTTTTGCTATTTCATGCTCTCACCTCCTTTCTTTTAATGGGTTTGCAACTCGATTAACTATAAACAATTATACAGGTATATATTTCTTACTCAATTGTGATCCAAATATCTTCTCCTTTGTTCTGTGCTTCTTTTAGAATAGCAACAAGTTTTTGTTCATAAGGTGTGGAGTTGATCACTTTCCCTTTCACCTTGTTTTCCCCCACAAGAATACAGCCGGAGCTATCCTTGTCTGTATTCCCTCTGTGGATTCTAATACCCTCAAAATGAGGGACGTCCAGCAATAAGGGTAGTTCTCTTTTAAACCGGGGAGACATATTTACAACAACTTTGTATCGTCCGTAAGGAATAGCGGATTCGCCATATACTTTTGTTTCCCCGTTGTCAAATTTACCGGACTTGTCCTTGTCTCTTACACGATCTTCCAAGGTGTCACAAAAATAAGTCTCATCAATGTACATCTTTCCTATTGTATAGGGATAATCAATAGGTGTTATTCTTTTTACTTTAATCTCCATAATCAATTGATTTTTAAAAGTTTATAATAAATCAAGCATGTCTTCTACTGTCACTTCCTTTAGGTTTATGTCGGGATATTCGTCTTTGATCAGTTCGTCTATGTATTCTACATCTTCAAACCTTTCTTGTTGGATCAAGAGGTTTCTAAGTCCTATGAGATAATTAAACCTTACGGAATCGATCCTTGAATCTATTGCCATGCAATAGTTTTCCAAGTTCTTAACTCTTAGCCATAGGATAAATACAATCCCCAATAGGAAAACTGCTATTATCCCCAGAATTATAATACAAATTGTTGAAAATTCCATGTTTTTATCGTTTGTAAGCCATTTTTTCTAACTCTACAGTAGTCATGTTCTCCGGGATTGTTTTAAGACGTTTGTAACGTCCTCTTTCAATCCGTTCTATGAATCCTGCTCTGTAAAGATAAGTAATAGTTTTCCTAAGTGTACCGTTAAAGAATAAATTGCATCTCGATATATCGTAAAATTCAAACGGACGATCCATGGAATTAATATGTCTAATAAGCTTTTGAAGCTCTGTTTCTTTCTTTCTGCTCATATCTTGTTGTTTTTGAATTGTACTTGTGAAAAACAGGAAAGCGTATCTTCACAGACCGGCTTTCCCAAAATGAATCTTAACTATTTATGGAAAATATATAAATTATTCTATTTCATTTAGTTTCATATGACTTAAAATATGTACGATTACATCTACTGTCCAGCCGTTTCCAAGCATCCTGCATTGTTGTGTTGCGCTGCATTCCCATTTATACCATTCCGGTATTGTTTGCAATCTTGCACGTTCAACAGGAGTAAGCCTTCTTATTCTGTCTTTTTGATAAACAAGATCATATATGCCGGCACCACCAAGACATAATGTTTGGGATTTTTGGTTTTCTGTTCTGCAATCTGCACCAAAACCGTTTCCATTGGATTTATTTCTTTCAAGATGTCGTTGTAGTCCTGCCAATGCTTTTTCTGAAAGAAAGCGATTGTCTTCCAAGACTTCTTCCATTACATCCTTTAGGACAAGACCTCTGTCTTTTGGCAAAGGAATACTGCCATCGTTTATATTTGTCCAATAGATACGTTTCCTATTTTGCGCAGAGACCAACGCAGAGTTTATGTGAACGCCTTTTGTATTTAAAGCCTTATCGAATACCGATTCCCACCTTTTGCCCATTTCCACATTTTCCAATAGAAACAGGACATTTGGGTTTATCTTCTTTGCTTTTTCCAAAATACGAACAAATTCCCAAAACAGATAAGATTGACCTGTAAACTCAACTCCTTTGCTTTTTAGGTCAAGATATTGCTCCAAAGAAAGGACTTCAATGTTTTCTTTTGTAGAAAGACCTTCTCTTTTACCAATCATAGATAAATTGTAGCAAGGACTTCCACCTAAAATCAAATCTATTTTCTCTAAATCAGCTACCTTTATATTCCTTACATCTCCTAATTGGATTGTATCAGGAAAGTTAAGCTGGGTTTGTTTTATTGCAAACTTGTCTATCTCGCTTGCATAGTATATGTCGGGTTCAATTCTCAATTCCTTCAACGCTATCTGTCCACAGGACATCCCGTCAAACAAGCTAAGCACATTCATGGTTTCAATCTATTTCTATGTATATTTCCAATTCAGTCAATGTAACTGATTTTATTACTAAATCTTCAATATCCGACAGAAAATCAAAATACAGCTTTGTTCTTTCGATAGCTTCTGTGTCGGAATTTGATCGAACTATTAAAACAATTTTCTGCATTTTTACTTTTCCTTTAGGAGTTGTCTCCGGGTAATAGGAAACGACTTTGAAAAACTTCTCTCCATTCCCTACTACAGAAATAATATCTGTTTCTTTGATAGGAGAAATCCTAAAGTCTTCATTTGTTTCTTTGCTTCCCCAATCAGTAGTGATCGCTTCTACTTCCGTATAGGTGTAAGCCCTGACAAGAATAGTTCTTTTAACAGGTATTCTTGGCGGTTTAAAACCGTCTGGATTGTCTGTCCAGTAATTTATAGTTGATTCGAAATACATACTGTCATTAGATTAATGATTGTAAAATAATTCCTTTTGTAAAATCGCATTCTTCGCTACCTCTTGGAATGATAACGAAATTCTTAGACGGTGATTCCATCTTAAAATTGTAGGTTATTTTCGGGTCGGGAAGAAAAGATGCTTTTTCTATGTACAGAAACTTGTTGGCTTTCTTTCTCCATGCGGAAAAATCATAGGAGAAAAGCGGTATCCCTTCTGCCGACAACAAAGACATCCAGTTTCCCCACATATCCATTACAAGAAGTCCTGCTGTTGCTTTGAAACTGTCCCCGGTATTCAAAGTAAAATTCATTACATGGTTGTAACCGTCTTTGATACACTCTGCAAGCTCCCTCCCAAATTCTGAATGATTTTTTAATGTGACTGCAAGAGTGAGATGCCCGGTTTCATATATCTCATCACATCTCATGGCTCTTGCGTCACTGTCTAAAGCAACAAGGACATCTTTTGTGATTCCGTCATTCTTCCCCATCTTCCTTTTTATTAGGGATAAGAAGAACGGATGGTACGCCATTACAGCCTTGGTTCAAAGGTATCTCATTCCATTTGCCTTTTGTAATGGCTTTCACTTTCAAGAATACATCCAAAGGAACATCCAACATTAACGGTTGCGGTTTATAGGAATGATCCTTTCTCCATTTTGCCATTTGAAGCTCGATGTTTGTCTTTACAGCTTCCATAGAAGGTAAATAAGATCCCAGCTCTTCTATTTTGCTTGCATTGAAAAGCGAAATATTCCCATTTTCATGAGGAACAATGATATAAAATTTATTCTTTTTCATCTTCTTAGTTTTTGATGTTGCAAATGTAACATTATACTGTTACATAATCGCTCTTTTATAGTTAAAATACGTAAAATTGTCAGTTTTTCTTTCTTTTGTTTGTTACTTATAAAGGCGATTCTTCTGTATTTATATGGCAATAAACCAGTTCTTCCTTTGCCCTTGTAATAGCAACGAACTTCAAGCAATCCTCTGCATACAAGGCTTTAGGTGTCTTTGCAAACTTGGAAGGAATTAATTCAGGATTTAAAAAGAAAACCCGTTTTGCTTCCAACCCTTTGCTTTTGTGTATGGTAGAAAGAATGATGCCGGTTTTATCGTCAGAGAAAATGTTTTTGATCTTTTGTTTCAAAGCTAAAAAAGAACCAGGGAAACGCTTGTATAGAATTTCAATGATAGAAACTTTTTCTTTCAATGCCACATAAGAAGCGTTGTTGGTAATAGCGATTTCAGACAGACCTTTTCCTTTTAATTTAGAGACTTTATCGTCTAATAGGAGGTATAGGTCGTCCAAGCGTTCCTGTCCATCTAAAAGCCGGCAAAGACTTTCTCCAAAATCCCGTCCCATGATGGATGCTTTCTTTCCTTTTTCTAATAGCATAATAAAAGTAGCAACTAAAGGAAAGTTGTTCCTACAAAGAACAAAATCCCCGCTTTCGGCTTCAAAGATGTCACCACTTCTTACAACACCTTCTTTTGCTGTGGGAACACATTCTGTACCGGGAAACACTTCATTCGCTACTTCGACAATTTTCTTTGCACATCTGTAAGTAACAGAAAGTGGGAGGCAAATTGTATTCGGCATTCCTTTTATAGAATTGAATACATCCAAATCGGAACCCATGAAATTATAAATAAGTTGTTTTGAATCCCCTACAGCAACAAACCTTCCTCTTGGTTTGATATATCTTTGTAAAATTTCCTTTTGAAGTGTGAATAAATCCTGTCCTTCATCTGCCATAACAACTTGATACTTAGGAAAGTTCATTTCATCCACAAAATTATATGGAATCCATAACATATCTGGAAAGTCCATTTTGAAAGATTTGTTGTCTTGTATTTTGGCACAATCCTTTCTCCACCTTTCATTGATTTTATTCAGATCATTTATCATTGAATTTTCATAATCCAAATCATATTCAATACAAAGCGCAGAGACATTTCTTTCGTTGATTTCACAAAGCGACAGCCTAATCTTTTCCCACAATTCTTGTAAGGCAAAATAATATCGCATTTTTTCTTTGTATTCCTTCTTCCTAAAATCAAATAATTCCATACAAAGAGAAAAGCATTTGTTTTCTTCAAGCTGCATTCGGAATCGAAAATTTTTCATTAATGTACGAAGTCCCATTGAATGAAAAGTGTTGCACTCTACTGTAGTAGGTAGTTTTGTTTTTAGCTCTTCTGCAATACTTTTGTTAAAAGCCATAAACAAACAACTTGTACCTTCTTTTGTCCGATTGCATAGCTCTTTGAGTGTATGTGTTTTACCTGAATTATGAGTGATAGTAAAATCTCCTAATAGAAATCTTTCATCTTTGTCAACTTTAAATCCATACCATTTTCCTACGCCTATTTCTTCTATCCAAAATCCTGTCCTTAAAACTGTTTTTATTTGTTTTCTTTCTTTTGCTTTTTTTCTCTCCACCTTTACTGGGATAATATTTGTATTGCCACTAATACTAATGCTATAATATTCCCCCTCAAAGTTTAAAGATTTTATTCTTCCAATCTTTTTACAACAATACGCTGCTAAACCAAGACTTCTACAAAGAAATACTACCAAATCAGATATTTCTTTGTATTTAGTAATTAATTGATAGCAATTATTGTTATCAAGGTGTCCGTCTCCATCTAATATGCCGGCAATAAGATTTAGCCTGTTTTCCTGTGAATTTATAAAATATTCTTTTGGTATATTCAAACGCCCCTTTTCTTTGGCAAAATTTTTTAATATTGCTCTAATAAGATTTATTCTACCTTTTCTCAATTTCACGTTTATGCCATAGCAGCCTCTTTCTTTTCTTTTATGTACAGATACCTTTTCTCCTTCAAATTTAAAATTTTCAAGATAGTTTATTAATACTGTATCATTTTCATTTATAGAAAAATTAGAAACATCATTTTTATTTTTGCTTCCTTCTGCTATCCACAATCCTACAAAGTAAGGATCAAGTGGCAATTCCTGTTCAGGGAAATCAACTCCAGTCCTTTGTAATTGAAGTTTCATCTTTGCTCCTGTTGTTTTTTCAACAGGTCTCTTCAAGATTTTAGATATAGGATAGTCTACCAAAGGATTTAATTGATTTTCTTCTTTTTTTACCTTATTGTTTCTTGCTATATTTTGATCATAAACAGTCAATAAATGCTGACTATTACAAATCCAACTATCACCTTTAACTGGTTTTATTTTATATAGCTTATCAATACCTGTTGATACCGATAAAACGTTTCTTGGTGTTGAATCTACACCCATCACCTTATCACCTACTCTTATATCCTGGACAGGTTTGATAGAGCCATCGTACATTAATATGGGAGTGTCCTTACCCAAACACCCCGCAGTTGCTTCTACCACTATGTTTTTATTGGTATTCTCGTAAGCATCGAAAATAGCCAATTGATACTTGCTCCATTCCATAATTCTTTTCGTTTGCTTTTATTGCTGTTAGTCTTCTTTTCTTAGATAGTGTAGGAACTCAAACGGCTCTCTTATGCCATCCAAATATTCTTCGTCCCATTCGTTATCGTACGCTTCCCTTTCAAAAGAAATGTTTCTGTAAGCCTCTTTAAAACTCTTGTATTGAATTAATCTTACAACCCATTCTATCCCATACCACAAAAAGAAAGGTAGGACAAGAAGCTCTATTTGCTGTTTTAGATGAATTGATTCATGGTTTATTATTCTTTCTGCCAATGGTTTATATTCTTTCCTTGCAAAAATAAAAGGAAAAACGGCCATTGCTACATATCTCTTGAAAGGGATCAGCTTATTATACACGACGATCTTTTTCATATTTACTGAATTTTTTGTAATCCGCTAAATAGTCGGCAATGAAATTTCCACAAACAATAGGATCATTGTAATCTTTCTTATGTCCCGGAATCCATTTGACCTTTATTCTTAGTTTTGCGTGTTTCAAGACTTCCATGAAGATTTTGTCCCACAAGTCCTGATTCTCTACACGCAAGTCTTCTTTCACCCAATCTATGAATCTGTATTTTAATTGATCAGCTACGTATTGGCTGTCTATATAGAAGGTAACGGTTGCCCTTAAATCCTTTTTAATAGCCTTTAAAGCCATTAGAACGGCTTCCGTTTCCCTTCTGCCTATGGTGGTATGAGAAAACCCTTTTCTTATGTGATATTCCTTGTCTTTCCATTTGATGTAAACGGCAGACCCACCCAGCCTTTTAGGATGTTTTGCATAGCAACTGCCGTCTGTCCAAACTTCAAGAACTTTTCCTTTTCTTTGCTTTTTCGCCATAACTTTTTAAAATCATCAGACTTGAATCGTCCTCAAAACCCTTATTCAACATATCGGTTACCGATTTCTTGTTTTTCAACATTTCCCATAAATCCTTGTCTATGGTAGAAGATGAAAGCAAGTATTGGATTGTGACCGGATTTTCCTGTCCGCTCCTTTCCAATCTTCCTATTACCTGTACAAGATCGCTTGGACGAGGTGGCAATTCCAAAATAGCCATGTTTGAGCAAACCTTTTGAAGTCCATCCACCCCTGTACCCAGACATCCCATATTGGCAAACAAAAGTCTTTTGGAAGGATCGAAAGAAAAGTCAGACAATACCTTTTCCCTTTTCTTTCCGGTCGTCTCACCTATGACAAGCAGGCCGTTTTTGAAAAGTTTCTGAATGTCTTTCAAAATAGTGGAATGAGAACCGAATACGAGCAATTTATCATCTTCGTTTGCTTCCAGCCATTCTTCTATCCATTTTTTGATTGCTTTCACCTTTCCTTCCAAAGAAAGCTGCTTTAGAAGATTCATCTTTACCAAAAACTCCGCCCTTGCGGCTTTTTCTACCTTTTCTTCATCCTTGAAATGATTGAAGATAAATTCCAGCAAGTCTTCTTCCGCAGCCTTATAAGCCTTCTTGTTGGTTATCTCGCATTCCACCATGTTTTCGGTTACAGGCGGAAGCTCTTTTAAAGCATCCCGTTTACTTACATGGAAATAGCAACATTTGATGAGAAGGTCGTTCAGTTCCTTGATATTGGATGCACCTGTCACATCCATTCCAAAAAAAGTTTCTTTCATGTTGCAATATCTTTCAAAGAAATAGTGATGGTAAGGGTCATCCGGCGCAATCTCTTTCAATCTTCCTATAAGTGCAAGTATGTTCAACAGTTCTGACGGACGGTTCATGATAAGCGTACCGGTTAACCCTATGATGGCAGAGGATTTTCCCGTCAACTTCTTGAATGTCTTGCTCCGTATGGATTTCCTGTTTTTCAGAAAATGGATTTCATCGGCTATGACAAGGGAGAATGTCTTTTTCTTCATCCCGTCCAGCCTTATTTCTATAGAGGTCTTGCCGTTCTTTTCCGTTCTTCTCCCCAGAATGTCGTAATTGATCACAAGAACATCGGCATCAAAATCTTCTGCCGGTGAAGTAGTGGAAATGACAGATACCCGTCTATTGGGATTTGTTTCTTTCCACTCTCTCAACCAACCGGATTTCACAGAAGCCGGACATACCACCATACAAGGGAAAAGATCAAGCATTTCTGCATAGAAAATGGACGAAGCGGTCTTCCCTGTTCCGACCGAAGAACCGTTTACATGGTTTCCGTGATTGATAGCGTAATAAAGATAGTCCATTTGATAGCTTCTCGGCTTTTTTAAGAGAGAAAGTCCTTCTATCAATAGTTCTATATCCTTTCTTGACAAAAGTTCCTTAAAAGGCTTTATTTCAGCTTTACAGCCTGTACGAACAATAGAAAGAGGATCAGTTTCTTCTATTCCACAATCCGCTACAAATTCTTTGAGTAGAATTTCTTTTGCAGGATCGGATTTGACATACAATTCCTTGTTAGCTGTATTTCTTTTATAAGAAGAAATGAGTTTAAGTCTAAGTAACGCTTCCTTGTCCAATCCGGCAAAATACCAATAATCTTTTTCCTTGTAGTAGTACGTCATTTCTTTCTATTGTCTATAAATTCAAAATAATACTTGCCATTCTTACACTTAATCTTCTTAATGATACAGAAATTCTTAATATTGACTTTTCCATCTCTTTCCAGTTTGTCAAATATGACTTCAAAGAGTAGGGAGATAATCTTGTCTACAGATCGCATGGAAATAAAACTTCTGGCATTTGTCCTAAACCCGGCTTTATTCAATACTTTCATGAAGTTGAGAGTTACCTCCCTGTAAATCTTATTCATTCGTTTCTATGTCAAATTAAACTACTCGAATTGATCGTCTTCATTAGGATCATAAGTTTCTTCATCCTCGAAGTCATTGATCCAGTCTTCTATATCTCTTTCCATCCTATTTTGATTTCAAATTCTTCCGGTGTCAAAATAGGAATGTTCAAATCCTTTGCTTTCTTTACTTTGGATGAAGAACTTTCCTTGTCTTTCGTTACAAGGATTGTTGTGTTTTTGGATACGCTGGAAACAACTTTGTGTCCTTCTTTTGCAAGACGTTCTTCCCACTGTTTATTTCTGAATCCTGTAAAGCAAACTGATTCGGGATTGTCATTTTTCACCGTTTCTTCTTGAATAAAAGAAATAGAAACAGGTGTACCACTGCAAAGATCAAAGAATGTCTTTAGCCCGTCATTAAAAGCCTTTGCGGTAGTCTCGGCAATACCATCAATAGAAAGCAAGTCTTTCGTAGGAACTTCCTCCTTTTCAAACAGGCTGTCTATTTGGTCTTTAGTGAGACTGTTGAAAATCATCTGACAGGTCTTTTCTCCTATCACGCCACCGAATACATTGTAAGCAGTCAGAACCCTTGCGAAAGGAACTCCATCGTCTACATAGGAATCAAATTGCTTTCGCAGCTTTTTGGAAAGGCTTTTTCCTATTCCTTCGATCTTTTCAAGCTCCTCTTCTGTTGCGTTTATGATGTCCTCGACAGAGAAAAGTCCACCTTTATAGAGTTTTCTTACAGTTGCTTCCTGCATTTCTTCCGTACCCAATGTAGCAAAGAAATAGACAAGTTGCTTTATCGCTTTTTCATCACAATTAGGATTTAAACAAACAAGGTCGGTTAGGGTTGCATCCCATTTCAAAGGTTCTCCACAAGAAGGACAGAACATCATGCTGTCACACATCCCCTCAAAGCACTCAATACTGTATTTTAACGTTTCCAAGTGTTTGGGGATAACATCTCCACTTCTTGTGACCACTATATAAGCATTAGGGCAAATATGGTTATCAGTAATGTATTTTGCATTGTAACCGGTACAGCGTGTAACCGTAGCACCATCAAACTCAACCGGTTCAAAAACGATTACAGGCTTGCTTTTCCCATCTTTTGAAATACCCCATTCGATAGAAATAACTTTGGTTGTGTATCTTTCCTGCCAATCCGGGTTTTTGTAAGCAATAGCATAACGCGGATTTCCATTAGGAAGTCTACCCAAAGCATTACGAATATTCTTGTTATCCACTTCAATTACAAGACCGTCACATTTGAAATTTTTGGTAAGCTCAAACAGTTCATTCAAGTAATCAAAAGCGGATTTTTCGTCATCGAAAATAGAAGCAGAAGTCACCCAATACTGCGTAGCATACGGTTCATAGGTATTATAAAGCTCTGCAAGTTGCAAAGATTTGTCCCCATCCAAGTCCATGGTACCGTATCGGATATAAGCGGTGTTCCCTAAAACCTGCGGATTCATTTCGTCTGCATTGAAAGCTCCTGCCACAGAATTTCTTGCACTTTTGTAACCAAGAGGTTTTACGTTTTTCAAAAACATACCGACAGGAATAATGGCTTCACCAAAAGTAAAGCAAGATTTCTTTCCCATAGGGTTGCCATGATTGACATATTCGTAATGCCGGTCACTTCTTTGTCCTTCTACTCCGTCACCTCTTGTCCAGCATTCATTTGTCGATTCGTCCACCAAAAGGGAAATGCCGTCATATTTAGGTGTAATGACAATTTTGTCATTTGGGTGAAGTTCCCATACATCTTTAACCCATCTTCTAATCTCACTGATTGTTTTTACCTTTTCCAAAGAAAACATAGGATACGGCAACTTTTCCATCCGGTCACCCTTTTTGTTTTCTTCAATAATAGGCTTTGTCAGGATTTCGCTATCAGGATATTCTTTTTTCAATTGGTCGATCAAAAGATCATACTCCTTGTCATTCATGATAGGAGCACCTTCTCTGTATTTTTGGTTGGCTTCTATGATTTTGCCTTCCAATTCTTTTTGCTTCTTTGTCATGATTTTTATTTGTCTAAGGATAAAAGGAATGCTCTGGTATTCTCTACAGAATCACACTTGTTTTCTACTTTTTGGACAAATTGATTTCTAATCATTTCTTTGTCCGCTACTAATAGTTTAGCCATAATCTCAAATTCTTTTCGTTACTTTTAGTAAAATGAATAATGCAATCAGAATCGTAAAAGCACCTATCCCCATCCCTCCTAAAAAAGAAAGCAATCTGTTGGGAGCTGCTTTTACTTCTTCTTTCAAGTTTCCGTTTTCTTCGCTCATCTTGGACAGTCTTTCTTTGAGGCTTTTTACAACTAATTCCAAACTATCGCAAGAAGCTGTTACAATAATGGTGTCACCTACTTTCTGAACAATCACATTTGCTTGTCCCTTGCTTGTTTCCCTCTTTTCCCCATCTTCCATTTTTTGAGGATTGATAGTGAGGTTTACAATTGAATAGGGAATCTTTACAAGCGTATCTGTCAACTCTCTTTCCCAGAATAGGGAATCTTTTAATGTGAAGTTATAATTTGTCTTTTGGGAAGGGCGGGATTTGCACCCACCCAAACCAATAAAACAACAAAATAACAAACAAAAAGCAATTACCGAATTTCTTTTCATCATATACTTTCTTTTATGATTGCAGATTTCAAGAATCCTGTTATCCCTATCCTTAGGGATTTCAGTTTTCCATTTCGAATAACATCCAGCTCAATGTTTCTAAAATCCCTTGCCACACTTACGCCTTTGATTGTGGCTTCTCCTATTCCGGGAAGTTCTATTGTCTTATCTCTCAATCTGTTTAGGATACAGTTATTCTTCGATTTCATGCGGTTTTAATACGCTTTTGTAAATCACGAAGTTCTCATGTCCGAAACTGATAGAGACGGAATCACATTCTTTTATCCATCCCCTTATTGTCCCTTCCGAATAATTGGAAAGGTTGTCTTTTAGAATAATATCTGTAATGTCCCTTCCAATTGCTTCGTTTTGGTAAAAGTCCCTTGTCTTCCCGTTGAAGTTGTCTAAAAGGATGGCTCTTTCCATCTTTCCGTCTGCCGACATAATAGCAAGAACAGGCTTCTTTCCTATTCGTTGCATATGACTGATAGCTATATAAGAATTACGTTCCATGGTTGATATTTATTTTATGTTCAACACGTTCTTAATTGTTTTCTCTTGATAGAAGCGTTTTCTATCCTCACTTCCGTCTTTCTTTGAAAAGTCGTTTGCCCTTTTCTTTAACATCTTCGCTTTGTTCTCGGTGGACATCATTTTAAATTCTCCTATGGAAATATCGGGAACTGTTTCGTTCTTTTCTTCTTCATAGGAAACTTGAATGCCACATACCGGACATTTGGGAAGATTTGAAGGGACAAGTTTATTGTACCGAAAGACGAACTTTGCATTTGTCATGGGAGATTTTATCCCAAACCTTTCGCAGTTTTCATTATCACAATAAATTCTTATCATTTTGAATCTGTTTGATTTTGTCCTTCAAAAGAGAAAGTTGCTTTTCCACTTCTTCCAGCCTTGAAGGATCATTTACATTGCTTTTGAGGTAGGAAAGATCATGTTCGATACTTTCCAGTCTGTCTAAGAAAGACAAGACAAAAATATTCAAATACTTACCGTTTGCCATAGTCGAAATTATTTTGTTTGTTACTTATAACGGACGCAAATGTAACAGTATATTATTACATCACCAAGCATTTTTGTACATTTTTGTCTTGAAATTGTCAGATTTCTAAATCAGACCTTTCCGTCTTGCATATTCGGCAATCAGAATACCATCCCTATCCGGGTGTTTTATAAGCACTTCTGGGAACAACCTTTTCCCTATATCCAAAGAAGCCTTTTTAAGTTCCGGTGCACCTGTAATCCCCTTTGGCAGTAGTGCCCTTTGCCATTCCTTGGAATCCACAAAAATATACGGTACTTGGTAAAGCTCCAATACAGTCAGCTCTGCTTCCAACGCACGCATGGCAGAACAAGTTGCCTCAAAGCGTGCAGGATTCTTCATGGGACGTTCAACAATCGCAACGCATGGTGCGTGTTCCTGTAAATCTGCAATAATTTCTGCCAATACTTTTACATCCACACGAGAGATGTTTTTCTTTGCTTTTGTGTAATCCTGACCGGAAATAACAGGTGTTTTTACCATGTTGTAGTAGGTAAGATCTTTCCCTACTATTCCAATCGAGCCGGTCACACCATTATCTATTCCAATATAAAATTTCAATTCTGTTTCCTTACTCATTGTTCAATACGGCTTACGCCGTTCTCCTTTACTATTTTAAGCGTTTTGCATGAAGCGTTTTCATTCGAAATATGGGTGGTAACCAAAATAGGATATTGGATAAACTCCAACGCTTCGATCACATCATACAGGCTTTCTTTCGACAGCCCTTCCGTGATTTCATCAATGGATAGGAATTGCAGTCCTCCCCATTTGTTTGTTTCGTTTATCATATTCTGGATAGCAATGATAAGGGCTATTTCCACCCTTGCGCGTTCTCCACCGCTGTAGTACCAAAAGTTTTCCGCTTCGTCCCGGACGACATACGGTGTTATTTCTTCTTTGATGTCCCCGTCCGCTTTTGTCTTAAATCCTTCTATTAAGATACGAAGGTCGCTGTTTTCCGCTTTCAGAATGTTATTAGCTCTCGATTGGATATTTTTCAACTGTTCCAATGCAAGGTACATCTTGAAAGACTTAAACCTGCCGATCCATTCTTTTTTCTTGAATAGAAGGGCATCCAAATCGGAAATCTCTTTGTCGTATCCGGCAATCGAAAGCATAGTGTCCTCTATTTGTTTTTCTTGTGAAGACACATCCACTTTCGTAGCTTTTTCTTTCTTGATTTCCTTTATCTGCTTTTCATTGTCTTTGATATCGGACATATTGGATTCAATCTTTTCAGACAAGGTTTTCTTTTTCCTTTCCAAAGAAGAAATAGTGCTTTTGATACTTTCAATATCATCATTGATCTTGTAAATAGACGTATTGATTTCCTGTGCCGACTGACGAATCTTGTCTATTTCATCCTCTTGCTCGTTTTTTATTTGGATGAAAGAAGAAATAAGGTCTTCGTATTCTTTCAAAGATTCGTCCAAAGTCTCCATCTCGGAAACAACTTCTTTCTCCTGTTTTCCGATTTTTATCTTTTTCTTTTCTTCCTGTTCCAGTGTAGTGTCTTTCAGTGTAAGGAATTTGTGCTTACATTTTGGGCAAGTAATCGCACCGGATAAGTTTACAAGGACTTTTCTAAGGGATACTTTCAGTTCATCATGAATTTTTGAAAGTTCTTCTTTCATTTCCAGCACTTCATTCTGATTTGCTTTTGTTTCCCCCAATTCCTTTTTAACAGATTCAATCACTTCCTGAATTTCTTTAGTAGAAGGCAGGCAGTCTTTCTTCTTTTCTTCTTCTTTTAAAAGAGCTTCCAGTTCTTCCAAAGCGGAATTATTTTCTTTTATACTTTTGTCTGCACGACTAATTTCATACCGGAAAGAATCAATTTCTTCTTTCAGAGACTTTATCATACCTTCTCTTTTTTCGATACGAAATAGTTTGTCGGCTTCAAAGTCAAAATTGGCAGCATCTTCTATTACCTGTTTTAGTGCTTCTATGCTACCTTCTGCACGATCCTTTTTGCTTTGAATAGCAAGTTTTTGAGAAGACAAAACATCCAGTTCTTTTTGAATGATGTCTTTTGCTCCATCCAAAAAGTCATAATTGATAAACCGGCTGATAAGAGCCAATTTATCTGTATTGGAGCTTTTAAAGAACGATTTGTAGTATTCCTTGCAGATAAGGAAATAGCTTTTTAAATCTTCCGGTGAAATGGCAATCCAAGAAAGGATATAGTTGTTCCCGTCTTTTACGGTAGCAAGTTCTACCGGTTTACCGTTCAAAGACACATTTAGTTTACTGCTTCCTTTTAAGGGCAAAATACGCTCGATAGAGAGAGTTTCTTTTCTTATTGGACACTCTATATCTAAAGAAACTTTTGCTTCCTTCTCACCCCTTCTAATGAGCTTTTTATCCACACTGCTTCGGTAATTGTTCCCGGTAATGGCAAAATAGACGGCTTGCTGCATGGATGAGTTATGTGTAGGAATGTAGTTGTTTGTGACAAACATGCCGTCTTCACCGGAAACAGTTATGCACTGTTGTTCTTCTGCACCCAAACAAGTAAAGGCAATCATCTTTCGGGAAGGTTTGCCCAAACATTCCGGCACTTCAAAAAAGACTTCTTCGTCTTTCGATCTTTTCATGATTTCTTCAAGTGAGATCACATACCAGTCTTCGCCTTTATGCAAACGTACTTTCCACAAATGACTTCTGTTGCATTTGACTTCCGTCCCGTCAGAAAACGTAATCTTATAAGCAACATCAATGTCATGAAAAGGAATAGCCCTTACCACTTGGTACCCACCGGAAGGGTGAAGGATAACATCTCCTACCTTTATTTCTCTCATTTTTACAAACCCATTAGGAGTAAGGATGTCTGCATCCATTGTTAAGGCTTTCCCGCTACCATTACTTCCTTGATTGTCGTCTGTTTTATTTAACCCTACAAGTGCAGTTACCCCATCTTGAAATTCGTATTTAAAGTGTTCGAATGACACGAAATTTGTTGCTTCAATTCTAATCGGCTTCATTTTCTTCTTCCTTGTTTTCAAATGTTGTTTCTTTCTTTCTGAACGTATCAAGAACATCCTTCTTGATTTTCCCAAACAGCTTTGCATCTTCCAAAAGACGTTTTCTTGTTTTCGGGAAACCGAACCCTATCTTTTCTTCACCATAATAGATGTAAGTCCCCTTTTTGGAAAGTACACCCAAATCAAGTCCCATGTTCACAATTTCCATCACCTTGTCAATCCCTACCCCGAACCGGATAATGATTTGACATGCTTTAAAAGGCGGTGCAACCTTGTTTTTCTTACAGGTTATCTTCACCTTGTTGGAAACTTGTGTTTCTCCTTCTTTTTCAGAACCCACACGAGCAAGCTCGATCCTCTGACTTGCATAAAAAGGAATGGCAAAACCTCCCGGCGTTGTGGTGGCCGCGCCGTATCCGCCTATGTTAGACCGGATTTGATTGATGCAAAAAAGGATACATCCGGTCTGCTTACAGATGTTCTTTAGGATATTTACTTGGGAACTTAAAAGGCGAGCTGTAAGTCCTATATGTGCGTCCCCTGCCTCTCCATTCAAAAGAGCAGTAGGAACAAGTCCGGCAATGGAATCGATCACAACAAGTCCGATAGATTCTTCATTGCACATTTCCTTTGCTATTTCAAGCACTTCTTCTGCGGTAGAAGGCTGGGAAAGGATAAACTTGTCGGGGGACAAATCAATTCCTATCGCCTGCATGTATTTTGGATCAACAGCGTTTTCCGTGTCAAGATATCCTACCGCTTTTCCTGTTTTCTGCACTTCCGTTGCCAAATGGAAAGCAATACTTGTCTTACCGGAAGAAAAGCCTCCGTAGGCTTCCACAACACGACCTTTTGCCCATCCTCCACCAAGTATTTCGTCCAGTAGGTAAGAACCGGAATGAACAAATTCAATGTCCTGCCTTTTCCCTGCCACAGCATCCTTGCCAAAACGATCTTCTATTCTTGAAATAAGATCACCTAAACGATTGGGTTTCTTTTCTTCTACAGGTTGTTCGTCTGTCACAACAAGAGCTTCTTCTATCTTTTTAGTTTCCTTTTTCTTCGCCATAAAGCAGTTTGTTTAAAATCTCCTTTCCTTCTTTTTCATCATATCCGTTTTCTTTGCAGAAAGACGAAAATCTGTCTTCTATATCCTTTTTCTCCAAAGTCTTTACCTCTACGGTAGGAGCAAGGACTTCCTTTATTTCTATTTCCTTGAATTTCTTTTTGATGTCCACACCTTCTTTTGTAAAAGCATCTTTATCAAAAGCATCAAGTGAAGATTGTTCTCCCCAAACCTTTACCCTTACACGAGCGGTAGGGTTTTCTTTCTTGAACTTGTTAATAAGTGCCACCGCTTGCTTGTGTGGTGTTTCTTCTAAGTCAATTTCCAGTTTTTTGAATACTGTTCCTTTTGTGGAAGGGATAAGATCGACTTCCAAATCAGAATCCAGAAGCCAAAAACCCTTCTTTTCATCTTCCCCAAAATTGTTCTGTTGAACACTTCCCAAATGGTAAATGTTACTGCCTACACGTTGGTAATTATGATAGTGTCCCAAATACACTTTTTTAAACATCTCGAACATGGAAGGCTTTAGTTCGCTTTTTACTTCTGTACCGTCCATGTTCTTGCTACCGGTTACGGCAAAGTGCCCGAATAGGATGTTCTTCTTTCTCTTGTCCCCGATTTCTGCCAATTCGTCAAGTAAAATGTCATCAGTGAAAAATGGCAGGAAAAAGCAATAAACCCCTTCTATCTGCATACCGTCCAATTCTTCCACCAAAGTAAAAGAAGGATGATGCTTGAAAGCTGTAAGAAATGACTTTTGACTTGAATAGGATGTTTTGTCATGATTACCGGGAATACAAATTATTTGATGTCCGTTTTCGTCATACGCTTCCAATATTTCGTGAAGCGTAGAAAGGCACACCTCCCTTTGGGATACCCTGTTGTCAAAAACATCACCCAGCCAGATATGAGTTTTAATACCCTTTTTGTCGGCTATTTCCATTTCTTCCAGCAAAATATCTTTTATGGTAGAAGCATTTCCCTCTGACAGATGATGGTCGGTTGAGATTATAGCTAAATATTTTTTGCTCATGTTTGTTTTGTTAGAAAGGAAGGGGACTGTATTTCAAGTCCCCAAACCAAATTAGAAAAATATGAAAACTAAAAAAGAAGAAATTATTTCTTTTTCATTCTGGCTTTCAGCTCTTGCAATCTTGCTTTAGCCTTTAGAAGTTCTTCGTCCTTGTCCGTAGCATCTTCGTCAATAGGAGATTCTTCTTTGGGTTCTTCCTCATTTTCCGGTTCATCGTCCGATTCCGGTTCAGATGCCGTTTCTGTGGAAGTTTCATCTTCTTCCGGGAAAGGAAGTGCCTTTCCAGCTTGTGCCAAATCATACCAAGAACGAACCTCTGCTATTGTCAGATCGTCCGGCAATTCAGCTTCCGGGTACTCTTCTCCAATATAGTCTTCCAAGAACTTTTTCATCTTTGAAAGGGGAGGGTAGGAAGCGACTTTTGCTGCTTTTTCTTTTGCCGGTGCACTTGCCGGATTCTTTCTCGGAGCAGATTTTTCTTCTTCCTCATCTTCGTTTTCCGGTTCTTCCGCTTTCTTTGACTTAGAAGTGGATTTTGTCTTTTTGGGAGCTTCATCTTCCCCCTCATCGTCTTTGCTACCCTCTTCCGGGATCAATGCAGCCATCTCCTCTATTTCAGTAAGGAAGCCATCGTCAGCAAAAATATCGTATCCGTTTTCTTCGTCAAAACGCTTCAACCCGTCAAGAGCCATATTGAAATCTTTCTGTGAATAAACATCCTTGTAGATTTCTTCCAGCGTAGGAACTTCATTCAAGAAATACTCCATATCTTCATCAGGAATAACAGTTTCTTCAAAGAACTCATCCCAAGTTTGTCCTTTTTTCGGAATACCGGCAGACAAAGAGTAGGTTTTCTTTCCTTTATCGTCTTCTCCCATTGTGATCACAAGCGGGTATGCTCCTTCCAATTGAGAGAAAATATCGAAAGAAACCGTTTCATCGTCCGACATTTCAACCGAAATTTCCTTTATGCGGTTCATCCATGTTCCGTACAATTGCAAACGGGCAAAGTCTTTTGTTCCTTGGTACACATAGCAAACATACGCCAAAGACGGGTTGATACCCCATACGAACTTGTTTCCTTTTTTGTACCCCATAATAGGGTTAAGGAATTTTCTGCGTTCTGTTTCGTCCTGGTATTCTTCGGAAGCCTTTTTTCTCACATAGTCGCAATACAGGACAATAGGGTCTTTCCCTTTCAAAAGATTCTTTCCGTGAATGTCGGCGCAGAAAACATTCTTGTCTTTTACCTCTTTGCCGGTCACCTTACCGTTCGCATCATAAGTAGGAACTTCTACACGCAATTTGGACATCTTACAAGCTACATAAGCCTTTCCCATTGCTGGAACGACACGAAATACGTTCTTTCCTTTCTGAACAGTAGCAAAGCCTGTATAGCTCTTACTACCTTTGTACATTGTCTTTTCAGCCTGTTTTACTTCTGCTTCTACATCTTCAATTGATTGCTTCTTGAATTTCGATTTGTCAAATTTCATAATTCTTTTTAATTTAATTGATTGATAAATAAATCGTTATTTCTCTTTTATGATTAAAAATGTGTTGATCTCACCTTCTACCAAATTGTCCAGAAATTCTTCCGGTGTCACCTTCGGAACCAACCCTGTCAATTTCTTGTCCTTTGACTGTAAAGCCCAATAGAGACTATCTATTTCCGCCAAATGCTTTTTCTTTTTGACCAAATCTTTTTGCATGGCATGTAGCTCCGGGTTGATTGTCAAAATATCATCCAAAGAACTTTCCGTAAGTTTCACAAGTCCTATGTCTTCCACTTTCACCTTTCCACCGTTTACAATGGATTCACGTCTTATCTGTGTAGCAAGCTGCGCTCTATAGACATTAAATTCCACCTTTGCAGATTCATATTCTGATTCTGCTTGTGCTCTAAGAAGTCCTACTTTATTCAGTAGGACAGAACAAGTAGCGATTTCTCCATACAAATTAGCATGATCTATGGAAGTCACTGCATCCATGTCCAATTCATTTTTCAAATCATTGGAGAGCAAGACTATCGCTTTATCTCCTATATTTCTTACCAGTTTCATACCCCAAGTTTTATGAATTTACTGTTACTGTTTACTTGCAATACATATTCTTCTTTAAACTTGTCAAAGTTAGCTTTTCCGCTTAGTAGGAGAATGCTTTTCTTTGAGGATAGGAAGAAATCTGCGTTCCCCTCGTAATCGTCAGGGAAAATAACCACACGAAGGAATTTGTAATTGCTTTCAAGCAAGAGGTTGGCAAACCGTCCTTTCTTTCCTTCTCTTTCTTCCACTTCCAAAACATAACCACCTACCATAACCATTTCATAGGTCGATCCGTCATAGTTCTGCAAGTCTTCCACATTATAGAAAACTCCGTTTCTGACCTTTGGCTTTAAATATTCTCTTACCAATCCTTCGTAGTCAAAGAAAGCAAAACCGGACTTGTTCTTTTGCTGCAAAAGCCACCACCAGTCCTTTGTGATCTTTTTCTTTTCAAAGGCAAGAAAATATTCATCCTTTTCTTTGTCAATTTTGATCTTATTCTTTTCCCGATACTTTCCAAGCATGAACTCCCTTGCAGAAAAGATATTGGAAAATTCCCTTGTTTCATCCATCATATCGAACGCACCGGAATAGATAAGATTTTCAATAACGGATTTGTTCACTGCCGATCCTTTGAATGTATGACGATCAATAAATTCAGCCAAAGAAAAATACTCCCCGTTTTTGGAGCGTTCTTCCATAATCTGATTCTGTGCCTTTTCTCCTACTTGTTTTGTTGCATTGATCGCCCAATAGATACTATTATCTTTTTTGTCCGCCACAATGTTTATATCAGACTTATTGATATTTACAGGTTTGATTTCGATCCCTTCTGTCTGCTGCATTTCATTGACGTATTGAGGAAAGTCATCTTCACTTGCACGGGACAGAGCAACCGACCAAAATTCCAAAGGATAATGCACTTTCAGCCATAAAGAATTGTAAGCATTAATGGCGTATGCAGCAGCATGACTGTTACAGGTTACAATTCCATTTGCAACAAAATTGTGATTTTCATCTTCCATTTCAATGTCATACACATCTTCATTGCCTACAAATCTTACAGAAATAACATTTGCCATTTGCGCATTGGAGCTATCATTAGCAACAAACAAAGTTTTTCCCATAAGAAACTCTGCATATACCTTCCCTTCTGTTGTAGGGAATTTATGGTTTCCTGTTGTTCTTATCTTCTTCCCATCAACAAGAGAAATTTCATATACAGGTCTGTTGCCGGAATACCTAACGTCTTTTATTTTGGAAAAATACAACGAACCATTTTGTTTCATACTTTTTGCCATAAAAGAGTTGCATTCTTGATTGTAAAAAACATGAAACAATCTTTCAACTGTTATTTCTCCAAATCCAACAACATATACTAAAGTACTGAAACTAACACACTTATTGAACGAATACTTAGCAAATTCCTCCATCTGTTCCCAAAGAATTTCAGCATTCTTTTCTGTTACCCCTTTGCTTCCAAATTTACCAACATATCCTTCAATAAATTTAGTTTTTAATGGAAGTAAAACATCTAACTTTTTCTTACCTAATGATTTTCTTACTTTATCACATGTAACTAAGTCAAAGTCAGCAAGTTGATTGCAAATGTTCATAATCTGTTCTTGGTAGCAGTTATGAACAACCAAACCTTCGCACACAAAACTATGATTGTTTTCTACTTTCAAATCATACACTTCTTCTTCGCCATAATTTTTAACATTCAAAACCTTTCCCCAAAACAAATGTTTTACAAGGTCTTCAATGTTATTTTTATAAACATTTCCTGCTTTTATAGCTTTGGTATGACGCAAAGATTTATTCAAATTTTCCCAATTGCAATAATTTTCAACCCTATCTTTTGGTATTTTCAAAAATTGATTAGATGGAATTTGAAAACCTCTTTTACCCAAATAATTCATATGAGTAGAAGATTTAAACCTAAATCTTAATTTATTTTGAACATCACTCCAATTCAAACAAGGATATCCGTCTTGTCTGTGGGAAATATGACAATAAATACCATAAGATTGAAGTTTATAATAGATTTGTCTTACTAATTTATCGTTACACATATTAAGAGTAGAGCTTGACAATCCCCCATCTCCTTCCAATATACCGCTCAATGTGTCAATTGTACAGGAAGTTGGTAATTCTTTGTTGTAACAATTTTTGCCCCACAAACCTTCTTCTTTCAACAAAGCTATCAAAGGATTTTTTACAAAACCGGACGAAAAATATCCATTTTCTTTCCCCTTACTTCCTTTTACATATACTCTCCAAGAGCAGGCAAGAACATTATTTTCAGTTATTCTTTCGTGCTTTGTTACATTAACAAAACAAAAAGGTAAAACTTTTTCGATCACTGATTTTAAAAATTGTACCACCTCTATACTTCCAACTGTAAAATAAGGAGTGCTACTACATCTTCCTTCTGCGATAAAGAACCCTATCATCCAATTCTTTAAAGAATCTTCGTTTTCTTCTTCAACAGGAATTTGATCTTGCATCCAATAAGCCTTAATGAAGTCCCCTCTCTTTAGATTAGATGCTTCTTTCCATCCATCAGAAGTTAAAATTTTATGATCTGCTGTTACTCTTAATTCTCCGCCAAACGAAGTTACTATTTTAATAGTGTTTTTTATACCATTATTAAATTTGTCCAAAACTTTTTGATAAGAACCATCTTCGGTTTGAACATATTCGCCAACACAGATATCTTTTATTTTTTTTACTCCTTTGGATGTTTTCACATCCATTTCAGAAGAAACACACATCACAGAATAAGTATTTTTCAGAATTTCTTCCGCTCCAATAGGATATTCCGGTTCTTTTTCTCCATTTTTCAAAGCAATGTAGTCCATGTGAAAACCATTTTCCATTGGCCCAGGACGGAACAAAGAAAGTGCTGCCACTACATCATCCATGTTTTTAGGCTTCAATTTTTGAGTATAGGCACACAATCCCTTTGCCGAAAACTGGAATATGTCACTAAGCCAACCATTTGCAAAATACCTGTAAACCTCTGGATCGTCATACTCAATATCTGAATAGAGATTGATTTTCCTACCCGTATTCTTTTCAATCAGGTTCAGAATATCAGTGAATTTGTCCAATTGCTCAATGCCAAGAATATCCTCTTTCAAAAAGCCGGCTTCGTCCATCTCTCCGCCTTCCCATTCACTGACAATCAAATCACCCGATTTTCTAACCGGACACCACTCATACATTGACTTTTCTTTTGGAAAGATCATCATAGCACAAGCATGAATAGAAGCTGCCTTTTGCTGTCCTAAAAGAAGGAAAACAACATTCATCATCTCTGGGTATTTATTCAGAAATTGATTTATTTCTGGCCTCTTGCAAGCAAGTTTCAAAAAATCTTCTTCCGTCTTTACATCTTCTATCATTTTGGTAAGCCTCCTAAGAGTAGGAATTGAAACTCCATAAATCTTTCCTACATCATTTATAGCCTGTTTTATCTGTAAGGTAGTGTATGTACCTACAGAACAAACTTGCGAAGCTCCAAAACGATTTTCCATGTATTGTTTTACTGCCGGTCGGTATTCTCCCGGCACATCTGTATCAATATCTAACGCTCCCCCTTGTCCGAAAACAAGGGGGAAATTGATCGGGGAGCGATCCCGGTACAAATCGCTCCACCTCTATTTCTTTAATCTTTGTTACTTTCATCTTTTATACTTTTTAAAAATTTTGTTGCATACGTTTTAGACAAACCTCCTTTTATCATTTCATCTTTATTCATCTTTAACAAATACATCGTATTTGCAAGATAAGGAGATAGAACTTCTGTGTCCTTGCAATTATCTATAAAATCGTTTATTTCTTTTTCATTTAAACATCCTTTTAAAGTTAAATATCTGAACCTTAATACTTTTTCTATTGTTAAATATTTCAATCCAAGAAATTTAACTCCTTGTCCAATGTAGTCAAAATGATAAATATTCGATGTCCTAAAGTCAAACACTGTACATGGAGTTGCCTTGCAGTTAAGAACTCCTTTTGATTTACCATTAGACCTTCTTAATTCAGACATTCTTCTTTTTTGATCTTCCGACCAATAATTACCATAATTGTTATTTTGTTTTCCTGAACCCGTAGGAGGATGTCCGCCTCCTAACGTCATATTTAAACAAAGAGGGTTCTTTAGCATTTCTTCATCAACAACATTTCTTTCAGAAATTAACCCATCTTGTTTATTTTCAAAATAACAAATAATTTCTTTTTTGAAAGAACTAAGTCCGTATCTATATACAGATTCTACAAGCCTTGTTTTGTTTTTGCGAGGATTGATAACAAAACCATTCTTATCAACAAATAAACCATTGGCAAAATACCTATCTTTTGTTGCATCAGCTTTGTCACAACATCTAAAACCTATATAAAACTCTTTTGTAACAAGGTTTTCGACCCTATATAAATAAAAACATTTATTACGCTTCCCTGTTTTATAAGAGATAGGCTTCTCGCAATATCGAACACATTTATCTAAAATTTCTTGCATTTTTATTTGCAAAGAAATCAATAAATCCTAATCAACGTTCAAATTATCGCCAACTTTAATATTTTTTGTATTTTGATTAATAGGAAGTATTCTTTCTTTACCATCTTCTGTTGTTATTCTAAGCATAGATACCTTTTTGAAGTACCCCAGCCTACCTTTATTCAAAAACCTTTCAAAAATCAAACCAAAGTGCAATGGGTTTGTATTTACCAATCCAAACAGATAAGAAATCAAAGAGCCACTGGAACTTCCACGACCACCACCTAACAAGATATTATTCTTTTTGCACCAATTGACAATATCGCGCAAAATCAAAAAGTAATCAACAACCTGTCCGTATTTGATTACATCTGATTCTCTTTCGATTCTTTCTACAAGTACATCTTCCGAGTAATCTTTCAAAAGTTCCGGTTTGTTTTCCAATCCTTCATAAATCAAAGAATCAAACATATCTTCATTGGAAGCGTATTTTTTCTTTTCTTCTTTTGTCATTTCATAACGGGGAAGATGTCGGCTGTCAGTAGGAATTTCAAAGTTGCAATTTTCCGCAATCATATCAGCATTGCTTCTTGCTACCATATAAAATTCCTCTCCCCTTTCACTATCCCCGAACAAAGAAAGAAGTTCTTCCATGTAAGTCGCTTCATCCTTGAAATACTGATTACCAGATTTGTAGTTTACTTTCCCGTCAATCTTATTTACTACTTCTCGAAGTATGGCGTATTCCGGCTCGATATAATAAGCATCACAAATAGCTACGGGCTTCATTTTGGACTTATAGAACTGTTCAAAGTTCATCAAATAGGAGGTATCCCTATCGTTCTTTGTGTATTTCACGGTATCTACTTGCCAAAACACATTGGGTTTGTTTCTCAAAAGGATAGGAATATCTTCAAACTGTATTGTTTTTGGATCGAATACAATGTACACATCTGAAACATGTTCCGACATGTCTTTTGGAGAAACGAATTTTCCATTATCGCCACAATTCAAAACCTTGTTTAATGCAAGCAAATGCTGCCAGCCCTTTTCATTCTTTGCATAGACTTTGTAAGTATAGGTAATGTCCTTCTTTTCATCCTTTACCGGGACTTCCAGACCAAACACAGGTACAATTCCTTCTGCCTTGCAGGCATTCTGAAATTTGAGCGCACCTGCCAAAGTTGCTTTTTCAACAATCCCCAGTCTTTCTATCCCTAAGAATTTGGCTTTCTTTACCCAATCTGGATACAATCCCGTACCATTCAAAAGTTCAAACGATCCGTGCACTCCCAAGAAATTAGTAGAAAGACCTGCCATTTCGCTTTGCCCTCTCCATTTTACCCGGTTCAGCTTAGGTTCGTTTTCCTTTCCTTTATCCAATGTGTACCATACACCACCAAGGCGGAAGATATAACCATCTTCTTCGGTGCGTTCACAATCCCAACGAAAATCCTCTGAAAAGAAATATCCGTCCTCGTTAGGTTCAAAGACTTCGTATGATTTCCCCTCAAAGGAAACAGTGTAATTTTCCTTGTCGAGAGAGTATTGTATAGTATTGGAAGAAAGATATTCTTCCAACTCATTTAAAAGTCGATCCATCGTATTTTCTTCTTTTCGTTTTCACAGGCAAACATACAACTTTTGTATTCAATAATTGTATGTTTTTACAATCCTTAACCCCGATTTTAACCTATGTTTATTCGTGTATTTAAAACACTTTTGATAAACTTCAATCGGTTAAAAGGAGTGTCATTTGGTATCACTTCATAAGGCAATTTTCTTTCTATCAAAAACTTCCTTATTTCTGCATCCCAACATTTTCTTCTCTCTGCATCTGCCATTCTTTCCCCATCATTTTCTACATCCCAATAAATAGGGAAATAAAAGATAATAGGAAGAAAGTATTCGCTAACGTTTATAAAATCCAATTGTCTTTTCAATTCCGCATCTCTTTGAATAGAAGCAGGAATTTTCTTTGTAAACGTATGCACGTCTATTATGCTTCTATCGGAAACATAGCAATCTGTGTTCAGCAATTCCGCATACCTATCAAAAATCAGTTTTTGATTTTGGACGGAAGTAAAGGAAGGTTCTATCTTTCCTTCCTTTACCAACTGTCTTGTTATGCTATCTATCTTATCGAACCGGTCAAACGACCTGTCTTTCTTTAAAAGTTCAAACACAGAAGTCTTTCCGACACAAGAAGCACCCAAAAAAGTTACCGCCCTAACCATTACCGATTATCTCCGTCACCGTGAATTTTGTTCTCTGCCTTTCTCTTTGCCAGCTTTTCCACATTCTGCTTTGCAATGGAAATCAAAGACTGGTTCGATTCCTTTCCTTCAATGTAGACAACAAGATTCTGCAATCCCACAAGAATCTGTTCCAATGCGGTATGACAAAGTTCTTTTCTCTTTTCGGGGAAAGGTTTGCTGTAATCATCGTCCCGGAAGTATTTCTTCACTTGACCGTTAATGATACCTACCTGTTGGAGCAAATAGGAGGGACTTAATCTGTACACATCCGTATCGTCCAATCTGCGCAATTCTTCGGGAAACTCCAATGCAGCTAAATCCAATTCCTGTCTTGTCATTGCAACATACCAAAGGACGTCTCCTACTTCTTTCATGATTTCCTTTGCTTCGGCAGCATTGTCCACCTTTTCAAAAACTTCTGCCAATTCATTGGTAAGTCCCATTACTACATACGGGATAGCTACCTCTTTTGCATAACACGCTGTTGAAGCCGCGTGCGCTTCATACTCTTTAAAAGTCATAATACGAAATTTAAATTAATTGATTTACAACAACTTACCATCAAAACACATGATAAGTCTTTTTATTTTGATGTTCGAATATTCCACATCTTTTTTCTTTCCGTTCACTTTGATAGTGACCGTTTGATTCTTTATATCGTTCTTCAAAATCCGATACTCCTTGTCGTCATAAATAACAATCTGATCCTTTCCAAGCAAATAGATCATATCCCAAAACCACTGCGAGTTTCTTTTCTGTTCATTGGTGGAATACTGGAAATTGGGAATACCGATAGGATTCAAGAACTCTTTCTCATAAAAAGAAAAATATTCTTCCACCGAAAAGAAAATAGACCGTTTAAAATGTCTTTTTGCCAACAACTCGATCCGTTCCTTTTTAAACTCTGCGATATCATTTGCCATCTTGACAAATTCGGGCTTATCAAAAATAAGGCTTCTTACCTTGTGGGTAAAGTATTCCAATTGGAGCACTTTCAAATATTCGTCTATCGATAATTCTCTGCTTCTGTCCATTTGATTTTATGATTTGTGATTTTCAACAAAAGTAGGAATAACCTACCACATTTTCTTGATTTTAGAGACGTAAAAATTGATAGGGTCATACAAGTTATTCAAAACTTCTTCCAAATAATCCATATCCATATCTCCCGGGTCAATGCCCGGTTTGTAAAGATAAGCTATCTTGGTGTTGAATGACTTTGCAAGCATCAACCCTGCACTTTTGGATTCTTCAACAGTCGCATTGTCATACATCAGAATCACATTCTTTACCCCTTTTCTTTCCAAATAGGATATTTGTTCTTTGCTTATACTGTTCCCAAAAGTGAACACACACTTCAAATCCCTGCAATCCCAAAGTTTTAAAAGATTGTCTATACCTACTTTGTCAAATAACCCTTCCACTATTATCACGTCCTTTGTAATAGAAGAAAGCTCGTTGTAACCGCCTAATATTTTTGTAAAGTTCGTCCCTATGCTGTTTTCATATCGCAAATGCGGTTTAGTACCGGTTTCCTTTGCCCTTTCCAAATCTCTTTTATGCCACTCTTTGGGATATCTGCTTCTGCCGAGCCATCCCACCAGCTTATCATCCATTTTCATTTTAAAGATGATGTAGTTTTTCAAATCCTTTTCTAAAATAGATTTGGTTTCAGACGGTTCAAAAAGTGCGTAATGATACGCTCTAAACCCTCTTTCGTCTAAATAAGGGTCAGATTTCAGTCTTTCAAGACGAAGGGGAAGTTTTACTTCCGGCAATTCTTCGGACACATCTTCATCCACATCATCTTTCAAAGGTGTAAGTTTTACACTTAATGAATTTTGATATTCCATCCATATAAGATCTTTCCTTCCTATCTTGTCCAGAAAATCCTTCAATGGTTTTTTGCTACTGCATTTCCAACAGTGAAACACACCGCCGTGAGGATTCAAAAGAACACCCCATTTCTTCGATTTTCCACAATAGGGACAATCCATGTTTTTATTGGAGAGCCACCCCTGCGAACCGAATATGCGAAGTCCAATCGCTGCCTTTACTTCTTCTTCGTCTATCCGTATCATAAGCCTAAATGCTTTCCATTTTATCTGCTTGCACCTTTTTTCTGCGAGCTTGTTTCTTTTCTTCTTTCCTTTCGGAAACTTGATTATACATTTCCATCGTTCGTCCCCTGTGATAGAACCGTCTTTTGTCGTAATTGGTAGCAATCGTAATCACTTCTTGACTTTCTTTGTAATCACGGAGCTTGTCGACATAAATACGAGCCGTTGCGTTTGCCTTTTCCTCTATTGTCATATTCAAAGTAAATACAAAAGAAAAAGGTTTTACAAGCGTTTTGTCACCTTCTGTATAAGAACGGTCAATCACCTTATCCGGGTTGTTCCATACTTCAAACGGGACATCACTTGTCTGTGTGGCCGTAATGATAGGAGCACCTATTTCATCCGCCAAGTTCTTCAAAAGCTGGGCACAAGTCTGTAGTTTTTCTTTCTTGTGATCAGGATCAGAATCTATCTTTTTGGATATGCCGGTCTTTACCAAATCCAGAGAATCGAGTATCACTAATCCGGGAAACTTGCCATGTGTATTAAAATAGTCATAACAAAGCTGCCGGACATCCCCCATAGAAGCCTGTCCGAACTTTTTGAATCCATACACTTCAATGTCAGAACTAAGCTCTTTTACTTCTTTAATAGCCTGTTCTATCTTCTTTCTGTCCTTTGGACTGATATTGCCGGATTTGATATCGGAATAGGATTGAGCAGACCATAACTGGTCATATATTTGCATACAGGCTTTAACCCCTCCTTCCAATTGAATATGAAGAACCGGCACACCTCTAATAGCAGCAGAATACCCATGCCATTTTAATATGGTCGACTTACCCTTACCCGATTGAGCTATCCACATTGTTGTATCCCCCATCTCCATACCACCAAAAGAGACATCATCCAACCTATCTATTCCAAAAGGTACTTTTATAGGCTTTTCAACAATCATATCGTTTTCCATGCGTCTTTCTACCATTCGTTCATGAAAACCCCCAAAAACAGACTGAAAACCGCCTGATTTGGAACGAAACGACATTTCCAATATCCTTTGGGATTCTTCGGCGTTGACACGTATTGCTTCTTCCTTCTTTCCTTCTTCGTACAAGTCATGCACTTTTCTTGAAAGAAGTTCAAATTCTGTTTCTTTGACAAAAGACTGCAATTGGTCAATTGCAATTTCCCTGTCTATCAAAGCCGCCTTCTTTATTTCCTTTGCCGCATCTTGTACGACATCTTCATCAGCAAATTTCTGACAAATAGCACCAATAGAAGGTAATTTGTTCTTTTCTGTATATTGTATGATCGCTTCCCTAAGAATGAATTTGTAGCCCGACCATTCTTTAGGAATCAATTCATATTTCAAATATTCCGAAGCTATACGCATTATGACTTCATCAGAAAACATCAATTTAAAGATTTCTGCCATGAAGCCGGGATTCAGTTTGCCCATTTCCTATATATTGTTTTACACCATATTTATACTAAAACTATTGCCTGATCCATTTTCTTCACGAAGGGTATGTATAGATAAAAAATTTGACATCACTATATCATCGTGTCCTGAACTCGCTTCCAATTTCCCTTTATCACTTCTAAAAGTAACGGACGCAAACTCACTAAACATCAACTCTACTTTTTGTCTTGTTTCCCCTTCCTTATAAGGAACTTTAATCTGTCCTCTTTCAAACATAGCAGACAAAGATGGAAGACCGGAATAGAGGTCTTTTTTGTTTCCTTCTGTTGTCGTAAACTGCTCGATATTGGAAAGTCCCCTTTCCCTTGCAAGTGCAGACAAAATCCCTTGGAAACCGTTTGCCTCACATACTATTTTATCCGGCTTATACAAACGGTTGAAAAGAACAATCTTATCTACCTGCTCGTTATGGGACATCCCCTTTGCACGGAAATAGTTTATCAGATAGAAGTTGTTCGAATAGTCAATACCCCAAACAGAATAGACAGTATAGTCAGCACCAATATTACCAGATACGGCAAAGTCACATCCTACCACTACCCTTTGAAGCTCAAACGGGAAAAATTCTATGCTGTCTGCAAAAGAAACTTTGTCCATCCCTGTAGTTGACCTTCTTAAATACTCATAAGGAAAGATCGTTGAGTTATCGGAAATAGGAATAACCAAATACTCACGGGCAAATACAATAGAACCAAGTTCTGTCCTTTTTGCTTTTATATCCTCAAAGGTGTATCTATCCGGTGCAAGTGGTCTGCCGTCCGGGAAAACAATAGGATATTCAAACGAATAAAAACGTTTATCACCTTTTATCACATTGTACAATTCATTCGGAGCAGTCGAGTAAGGCGTACCGGATACAATTAAATATCCGTATGGCTCTACAATAGGTGTAATCGTACCTCTAAAGACTTCTTTCAACTTTTCCCTTTGTTCATCGCTATACAATGAACTTTCGTCCGGCATATCGTCTATAATCGCTGCGCCAACATGCAGACCACGAATAAACCCATCCTTACCGCGGACATGAAGTATAGCACCGTTCTCACCTTCTATTGCCGTTTCTCCCAGTTTTGCCTTTCCGTTAGGATCAATCTTTTCCTTTAGAATATCATTGGTAGTGATTTCTTCTATGATCTTGTTCACATGCACCTTTGCAAGTGTCATAGTGTTTGTGATCATAGCCGTCTCTTTCCGGTTCTTGTTGTCAACCGTATCACCTCCATAGAGCATAGGTCTCGTGTAAGAATACAATCGCCACAAAGGAAAGGAATAACACCACATATAGCTGTTATGACAAACCGTACCATCTTCTAATAGGAACTTATGGTCACCATCACAGGTAAAACCGTAATAGTCATCTTCACCAACCAAAGACACATAAATTTCCGTCTCTCTTAGTCCGTTCTTAGTAGACCTATAACCTTTATAAGAAAAACCCTTTCTAAGGTTCATTTCCGCCACTTCTACAGGAACAATGCTCCTATCGGATAGGCAAAGCAGGTGTCCTTCGCTTACGGTATAATCCATACCACCTATTTGCCTTACTTCATACATAGGACATCTTCCTCTGTGAAGCTCTAAGACTTTTCGAGGTTTGAAGTCCTGTCCCATTACTTTGTCACCTACTTTTATGTCCTGTACCTTCTTCAAAGAGCCATCCGCCATAACAACTAAAGTGTTGATACATAGACATTTTCCTGCTCCTCGGGCGCACAGGTAACTGCTCCAAGGAAAGAGCTGCGTAAGGTTCCCCCATTCCAAATTTCTCCATCCTAAATTGAAATTGGAAAGGACAGTCGCATTGAAATAATTGTACGAAAGGATTCTTAGGTTTTCATCCATTGAAGCAAACAAGTTGTCCACATATCCCAATTTTTCAGTATCAAGAGATCGTCCAAAATTCATTGCATACTCTGTCTGATCTATAATAGTTTCAAGCATTTTATCCATATCCCTTTTATATCCCCCTGAAAAGAGTTGAGATATAGTAGGAGAAGGAAGTCTGTCTATTATATCGTCTACAGTAGTAAACAACCTCTTTGCTTGCAAATCAGTCAGAATCCCACCTTTTAAATTATATACTATCGCCATGCTTTACAAAGCAAATTTTTCTCGGAAAGGATTCTTGACCGTCATGCCATCTTGTTCGGCAGTTGTTCCTTCTCCTCGAAGTTTCTTTACGAAATTTATCATAAGTAGTGCATTTGCATAGGTATCGTCACCTGCACGGTGCGCATTTACAAGGTCGATCCCTTCCTTGTCGCAAATAGTATGTAGTTGATAATTTTCAGCTTCTCCATAAGCCATGTGAGCTAACTGCATCGTGTCCAGAGAAAACTTTACATACTTACTTAGATCATCTCCCATGAACTTAAAGAAGTTCTCCAAGAAAGGGTTGTCAAACCCTACTATGTTGTGACCGCAAAGAGTACATAGTTGGCGCGGGTTTTTGTATCTTTTGAAAATATCCAGACACTTTTTGTAAGCCTCTTTTAACGAAATTGCCTTTTCATTCTGGATAGATTCAGTGATACCATGCACAGCTTCCGCTTCCGCTGAATAGGAAAGACCTTCTTTATAGTCACGCGGAAGGATCATAGATACTTCTTCGCATATTTCCAATTTCTCCATATCTATGATTGCAAACGCAATTTCTATAAGAGGAATCGCATCAAAAGCCGGTTTGTCTTTCGAAGGAAGTCCTCCGGTTTCATTGTCATAGCATATCAAATACTTACTCGAACTTTTCATTTTCTTTACATTAAAATTTTCTTTTCATAAATTCTTGCCAACTCAAATTCAGCCATACAGCCTTTTGATTCCTGCCAATTTGGTACAAAGAAAACAGCATCACATTCTAAAAGTGCTTCAATGCTCCTACCCATATAATAGGAATAAGACTTACCTTCTTCATTACAAGTATCAAAAGGAGTAACAATTTCATCACCCTTTTCTTCAAGAAACTTCTTAACCTTTTCTACGTATTCTTTCGTTTCTTTTATATCATGCCCAGAAATAGGCAAACTTACATATATCTTCATTCCATTTTCTATTTTGTTTCTCTTACAAGTTTCCATAACCTTACATTGCTTCCTATCGGCACACAAGGAACAATACTTAATCCTTCTCCTAAATAGGAAGGGACTTTGCCCATTACCGCATAAGCTCTGATGTTCCAGTATGAAAACTTTCCACCATCTTTCTTTTTGTAATGCTCATTGAAATAATCTGTCATTCCAACGAGATTTAAATTCTTTACTATAACTTCCTTAGCCATAGATTATTAATTCAACACTAATTTCAATCTATCGAAATCACGGGAACAGTTTTCCTCGCTTTCGTATCGGACGTGAATGTTTTTGTAAGGATTATCCTTTAACGTTATATCGTCCAGCATTCTATTTATGATTATTTCCGGTACACCTTCATCTGTATAATCCATTTCTACGGAAACAATAAATATTCTTGTCAAAGCCAATTTCCCATCAGAAAACACAAACATACGCTGTTTTTTCGTATATTCTTTTTCCGACCACTTAATACATTCTTCGGTAAAGTCAGCAATACTTTTCGTATCTTGAAGTGCTATTACATCTTCCAACTTTCCTTTCAGAACATTCAGTTTCAAATCCCCGAATAAATTTGCAACGGATTGAAGTAATACCTCCATGTTTTCATCTATTCGCATAAATCCAACTCAATTAAATGATCATTTTCTCTAAGAACTTCCCTTGTTCGTCCGTTCTGAGTTTCCACTACCAGCATAGTGCCATCTTCCACTTGGTAGGAACTGGTCGCTTCGCCTTCAAAGTAATAGCATCCTTCTGTCCAGCATACTGTCATGATGTTTTTGATTTAAAGATTACACATTTCCTGTTTTACTTTCCTAATGTAAGACTTTACTTTCTTTCCCCTGTGGAGAACAATCGCCTTGTCTATGTCTTTGGTAGGGTTGTGATGGGATTGATATATTTCAAACATCTCTCTTGACTTTACAGGATCAAATCTGTCTTTATAGGAATAGAGATGTTTCCCTTTTATCCGGTTTACCTCATCCACATAGACCTTCAACATCTGAAACCTACCGGAAGCGGAACTTACCTTGTTCTTTGCTTTATCATCACAACCGGATTCAACCATGCAAATAGCATGAACCAATCTTTCCCACACAACCCTGTCCCTATCCTCTTTCGTAGTGGGAAGAACTTTTGCATCAGAAACAAGAAGGGGAATAAACGATAATACCGTCAATACAAGAATCTTTTTCATACGATTTCCCTTTCGTTAAATTCATGTAATCTGTGACAAGCGGAACAAAGAAGTTCGATATTGTTCTTATCCAGCTTCAAATCCGGTCTTGCTCCTCTTGATCTGATATGCGAAAAGAAAATAGCTTTTGGTTCATCCCCCAAAGGCTTTCCACATTTTACACAAACATGAGGTCTTTCCTGCCATATCTCCGTAAATAAGGATTGAAGGTCACCTCTACGTTCTTTGGTTGTTTCTGTGTCACAATCTTTACAGAGCCACTTCATCCTATTGTAGATGTAATGATTTTCACCACATCTTTTACAAGGACGATATTCGTATTTCTCCTTCTTTTTCAGCACGTTACTCAAACTTATAGCTTTTAATTCTTTCAATCTGATTTTCAAGATACTGAACTCTCTTATCAACCGTTGCGTTAATAGCTTTCTTTGCTTCTTCTTTTGTGAAAAACACATCTCTGCCAATTTTAGCCATTTCACGTTCTCCTTCCGGGATGATATACTCCAGACCTCTGAAAGTAGTTGTTTCCCAATTTTTTACTTCTTTGATTTCACCTGTCATAAGTGCTGAACGCACGTCATACATTACTTTTTCTTCCATAACAATTTAAACTTTGTATTCTGTTAAACCTATCTATTAATTCACACACATAGTCCATCTTTTTCTCACTTTCCTTACTCGAAAGATAGATAAACCCGAAACTCCTTACAAACTTAGGGTTTCCAAACCATCCGTACCTTACAATCAAAAGCTCTGCTCTTTTCGTATCGTAAAAACAAGGGACGATTTTAACTTCAAGTTCCTTTCTTTTCTTCTTCATTTATCCTTTGTATTTTTCTTCACACAATTTTATGTACCTGCATCCTTTGCATTTCTTTTCATGATACAAAAACCCGTCATAACTTTCACAAAGGATATATCCTCTCGGAGAATCAAAATAAAGCTGCCTTTCTTTATCCAAATAGGAATCAGACAAGACTTCTTCTTTCTGGATAGGGTTTCTAAGGTCGTATTCCATAACGAATTTAGAGGTAAACCACATATCCTTTTGTGTTCGTTTTCTCCATCTTTCAATAGCTGCTTTCCCTATCACATTAGGAAGAGGAATAATACTCAATTTCGACACCGACAAAATAAAAACCTGCCTATTAAATTGAAAAGTAAGATAGTTCCAAAGATTCCCCACTATTTCATTTTCAAGAAAATCTTTTATCCTTTCCCTGTCCTTTCTTTTTGCATGAAACTCATACTTCGGGTTGTTTGTCAGTTTCCCCTGTAAGTATTCATAAATCGTTTCAAATTCTTCTCGTCTTGTCATTGCTGTCGAAATTAGATTATAAAATCATTGCATACAAAAGTTGTATATTTTAAGTGATAAAAAAAGGGGAAGTTTTTGTTCCCCTGTCTCGCTGACAAAACTACAACTTTTGTAACTATTCCCAAACCAAATTAATGTTAAAAATCTCATCAGTCTCTTTTTCAACCTTCTTATAGCGGTTTTGAGTATTCGTATCTCTCTCTGCCACATTGTTATAGTCCTCCCGAATAATTTTTCCGTCAAGTACACGTGAGAACCACAAACAAATTTCAGTATCCGGCTCAATATCACCCAATGTAACTTTATCTTCTTCCGTTGCGTCATAAAATTGAATCCAATAAGGTTTCTCATAAATAGAAGATGTTCTCGGTGTAACAGGATTGTCGTTTTCATCCTTGTTCATTCCTATTGCTCCTACCATGATTTTCCCGTATGGATTGTCTGTCGCGATAGAAAACCACATATTGACGTTTTTAAGCGTTTCTGTGCCCTCATTTTTCAAAATAAGTGCAATATATTGTTCACGAGGATTTGAAGCCAAATTAAGGCTTATTTCATCAAATAAATTGCCAAATACATCATTAGGCACAAGAGTGGAAGATTTATATCCACCCAACGAATCTGAAACTTTGGACTGCGGACTGTTATATCCCGAACTGACCGTATAATAAAACCGTAACATAAGCCTTAACTTTTAGAAGTTGACATGAATATATTCCCAAGCGACCAATATTCGCTTTTCACTTCATTGTAAACAGATACCGTGCCGCCAGAATTTTGTACACGAGCGATATAATATTCATCCACTTCTTTGTCTGGCGGAGTGCTGATGCTTACTTCTGGGACTAAAGAAATAACATAATCATCATAAGTGTACAAACCGTTTCGCTGCTCGGAAGTCAATACACCTCCCAAAGGAAGTGTCCCAAGCACAATAGCTCTTAAATTCGATTCCGCTACAAATGTAGTTGCGGATGTAAGAAGTAAGTTTTGGCTGTCAATTATGTTTACAATCTGATAAACGCCATTATTCAAAGGAACAGAACCGTCTTGTTTTTCAAACCGGATAGAGACGGGGGTTGATGAAGATTGACCTCTTACCTTACCTGTAAAATCCACAGAACCGGAAACGATACCTTGTGAGTTTATGCTTACATATCCCTTTTCGTAATTTCTTGCTTTGTAAGCAATCTTCACCCAATAGAAATTGCTGTCGTTCGGTACAAGAATATTATCTTCTACATTGATATCTATAAAGTTCCCGGCACTGGTAAGAGCCATCCCGGGAAGTACCTTAATAGTGCCAGAGTTTGTTCCTGTTTCCACTTTAAAAGGTTCTATAAGATTTTCATCTTCTACTGGTTTGTTAACTGTATTAGGATTGATCTTAGACGGGTCATTCGTAATCATCCCAAAGGAATAAGATGCTTGTAGCACCGCCTTCATAAGCGGTGCTGTAGCAAAGAAAGAAATCATATTTGAAAGCTCTTCTTTCTCTAAGAAAACATTTCTGCTAACATTTAACTTGCTCATACTCAATATTTTAATTATTTTTGACTTACTATTTCCATCCACTTGGGACACCCTCGCAATTCGTACCTGTAAAAGTCTGACTATGACTTGTTACGTTATTGTTCCCAGACTCCATTATCTTTACATAATTGGATGATCCTGTAAGGATTTGAATAACAGGGACAGTTCCAAGTTTCGAGCAACCATAAAACATTCTGTCCATATTAACTTTTCCTACCCCTGCAACAGAACGATCATAAAAAGATGTATAAGAAACCGCATAAGTCTGTTCTGTTCCTAAAGAAAGATTTGTACAGCCTGAAAACATTTCGGCACAATTCAAACTATTGCCAATATTTTCAAAATTGGTGTTGTTAAACTGATTTCCTATATCCACATTCACAGGACGTGCAGATGTTCCCGGCTGCCCTACATAGTTTCCTGTTCTGCCAAAAGAAGTAAGGGATTTACAATTTGCAAAGCATCTTCTAAGATTAGTGAGTGTTGTAAGGTCATTGAAGAACTTAGCGGGAATTTGTCTCACACCCGTACCCTCAAACATACTTTCCGCATTTTGCAATTTCCCATTCTGCATAGTGAAAGAGGATATGTCAGACAAGTTCTTGCAATTAGCAAACATTCTTGAAGCATTCGTTACACTTAACGGAAGTTCCTGCCCATAAGGAATAGACAAATAAGTACAATTCTCAAACAATGACTGCATGTTTGTTGCCTTCGAAGAGTAAGAGAACATAGCAGTAGACCAACCGTCAACAAGACTTGTACAACCGACAAAGCAACCAGCAAAAGAAACAATGTTTGTACAATATCTGAACCACAATACTGGAAGTTCGGTTATGGCTGTGCAACCTTGAAATGTATATTGCATATACTGTGCATTCGTTGAATTGCTAAACGGAGAAGTTGTAGCTGATTGACCTCCTGTATTTTTCAAAGCCGTACATTCAAAAAATACAGCATGGAAATCTTCTGTGCCACCTCCCTTTCCAAAAGTACCATTACCAACACATGAAGTCAAATTTTTACAACTTCTGAACATAGAAGAATGATAAATACATGAAGTAGGGACAAGTTGTCCGCTCGGAAGACTTGTCACGCCACTACCCCAAAATGCGCCGGCAGCAGAATTGCCTGTCATTTTAGTAAACAACCCGGAAGGAATAGACCTAAGATTTGTGCAATCCCTAAACCAACAGATAACACCCCCTGAAATAGAAGGAATTGTGTTTGTTGCAATCGATGAAAGACTTGTGCATCCTCTAAAGGCAGAATGGTTGCCGCCGGCAGCATCCACATTATAAGTTCCGGTACTTCCTTGTATGGAAAATGATTCAGGCCACTGTTTGATTGCAATAGCTCTTGTATGATTTCTGAAATTGGCATACACAGTAGAAGGGTTACTTGTATTTCTACTTCCGCCTTGTACCCTTACTTCTCTCCCCACTATTTCATAAACGCCATTTGATACAGATGGCGTTTGAGGCGATCCGCTATAAGAAACGATAAGAGCTTTCCAAAGATAAAGGTAAATACTGCTCCCTCCTGCGTTCGTTGATTCATCCCCTGTCCCTACACATTCCGAATCCGTAGCGGAAGCATACACATAACCTCCAGAAGGAGAAGAAACCGTTATCCTACCACTTCCATTTGTCTGATCTGTACCACTGTAATAAGACGATCCGTCAGGCGCGGTAGTTCTTATATTCACGGAAGCATAAGGTTGCAATACATTTTCCTTTCTAAGATAAATATAAGTTGTCGTAAGCTCATAGTCAAGAGTGAAATCTATATACGTGTCAGCTCCCGATATTGCAATATTGTTTTTCGTTTGGGATTGATAATTGTCTGCCGTACAAGTGGCATTATACGACCCTGATTGTATTCCAGTAAGTGTAAGCTGTCCTTGTGAGTTGGTGTACCCACTCTTTCCTCCATAAGTTACGTAAGCTCGATTAATGTTATATCCATTTCGGGATTTCACTGTAATATGAGCACTGTAAATCTTGTTAGAAATACCTACCCTTTGTTGTGGCATTGATTCCTGATTAACTGTGACAGAACCTTCCGTAGGCTGATAGTCATAAACGGAAACTTCATATCTGTAAGTTTTCCCCATCTGCATCATAAAGGTCGTTGTACCGTCCGACCCTGTATTTTGCGTACTAAGTCCTTCTGGTTTTACAGAAGCTCCTGAAACTGGAAGCCCTGTATCGGAATTATAAACATAGAACTGCACTCTCGTTTCTTTTCTTGGCATTGCAACATTCACCGTCTTTGGAAGGTCATTTGGTTGCACAACCCCTGTCTGGTTACTGAAATATTGCTTCGAAGCCACCCAATCATAACGCATTCTCGGAACAGAGAATTTGATCTGTCCGTTATTAGTCAGACCTGTTTGTTCTCCTGCACCTCCTTGATTAAGTGTTATCCTTGTACCGTTGGAAATGATACCGTTATCCTCTGTTACAACAAATGTAAGATCATACAAGGTTTGATCCATATAGATGCTCACCACTTGATCATTTCCATTTACAGTAAATTGCTGCTCTCTGTCCTCATATTCCTCATAGGATGCTATGACAGTGTATTGTCCATTGGGAAGTTCCAACACAACACCAGAAGAATCTTCCTGCACAAAATCCTTATCGTTTACTTTCACTTTCGCACCTTCAACGACTGTTCCTCCTGCGCCATACACCTTGATAGTAGTCTTATAGGTAAGCTGTTTCAAGTCTATCGTAAGGTTTGAATTATTGTAAAACTCATAGTTTTCCACATATACCCGTTGATGATTGTTGTCGTAAAATACATCATAAGAATATTTTCCTCCCAACACTCCTTCAAAAACAGCCTGTCCATTGTCAGAAGTCTGTTTTGTCAAACCGGCAAATTTCACAGTAGCCCCATTTAAAGGCTTTTTCTCTCCCGTAAAGGTGTTGTAATCATTTACAGTAAACGTCATGTTAAAAGTAGGCATAGGATTGAAGCTCACTTGTATATCCTTATTACTGTCCACAACAACATCCCCATTTACAGGAATCCAGTTTTGCTTTTCAACAAGATAAGTATAATCACCCCCAAGTATATTTGTGAAAACGACTCTCCCATCTGTACCTGTTATTCTACTTTCTGAATAAGCGATGGAATCTTCTGCCGCCAGTTTCCCTTTTGCAGTAAGCGTTACATTCGCTCCTTCCACCGCTCCTGTTGATGAATTTGTAACCGTGAATGTAACTGTATATCTTGGTATCAATATAAGTGTTACAGGTTCGGATTGATCGTCTTGTACATTGATATTCTTGCTTACAGTGTAATAATCTGTCTTGCTTACAGTGTAGGGATACAGTCCTGGGAAAGCCATGAATATAGCGTTACCGGAAGAATCCGTATATTTAAATTCACCATTAAAAGTAACAAGAGCATTTTGTATAGGTCTTTCATTTTCACCCCTTACAACGAACGTGACTTTTCTTTCGTACACGTCACCTTGCATCTGAATGTATTCTACCTGCGTTTCTTCGTCATCTTCCAATACCTGAAACAATCTATCTTCTATATCCATGAACAAAGATTTCTTCACATCAATAGAATAATCACCTGGATAAAGTATTATAGATGCTTCCCCGTTTCTGTTTGTTACAAGGACCTTGTTTAAAATGGAAATAGAAGCACCCTCTATATAAGAACCTCTATCGGACAATACTTTGAAAATGACGTTTTTTTCTTTCAAAGGACGAATATCTTCACTGCCCATTATGTTTTTATAGGCAACAAGGTAATCTTCCGTAAAGTTCTTTACCCCATTCTCACTTGCAAGGGAATTATTAAGATAATAAGCTGCTATTACATCCTTTTCACCTAAGTTCCCTTGATAGAACGGAAGAAAAAGCGGTTTTATCTTTATATCATAAATAAATACGGACGTAAGTGATGCTACTGACCTGTCTTGTGTAAGGTTTAATGACAAGAATTTCATTCCACCCTTCATTTGGAGACCCCTCCCTTTCGGGAAGTTAAGCTCCAACTGCTTTTCATACGCCCTGTTCTTTCTTGAAAGAATTGCACGACATTCATAATACACTCCGGCTACAGGAAGCTCCAGGATTCCTTTGCTGTCTGAAACAAAATTATTGCTCTCCACACTTCCGTAAGATTCTTTGCATACCATAGGTTGGATAGCTTCGTCAAACACTTCCACACCGAATTTCAAATTTTGGTTACTTGTCGAAGAAACCTTTGCTTTGAAAGAAATCTGATAAGTAAGATTCTCGGAAATAGGAAGGAGCTTCGTTTTGTCAATTTCAGAAGAAATACCCACCAAAACATTTCCAACGAAAGTCATTGCCTGTATAGGGTTACCATCGTTGTCTATATCATCCACAATAACAACACCTGTAGGATTCACAAGTGGATAAGCATTCAAATCTTTTACGCTTTCCGTTGTCTCATACCCTTTTGTAACATTCAGAACCGTGTCTGTCCTGTTCCATGTAGGAGAGCTATGTCCCATTGTCCATCCAGTATCACGAGACATCAAAAGGGCAAATATAAACTCATCCTCCGTCTTATATCTAATAAGACGGAGAAGCTCCCCAAGTATCATGCCTTCCTTGTTTACAATATCAAGTGTTCCTCTTTTTCTATATTCCTTCACATAATTATTGAACAGATATTTCATCTGTTCGAGTGTGTCCACTTCATCTGTCACAAGTCCTCTGTTTTCAATAAAAAGTTCAAACAGAATCTTGTTCGTATCAATCTCGTTGTATTGCTTAGCATATAAAACAACAAGCGCAAAGATATGACAGACTGTTTCCCAATACGCCTTAAAATCCTCTCCGTCCTTCTTTATAAAAGTAGGAAGAATGCCGGGAGAAGATACCTTTTCAAGTACATTCTCCGCCCATTCCATTACGGCAGGATCGTTTTCTTCGAAGAACCGTTTGAACACGGTCTTATTGTAGATTTCCTGTGACATCCTTAGCTTATTAATAATTAAACTTTCTCAACATATAATCCAACAAGGGCTGATAAATCATGTGTAAGAGGTTGTTCACTATTTCTTGTACATTTGTATTTTATACCATTTTGGATATAGTATTTATCTTTGAATATTTCCATAGGTGGAATATAAATAATAGGATCATCTATAGTACCTTTATGTTCTTCATCTACTACTTTCCACAAACTTGCAGTAGCCATAGAAGGTTTCCAATTATCTTGAGTAGTATGTTCTTTTATACATTCCCAAAGAACATTATCAGATAAATATCTTTCTGTTACTTTAACAGTGATACCTGCAACCCATTCCGGATAATGATCTTTAACTTGTAATGCTTCACCGGGAGTAAGATCATATGTATTGATCTTTTCGGTAGCCTCCTTGTCCATTTGGTCAAGGGCCAGTAACCGGCTAAATTCCCTGTTAATCTCTACACCTTCCGGCAAAGCCCATTCTTCGCTTGCCAGCAGATCTATAAACTCCGGGTCCGTAGATTCATATTTCGGAAATTCCTCGTCGCCGAAAGGTGATATAAACTCTTCATGCAAGATTACCTTGCTCTGATCCGTGCTTGTCCTCATTTCCGGTAGGACTTCTATTCCGTGGGACTTTGCCCATACGATGTTTACTATTGCGTATTTCATATTCAATTAATTTTTAATGTTACTTTGCTTTTAGGGTTTGGAGGTAGTTGTAGGCTTTGACACAATCGTATTTGGAGAGGATTCTTGGATAAATTGCAAGGTTCTTAAAAGCTATTCGATCAAACCTACCACCACTACTCGATATCTCCAATGTACCACCAGAACCAACTACATTACCTGTATTTGCCAGTATTTCATTCCAATTACGATCATAGGCCCTACCATCTGAACATGCAGCATTAATACTTTTAATTCCGTCAAGACTATTTTTTACTGATCCTGAATTAATATAAAGATCAAGTCCAATCATTGTGTTGTAGATATAAAAACTAGACCCTTTTTACTAAACCAGTACCACTCTTTTTATTATCAATAAACTTCCAATCCCCAACAATCGTAAAATCCTTACCCATTCCAAAAACTGACGAAACTATCTTATCATCCACCCCATCAGTAACTAGATAGCCAGCATATTCCCCTTGTTCATTGTAGCCACTCCCTTCTGCAAACCCCAAATTAGACAGTATAAGATCATTACCATTGCCCGTAATGTTGGCAATAGTAGCACGATCTTCGTCCTCGTTGGTTTTGCCTACCACTGTCCATGCCTGGTCGGGAAAGAGCCAGGGATAGGTTTTAACGAAGTAGTCTTTGATCTTGGTCAGTTCTTCTTCGGTGGCATCGTGATCGAGAAATACAAGTTCCCAGATAGCAAATCTACCACACTGTTGGCCTCCAGACAATCCACATCCTACACATAATGGTTTTCCATGATTTTTGTCACCTTTTAAAATACCAACATTATTATATTGTTTTGATGTTTGCCATGTAAATGGTGATTTTGCAAAATCTATGATACCTCCAGCACCTAAATTCCAATAACCCTTATTTGAGGATTCTATTTTTTCAAATGCTACACCTTCTCCCGTGGAATAATTCCTAGTTGACAACAGTCCTCCTGTCAAAGTTGTATTCAAGAAATCCTGATCCCACTGTCTCAACACCACAACAGTATAACCTTTTTCCTTAGTCAAAATAGGGAAGTTATTACAGGTACCGTAATCGTCTACTCCGTCAAAAACGAGTGCATCTGGATAAAGGGGTAGTTGTTCAATGGTAATGTCGCAATCTATAGGATAGGTTTGGGATATCACTTTCCACTTCATATTATATC